TAACTGGAAGTAACATAATTTCAAATAGACAATATGCGTCTAATATGATTGTTCCTTTAGCTACGAATCTTTCTCTCGGAAACCACACTATCAAAATTCGTCAAAACTCTGGCTCTACTAACTTTCGTATTTTTGGTTTTGAAGTATTAAATGAGTCTACCCAAATCAAAATTCCTCAAGGGGAGATTTTTGCTAACGGATTGAAATTCTCTAACTCTACTCTTCAGTCTATCTCTTATAATACTGGTTTTGACGGTAATCCTGTTCTTAACGGTAGAGGTGGAAGGGTAGTTGAGTATATTAAATCTAATGGATTACTCGGTAAAGTAATTCAACAAACAAATTCTTCAGCGGCTTATTTAGCTTCTGCTGACCATTCAAATGAAGAAGTGCTCCGTAAAATAAATTTTAGAGAATTTGGAGCAAATAGGTCAGATGATTTTAGTACTCAAACAGCAGGTCTAGATGATAATGCTTTTACTCTAGATGATGGTTCCACTACCTTAGTAGGAAATCAAGTAAATGTGGCTTCTGGCTCTACGGGAGTATGGCCTGGAACCACAAATGGTTCCTTGATTCTCACTTTTTATGGAACTGGTATTGATATTATTAGAAGCGACACTACTGGAACTATTGATTCTCATGATTTCTATATTGATGGTACAGTGATTGGAAATATAACAGGTGGAACAGGTAGTAATACTGAGAGAGTACAAAAGATTGCATCAGGATTATCTTTAGGTTTTCATATTTTAAGAATTGTACGAGTAGCCGCTGTATCTGCTGCTATTGGAGTAGCTGACTTTATTACCTATGGTCCTAAAAGACCTAGCATTCCTTCTGATGCTACTGAATTAAATGAGTACTATCTGAATGCAAATTACAGTAGCTCTGGAGTCTCTACCACTACAACTCTTGGAAACTTGCAAATTCCTCAAGGAACAGTAACAAAATACAGTGCCAGAGAATTTCGTTATACAGGTTCCTATTCTTATTCTGGAGTAGCTGGAGTAAGTGGTTATATTCCGCATTACCCAAATACTGCTACGAATTCCGATTACTTTGAATATACTTTCTGGGGAACTGGATTTGTGGCTTGGTTTGCTGGTTCTGGAGCTGGTACTTCTTCCATGACAATAACTGTAAATGGAGTTTTAAATGCTTCTGGGGTAGCTCTACAGAACATGTCGAATGCTGGAGGGGGTACTTACAATATAACTACTGCGACAATCAATGCTCCTTGTAGAGTAGAGTTTACTGGTTTATCGTTAGCTAAACATACCGTAAGATTTACTAAAACGGCTGGAGCTGGTAACATGAATCCAGTTGGGTTACATATTATTACCCCAATTCACTACCCAAATACTAAACTCGGCTCTCTTTCAATGGGACCAGCAGTTCAACTTAAATCTTCCGAAGATGTTTCTGGAGTTGATTTGAGTAAGGCTAAAGCATGGATAAGATTTAATAGAACCACTGGATATGTTGAAGCCTCATATAATGTTGCAGGAGTATTAACGTCCAGTTCAAAATTCCACATTTTGTGGGAGAAACCTTTTAAAAATAATAAATATGTAATTACTGGAATTGGTGCTAATTATGCCAATGGAGCTGGTCAAGGAACTTTTATATCATTAGATGAAACTGACCCAACGGGTGGAATCAGTGCTGACAAAGTTGTAATAGCTTACAGGGACACGGCTGGAAACTTGAGTGCTTCGGGAAGTTATATTACCGTAATTGCTTTTGGAGAATTAGCTGAAGAGGAGTCTGAGTAATGAAAAAATTAGTTAAAGATTCTGAGAATAATGTAATGGAACTAATTTCCGTGAACGGCCTTATTCCCTCTGGTTTTACTTTAGTTCCAGAAGAGGAACTTGAAGCTGAAGAACTTTCTTTGGCTCGTAAAGACCGTCTTGCAGCTATTAGAGCTGAACGAAACCAAAAACTTCGAGAAAACGATACCCAGTGGCTCATTGCTTCTAAAACAGGTCAATCCCTCACCGCTATCGAAACAGAAGCTCAAAATCTGCGAGATATTCCAGAATTAGCCGAAGATGAGTTAGCCCTTCTTACAGACCTAGAAGCTATTAAAGCCTACAATCCTTTCGGAGCTTAATATGATTTCCCTAAAAGAACTTTTAAAGGGAGCAGATTTCTCAAAACTCCCAAAAGAGCATCAAGATAATTTAATGGTTCTTTTAGAACGCATAAACAAAGTTAGAGCTGCTTGGGGTAAACCCATGTTTGTTACTTCCCCTTACAGAACTAAAGAAGACCACATAAGAATCTATAAAGAGCTTGCCGTTAAACGAAAACAGATTTTCGATGAGAAAAAAATTCCTTGGGGTTCTAAACATTTAATTGGAGCCGCTGTAGACATATCAGACCCAGATGGAAAATTATTTGAGTGGACGAAAAATAATGAGCCGCTATTAGAACAAATAGGATTGTGGATGGAAGAGAAAGATGACCAAAAAAGAGTTCATTTTCAAATCTTTGCTCCAAAGTCAGGAAACCGCTGGTTTATTCCTTAAGAATTTTATTCGTCATGTGAGTCCTCGATACTTACATACTCACCGCTAAAAGATTTATCAACCCATAAGCCCTTACTTTTATAAGGCTTATTGATATCAATGAACCAAATTTTTTTCTTCTTAACTTCATCGTCGAGTTGTAGAAGCCAATTTGCAAAATCTTCTACAGTCATCTCGAAGTTATCATTGTTCTCCTGGCTCACGGGTTCTCCCATCTCTACAAGGGAAAGTACATTGTACTTCAACTTTTCCCTCTAGTATGGCTGTATTGTAACCAGAAACATATCCTACATCATGACCTACGTTCCATGCTAGGAACCAAGCCGTGACATGCATGGCTACTGCGATTAAAATTAAATAGAATCCTCGAAGTTTTGTCATTGTACAACCAACTGGCTTGGAGCTGGACGGTAGTTCAACTCATTCCAATTAGCTGCTGCATCTCGTGAATCAATAAGATTCTGAGTTAGGGGCAAAAAATTAGGGTCATAAATACCCTGCTTGTTCAGTTCAAAAATGGCTTTTTCAATGATTTCAAAATTTGAATCATTAAATGCTTGGTCAACCGTTAAAATTTTACTCATTGTCTGCCTCCTCGACTACTACAGGTTTTTCGAGTCCTACGACTCCTTCATAGAATCCATCATACTCCATTAAGTACTTTTCGTCAATAACCCAATAACGCTTTCTTTTAGGTCTGAATAGTCTCCAGTAATCTTGACCAATCATCACAATAGTAGCGGTCCACACAATGCCTCCGAAGATTAAAGTCGGAAGGGGATTAAACCTAGCGTACAGTTCCAGCATGGTCATGTAGTGTAAGAATGTGGTCATTGTTCCTGGACTGATTACCAGAAGAACTAACATACTAAGCATCATCAAATAAGCTCTTAAACCACTCATTCTGCCCATCCCATAGCTTTGGCTAAGGTAGGGAACTTCTTAATGAGTTCTTCCCCAATAGCATTGGCTATATCTCTATGTTCTTTTTGTGTTCCTGCTTCCGTTCTAACTTGAAGATAATGAATCCAAGAGCGAAGTGAGCCCTTCATATAAATCTTCGTTTTTACCCCTAAAGGTAAAAGGAATCTTGCTTGTTCCTTCGCTATACCAAGCTTTAAAGCTGCTTCGTAAGCGGTCATAGCCTGTTCTTGGATGTACTCTTGTTGGTCTTGGAACCAGTCCTTGGTTTCTTCATCCATATCATCCAGGGAGTTTTGTCTGTTCTTCGCATCCTGTCTACGAGCTTCATAGATTTCAAAACCCATATTAGCTTTAGCGTATCTCTGACTGAATTCTTGAAAACAAAAACTTCTATGTCTTAAAATTTGTTGAGCTATAGCCCTAGATGTAACAATTTCAAAAGTAACGTCTACTTGCTCAAAAACAGACCAATGTCCGTGTTTAGCACAGTATTCCAGTAATTTAGAGTATTCGGGGTTAGTTTGATTGGGACTGGAAACTCTTGCCACATAAACCATTAGACCTTCTGGTTTTTGTACTGCTTTGAAGAATTCATCGAAACCATCTTCTCCAGAATGCTCTTTTAGGAGATGTTGAAGATAATCTGGGTCTATTTCTGTTTTTGCTACAAGTCGTACTTCCATTATGGCCTCCCAGCAGCTCTAGCTTGCAGATATTTTTCAATGGCAATGACTCTAAACATTTTATAAGTCATTCCATCTGGAATCAAGTTTTCTCGGTCAAGAATCGTAAAAAGAATTGGAAGCTCATTCACAATTCTCCAATTAGGAATACTCGGATACCCAATCTTCTTCAAATGATTCATCATCACGCTTTTAATGGCTATTTTATCTAACTTTCGCACTGGAATCCTTAGTGACTCGGATTCCTCCCGTAAGGGCATTACCAAGCATTGAAAGGGTAAAAGCCTGAAGCCAAGTGATTGGTCCAACTCCTGGGAAAATCTCAGCGATTGAGTATGCCCATGCAATCTTAATCACGAGACCCGAAATGAAAATTGATAGTGCTATAAGAGTCAAAAAACCCATAATAGCCGCAAGTACTTTACCCATGTTTTTCTCCTAATGAAAGGTTATCTTTCCTTTTTTCTCTAACTGCTTAATTTCCCAGTCCTCTTGAGCTTTATGTCTCTCTTGCTGTGCAAAAGCCTGGAAATACTTGTTCTGACGGTCCTGCTCTAACATCATTTGAGCATCAATTCCCGTATAAGTCAAACCTTTAGTATCCTGGTAGTAAATATTGAAGAGTTCAAGCTTTGGATAGGCTTCTTTGGCTATATTGTAGATTTGGATAGCATCTGTGGGAACAAGGTCCACATGGAATGCGATTCCAATTCTATCGTCTGCATCATGGCAGATAAGTCTGGCTATCTCGGTTTTTGGATTGGGAATGATTAGGCCAGTAACTAACTCATGAAGTTTATCTTCGTGAAAACCGAATTTCTTACATAGAACCTCTAAGAGGTGATTGTACGTTTCCTTGGTTGTCATAAAACCTCCTAGAATTGATAAAAGAGGGAGCTTGGAGCACTGAGCCAACTCAGCTACAAGTCATCCCTCCAAGTCCCTGAATATTACTCTTCGTCAGAAGAAGATTTACTATTTCGAGCAGGACGGTCTTTTGCGAGTTTGTCATTGATTCGCATGAAAGATTCCAAACCTACTGCTGTAAAGGGGTCTGTAGCTCCAGCTTTACCATCTCCTCCCATAACCATCATTGATGGAAATTGGACTTGAGAAAGTTTCTCAGCTACTCCGATTGCAGTTTTCATCTGGTACTCAGCTCGTTCTTGAGGAGTCAAACCAGCAGAAACTTTCAAACGATTAGCTTCAGCTTCAGCACGACCTCGTGTAAGAGCTGCTTCAGATTCTTCTTTAGCCTTAAGCTTTTCTTGAACAGCAACAGCAGTTTCTCGTTCAGCGTTGATTACGGCTGTTTTCTTTTCAACTAGAGCGTCAGCTTCGGCTTTAGCTACACGAGCTTTACCTTCTTCAGATGCGGTGATAGCATCTTGCTTTGCTCGTTCAGCTTTTGCACGAGCAACGATTTTCTCTTGCTCTGCTTCTTTTTTCTTAACGATAATAGCTTGGGTTTTATCATCAAAGTCGAAATCTTTGATTACAAAGTTGATAACGTCAACATTGTAACGGTTCAAAGGGGACTTTTTGCTGATAAGCTTTTTGCCATCTTTATCTGTACGAAGCTTAATCACAGTGTCCACATAGACGTTGCCATCTGTGTCTTTTTCTGTAACTTGCTCAGAAAGAGTCTCATAAATACCTACTCGAATTTGTTCTTCTGCAAGACTTGTAAATTCTGCAAGTCGGCTAGAGTACGACTCTTCAGCTTTCATTGTGGCAGCAGTCTTATTCAGAGCTTCTTGAACCACTTGACGAATCAAGTCATTCTTAACAGCTTGATAAGATTTGAAATCTTTGTGCAAAGCAAGTTGGTCATCTTCCTTGGTAGAAAGACGGAACTTGATAGCTCCAGAAATCAAAGCTTGACCTCCATCATTAAAGCGAACGGAAATAGGGTCTGCTCCCAAACCTTCTCCGTCACCTTCATGCTTAGAGAAGTAGTACATATCAGAAACCTGATAAGTAGTGATGGTACTGAACATCTGTCCATAAGTACCTGGAGTGTTACGAACAGTCATGTCTCCAGTAATAGCTGCTTGCTTTACTTGGTAATAACCTTCGTTGTTTGTTTCTAGGATTTGACCCCCTAGAGAAAGGGTGAGGATAAGAGCCGCAACAGCTCCTACCAAAATGCCCACTTTTTTAGGGCTGATTCGTGCGTTTTCCATGTCTAGACCTCCTTAAAAGTCTTGGTTTTTGAACTGTTTTACTTTCTTACTCTTATTTGAGAGGTCCTTGTGATTCCTCTCAAAACTTTTTACTGTTACAAAATTCTCTTCTATTTCTTGAGCTTTGTCAAGCTGCTCAGTAATAGAAGCTTTTTTCCAGGCTTTATAGGCCCAAGTTAAAATACCAGTAACCACTAACAAGTGAAATACCAGCAATAGAATCGTTCCCATTATTTTGCTCCTTTCTTTACCCAATCAATTATTTTCTGACGCTCTTCCTCAGTCATTTTTGTAAAATTTCCAGGAGGCATCGTTTTGTTCTCCAATCTCAATTTAATCTTCTGAGCATCACGTTTAGCTTTATTTTCATCAAGCCAGTTCTTCTCAGGCCAGTTAGTGTTATGGCACTGAGCACAATGTTTTTGAAACAGAGGTTTCACATCTTTATATGTGGGCTCTGAACCAGTAATTATTACAAATGTAAATAGCTCTATAAACATAATTCCTCCTAAAAACGCTCCCGTTATGAATTCCGTCATAACTTTAACGGACTAGCCGTCCGAATCCTTGTCTCCCAGAGTTACTCTTAGGCTATTACCTAAGAGACAATCATTGGGTCTTGAGCCCAACTCCCGTCGTTACTAAACCTCGATTAACGAGAAGGAATCGCACCTTCATTTTTCTTATAGCAAAATCAAAAAACACTTTTGAAGTAGAAGTGGGAAACTACCGAACTCCCTAACTACGCTTTGTCGGTTCGTGTGCTTCTTTCCATTGCTACCCTTGGACTTATTTGGGTAAGCTCATCGTAGCAGCACGAGAATAGGCTACCAAATACTTTTTACAAAGTCAAAACTTATTTTTCGATTATCTTGGCAGCAAATACACGCTTATAAATTGATTTTCTCGCTTTGAGATGCTTTTCCATATATTTAGTGTCCACAAATCTAAAGTCGTGGAGTATGCCTTTTAATTTGCCTTCATAAAGCCGTACAAGCCTTCCAGTCGCTTGGACTATGGCAATCTCAGACTTGCCTCCCTGAGCCATAATGAGATGGTCTGAGGACGTTATATCAATCCCCTCACCGATTACTGTGGAGCCTATTAGGATGCGAATTTCTTTCTTATTGAACGCTTCTAGAGCTTCGTCAATGGTTTCCTTATCATCGTCTCCAGAAATATATGTGTTTTCAAAACCAAGCTCGTCTAAGAACTCATGGATTACCTTACCAGCTTGGTCTTTACGATTGACAAGAATCAAAACTTGCTCATTCTTTTTTACATAGTCTGTAAGAATTTCCTTAATCTTACTTAGTAACTCCACTCCTCCGCAATAGTTCTTCTTATACTCACGCTGGTAATTCTTGGTTCCAATCCCCTGGAGCGTATGTATAATTACTTCAATCGGAGTGAGGTAGCCTTCTTCAATGGCTTTGAATGCAGGATAGTTGTAAAGTCGATTTGAGAGAAATCCCCACATGTCTAAGGTCTTCTCATCGTTCCTTAAAAAGGTTCCTGTGAAGCCGAATCTGTAGTAAACATGCTCTAGAGCTGGGAGCAGGTCCGTGTAACTTTTACTTCCAGCATGATGAATCTCATCAATGAAGATAGCATCAATGTCCCCGAAGTATTCTTCAATAGCTTTCTTTTTATTTAGAGAAGCCATCGACTGAATGTTAATGAGTCTGATTGGTATTTTTTTCAATTTCCTCATTTTAGACGCTGAAAGCTTTTTAGAATCCACTACAATCACATTGCGTCTTCCGAAGTGTTTAATCAAAGCCTTCTTAAGCTGATTCATTAGAGGTTTTGAAGGAACTACAATTAAGCTCTTAACTCCGAAATGTTCTAAGAGTCTCATCAGAATCAAACTCTTGCCACTACCTACCGCTGATTCAAAAACGCCTCGCCCAGTATTAACGCCTTGTTCATGCATTTCATCCTGATAATATCGTGGTTTATGGAATTCTTCACAGAGTACAAAATCAAATTTCTTATCTGGCACTACCCTATGGTCAATAGTTTTGTATTTTGGATAAACTACTTCCAGAACATCCTTGACGATGTTCAAATGCCCTGTTGGAAAAGTATCCCCTTTTAACCATTTTACAAATTCATTGGCTTCTAGTTCTTTAATCTGCTTAGAAATCCATCCACACATTTGTCTGGCTTTTCGAGCCGTGACCTGACTTTTAGATTTTTTCTTACCATCCCAGAACTTCATTTTTTTAAACAGGGACGCTTTTTCAGCTTCAATATCTCGTTGATAAGTCAGAATCTCATCAACGCTATCCATCACTTCTTGGGGGAAGTGCTGAAGTTTGCAAAAAGAATTTCGGATGACCAAAGTGCTTTTCAAAACAAAATCCTCTCGGCTAATAATATCAAGCGTTATATGAGGAATAACCTTATATTAAAAGTATTATCCTTGTATTATTAAGAGAAGTATCATATTATAAGGATTAAGTAAATATTAAATATAATCCTTGTATTATTACGCTTCATATTAGTGAATTCTATCATGAAAATTTTACTCTGTCAATAGGAATTCTTTACAAACGAACTAAGATGTGGTAGCTGGGGATTAAAAGAGTTGTTTCGCTTTTTTCTTGACCCACATTTTTATTTTTGATAGTCTTTGAGAGCCGCTGCTACGCTGAGATGCGTCGAGAGGGATTAGGATAGCCGCTGTATAGCAAGTGATTCCGTGAATCCTGGTTTTTATTCAGGAGATTTCATGAACAAAAGAATTATCAGTAAAGAAGCCCTTGCAGTAAAAACTGTAGAAGGTGTCTCAGAAATAGCCGCTGTAGTCAAACGTACTCTAGGCCCAGGAGGTCTTCCCATTTTGATACAACGTACAGGATTCCAACCTAACGGAGACCCTCTTGGTCCCAAAATTACCAAGGATGGGGTTTCAGTAGCCGATGAGTGTTTTTCTCCTGACCCAGAAAAAGACCTTGTAATGCAAGCAGTTAAGGCTATTTGTCGTAGAACTAATTCAGTAGCAGGTGATGGAACCACTACCGCAATCGTTTTAGGAGAGGCTATCTTAAAAGAAACCCTTTCAGAACTCGAATCTGACAAAAAACTAAATCCACAATTAGTCCGAGAATCCGTTGAAGCTGCTGCCAAAGAAGTTATGGCAGTTTTAAAAGCTCAGGCAGTTCAGGTAAAAGACCCTAAAATCATTGCCCAAGTAGCTACGATTTCTGCCAACGGTGAGACTGAAATTGGAGATGTAATCGGTGAGGCTTTCAAACGAGTTGGAGCTGAAGGAGTTGTGACTGTAGACGAAGGTCACGGAACCAGCGTATCTTTGGACGTAGTTGATGGCTACCAGATTCAACGAGGAGCTGAAGCTAGAGATGGTTTTTTCAACAATAAAGAAATGACTCAGTTTGAAGCTGAAGATGCAAGGCTTCTACTTTTTGATGGTAAGCTTCTGAATTTCACAACTTTGATTCCCATGCTCACGAAGCTTGCCAAAGAAAACAATAATAAGATGCCTCCCGTTGTAATTCTTGCAAATGAGTACAGTAATGAAGTTCTTCAGTGGCTTCTAATTCAGAAGGCAGAAGTAGGAATGCAATTTGTGGCAGTTCGAGGTCCACATACTACGCATGTTCGTTCTGGATACTATGATGATATTGCTGCTATGTCTGGAGGAACCCGTTTAGGTAACGGTGGACGAAGCTTGGAAGCTGGAGAAGCTGAAGACTTTGGCCTAATTAAGAAGGTTGTAGTTGATAAATACACTACCACTTTTTACGAAGGTCAAGGAGATGAAGAAGAAGTAATCGAGCGTGTGAAACAGCTAAAAGCTCTTAAATCTAAAGCTGAAACTCCTTATGATGCCCAAGTAGTTGGAGACCGTATTGCGGCTCTTACTCAAGGTATCGCTAAGATTGGAGTTGGAGGCTCAACTGACCTAGAAATCAAAGAAAAGTATGACCGTATTGAGGATGCTCTGAACGCTGCTCGTGCAGCTATCCAAGAAGGAATCATTCCAGGTGGAGGAGTTACTCTACTCAAGATTGCCATTGAATTAGGCAGTAAGAGTATTGGTCATAAAATTTTAGCTCGTGCTCTTCAAAAACCCTTTTATCAAATTCTTGAGAACATCGGGTATGAAATCACTCAAGAAGAGTTTGAAGAAATCATGAAGAATAAAGATTTTACATACGATGCAAGAAATAAAAAAGTTGTGAATTCATTAGACTCTGGAATCATTGACCCAGTTAAGGTAACGAGAACAGGTTTAGAGAATGCAGTTAGTATCGCTAGTTTGTTGTCTACAGCAGGAGGCGGTATTGTGTTTGTCAAGGATGACAAGTAGTTCGTAGGAGCCTCTAGAAAATCCCCCACTAGAGGCTCCGTTTTTCTTTACAAAAAAATAAAATCTGATAGAATTTAATCACACACAAAGGAGCGTGAGATGAAAAGATTTCAGCCTGAAGGCTTCTCTGAGCAAATCTTCAAAGACAGATACGCATTTACAGAGTCAGAAACATGGGAAGAAGCTTGTCAGCGAGTGGCAAGACAAATGTCCAGTGCAGAACAATCCGAAAAAGTAGAAAAATACCAAGAAAAATTCTTTGATATCTTAGTCAATAATTTTTTCGTACCAGGAGGACGCATCTGGTACAACTCAGGTAGACCCAATCCACAACTATTGAACTGCTTCGTTCTCGGTAACGAGCTAGATTCTAAAGAAGGCTGGGCAAGGCTTTCCTACGAGAACATTGTAACCTCAATGACTGGAGGAGGATGTGGGCAAGACTATAGTGACGTTAGACCTCATGGAGCCATCATCAGTGGTCACAGAGGTATTTGTCCAGGACCAGTAGAGCTTATGCGGCTCATCAACCATAATGGGAAATCAGTCAGAGCAGGTGGAGGACGTAGGGTAGCTAATATGTTCTCATTGGATGGAGAGCATCCAGACGTTCTAGAATTCCTTGATGCCAAGCTGGTTAAGGGTGAGCTTGACATGGCTAACGTGTCAGTTCGTATGAGAAATACTCAAAAGTTTATTGACGCTGTTAAAAATGACTCAGACTGGGAACTTTCCTGGAAAGGTCAATATAAGAAGAAAATTAAAGCCCGTGAGTTCTGGGATAAGATTGTAAAAAATGCATACGATTCAGCGGAGCCTGGGTTTCTCAATATGGAACTGGCTCTCAGTGAATCCAATATCCATTATGTGGAAGACCTTGTTACAACTAATCCATGCGGAGAGATTTTCCTATCTCCTTACGACTGTTGCTGTTTGGGACATCTCGTTTTGACTCGTTTTGTAAAAGATTCAGAGGTTGACTGGCACTTGATGGCAGAAGTAATTCGTAACGCTGTTAGGTTTTTAGACAATGTACTTTCAGTGAACTCTTTTCCTCTTCCTGAGATGAAAGCTAAGAGTACCAAGCTCCGAAGAATTGGCTTGGGAACTACAGCTCTGGCAGATATGTTAATTTTACTCGGTATCAAGTATGGTTCTAAAGAAGGCAATGAGTTCATTGACAAGCTCTACAGATTCATCTCTAAAGCTGCCTACGAAGCCTCAGTAATGCTTGCCATCGAGAAAGGCTCCTTTCCAGCATGTAAGCCAGACAAACATGTGGAATCGGGTTTTATGAAGCGTATGCCTAAGAAGATTCGGGCTTTGGTCAAAGAACACGGTATTCGTAACTGTGCAATTCTTACACAAGCTCCAACCGGAACCGTTTCAATTTTGTCTGGAAACTGTTCAGCAGCTATTGAACCTATTTTTGGTTTTGCATATTGGAGAAATTACTGGGATGGAGAAGTGAGAAAACGTGAGCTTTGTTTCCATCCTTTGTTCAAACAATTTCTGGACGAAGGAAAAGATGTAAGTCATTTCGTTGCAGCTAGAGAGCTTTCAATCAGAGACCACATGGAAGTTCAGAAGATTGTTCAAAGTCACATGGACAACGCAGTTTCAAAGACCATAAACATTGCAAAAGAGTTTGCAGATATTACAAAGATGTCTGAGCTTTGGCTTGAATACCTTCCTTATTTGAAGGGAACCACTTTTTATCGTGAAGGCAGTCGAAATTATGTGGATGCAAATGGAGTTGAGCATGAACCCCCATTGGTAGAAATCCCTTTGGACGAAGCTCTTAAACTGTATAAAGAACAAAAAGAAAAAATTACAATCAACAAGGAAGATGAAATTGATTGTGCAACAGGTGTTTGCGAGATTCCAAATGACCGAAAAAAAGATTAAGAGTTATTTGAGAATTGCAGGGAGCGTCAGTGAGGATTCACATGATGCTCAAACTAAAGTAGGATATGTCTTGGTTCATGGCAAGACAGGTGCTATAATCGCTACAGGATACAATGGGTTTATCAGGGGAGCCAATGATTCCAAGCTCCCCAGAACTAGACCTGAAAAATATCCTTACATGATTCATTCCGAAGCCAACTTGATTTGCAACGCAGTAAGGCATGGAATTTCTACAGATGGTTGTTATTTGGTAGGAACGCTTAGTCCTTGTGTAAATTGTTTACGGTTAATTTACCAGAGTGGAATTACTACAGTGTTCTTCAAAGATAAATATACGGACTTCGATACGAATTGTCAGATGCAAGATATCGAAGTTCTGTTGACAGAGCTTGAGGGATTTTATAGAATCGACTTAAAGCCGAGAACTTAGGAAATTTATGTTCAAAAAAGATGACTTAGTAACAGTACAGCTAGATGAGACTAACAAAGCCTCGAACACCTACATTGTTCTGGGACATATAGTCGATGATGAAGGTGACGCTACAGATGCAGTAGCCTTATTTCATCCCCTACATCCCAAATGCTTTGTAATTAAGCACATTTCAGAATTGAATAAAGTACAAGCCAATCTCAAAGACTCTACAGAACGCTCTCTAGAGTTCTCAATGAAATTTCAAGATTACCTAGACCACAACTCCAAGGGAGATTTAGAGGCTCTCAGACTCTATTTCGTAGTTCATAGAAAACTTACAAACCGACAAAAGAACAACCTAGCCAATATATGTGGCACTATAGCTTCCATCCATTTTAACAATGACATTTCTATCGCAATCAGATATGTTATTGAAAATAATGCAGTACTTGATGAATTTAATAAGATGTGGTACATAAACTTTAAGGACTTGTTTATGGGCAGAAAACCAATAGTAAGTCCGAAACAACGAGCTTCAATTTTTAATATTGCTGGTTTTGTACTAGCAGAATTGGAAAGTCAGAAGACGAAGAAGTGATATAATAACAGAAGGGTTGTAACATGAATCCGAAAGACTATGTAACAAATGCAGCGAAGACAGACCACAGAGATTATGGTCCAGTAGTTGAAAGAATTTCAAATGAGGAAACTGCGAAACTTTTACACTATGTTCTTGGTCTTTGCACAGAAACAGGGGAGCTTCAAGACGCTCTCAAAAAATTCGTAGCATACGGAAAACCTATTGATAAAGTGAATTTAAAAGAAGAACTCGGAGATGTACTTTGGTACATAGCAAGGATTTGCGGAGAGTTAAATTTTTCTTTTGAAGAGATAATGGAAATAAACATTAACAAACTTAAGGCTCGATACGGTGAGAAATTCACGGAAGAAGCGGCTCTGAACCGAGACCTAACCAAAGAACGCAAGGTTCTTGAAAATAAGGGACAAGAGTAATGGCTTCTAATAAAAAGAAAACACAGAAACAACCAAAAGACACAAAAGAATCATTAGTTGAAAAATATCTAAAATATGTAGAAAAGTTTAAAAGAGTTCCATCTCTTTCTCAACTAAATGAAATTGGAATCACAAGAAATGCCATCAGGCATCACTTCGGTAGCAATACTCAGCTCTACCGATTCATGAAGAAGAATCATGCAGATGCAATGAACTTCATCGTAGACGAGAGTCTGTTTACTCGTAAGCAGTTTTCTGAAATTAAAAAAGAAGCCAATAATTATAGCCGATTTGTGGTCACTACAGCCGTAGTTGAAAAACCCCTTCATTTAGAATTCTATCAAGCTTTAAAAAACTATTGTGAGAAGAACAACGCTCTTCTCCTGATTCTGCCTTGTCAAGACGTAGCTAATCGTTCAACTCTTAATGATTGGACTTTAGCTCCCCAGCTTCACGGAGAGCGAATTATATTTGATGACCTGACTCTGAACTCTAAGATTTTTATTAGTTCAATCGGTCAATCAGCAAAACAAATCAATCCTACAACTGGTTTAGGACGCATTGGACAGAAGAATGGTTCCATGATTATTTCTTCTCCTAAACAAGCTCTAGAATACATCCAAGTTACAAATAAACGTAAGATTCCTCGTGCCATCATGTCTACTGGAGCCATCACTAAAAATGATTATCGAACAGACCTGTATATGAGTCGTAGAACATCCTATATTGCAGAGAATGACCATGTTCTAGGTGCTCTAATTGTAGAGATTGCTGACTCTAAGAAGTTCTTCTTCCGTCAGATTCAAGCAGACCCAAAAACTGGCTCATTCGCAGATTGTGGCATCAAGTACCTAGCTAATGGTAAAGTTGAAGAGTATCTTCCACAAGCTATTGTATTGGGAGATTACCATGCTGGAGAGACTGACCCAGTTGTAAAGCGTGTGACCAAAGAAATCATCATGGCTACTAGACCACAAGATTTGATTCTTCATGACCTTTTCGATGGTAAGTCAATTTCTCACCATGATATGGGTAAGCCTCTAGTTAAAGCTAAGAAGGCTATGTTGAACTTATTGTCACTTCAAAACGAAGTACGATTCATGAATAAAGAATTAGACGAAGTTTCTGAATGGGTAGATGGAAGTACTGTCATTGTAAAATCTAACCATGACGAAGTGTTACAACGATATCTAGTAGAAGGTCGATACGTTAAAGACGATAATAACCACTACTACGCTCTTGACCTAGCCAAGAAATATCTTGAGGGAAAAGACCCACTTCAATACGCTTCTGAAGTAGTTGAAGGACTTAAGAACCGTGAAAGAATTATATGGCTACAGCGTGAAGAAGAGTACATGATTGGCAACGTAGAATGCGGTTCTCATGGAGATGGCTGGGGAGTTTCAATGCAATCTCTAGAAAAAGCCCTTGGAAATGCAGTAGTTGGACACTCTCATACCGCTGGTATTTGGAGAGGCATCTTCCGTGTGGGAACATCTACGAAGCTTCAGCAGGATTATAACATCGGTGGATTGTCAAGCTGGACGCATACTCATTGCTTGGTATATCCTAATGGTCAAAGACAGTTGATTAACATTATCAACGGTGAGTGGAGACTAGAAAGAGAAGCTTTCAAATTAAAGAAGAAAGCTGCTTGACGTTAGAAATTGGATTTAGTAAGATAAGTACATCGTAACCAAAACCATTTATAGGAGGTATTAAATGGCATTAGAAAACTACGTTCCAGTCACATTGCGACTGAAACAACTCAGAGAAGATAACAAGGATAAACAGGTTCTTGTTAAAACCGAAGTTACAGTATCTTTTGAAAAAGAAGCTGCATACTTCAAAGCAACAATTGAAATTGAAGGTAAATTGGTAGCTATGGGTCATGCCCTTGCTCCAGCTCTCGGAGAAGATAAAGAATTCGAGAAAGCTGAAACTGCTGCTATCGGTCGTGCTCTTGCCAATCTTGGCTATGCGGCTGAAGATGAGGATGCTGATTCAAGCTCTTCAAAAAAATCCAGCAGCAAGAAATCATCTAAGGGCTTAGGCGGTCTTGGTAAGAAAGCGTCTAAGAAAAAAGACGAAGATGAGGATGAAGAAGAGGACGATGAAGATGATTCTGAGGAAGAAGAATCTGAAGATGAAGAGTCTGAAGACGAGGAAGAATCTGATGAAGAGGATTCCGAAGAAGAAGATGAAGATTCTGACGATGATGAAGAATCAGAGGACGAAGAAGAGTCTGAAGAGGAAGAAGAGAAACCAAAAAAATCTGTTGGAAAAAGCAAACTTAGCGGTGTAATGGCTAAGTATGGTCTCAAATAACAAGGAGCTTAACAATGGCATTAGGAAGTAAAAAATCAAAATCTTCAAAGGGTGGAAAGTCATCCAAGAAGAAATCAAAAAAGGATAACTCAAGCAAGCGTTATGTTGCATCCATCTGGGACAATGAAGGAGACAACGGAAACTACTTGAGCTTATCAGTCGATAACCTAGACCCAGACAGTGAATATCACAAGGGTAGTCTTATTTGGTTCGATAAAGAAACCGAGAAGTACTACAAAGTGAAATCAATGTCAGTATATGGAGCCGATAAGGGTCCACGAAATCTCACCAACAAACTCGTACTTGATTTGGAGAACGAGTATCATGTTGAAGAGATGGAAGCTGACGAGTAACTTTAATAATTGGATAATGACTATTACCTCCCCTACTGGTAGTCATTTTGCGTAGGGGACGGGTTGGAGAACGGCTTGCCAAAGCTCTGGCTCGTCCCCGTTTTTCTTAAACGGGAAGGTTTATGACTTTTTTTAGATTGTTAAAACCCGACTGGGGTAAGGAATTTCTAGAGCGAGATGGGAAGAAAGTAAAGAATCCCGAATTTGTTCGAGCTGTTGAAGGTCCTAATACTTTAGAAGGTTGTTTTGACGAGAAATACATTCAGAAGAAAAATAAGGAAGGTTACAACATCTACTGGTTTCCTAACCATCCCAGTAAGAATGTTTATACCAAAGAGAAGCGATATCTAAACGGTCGAGATATCAATGTTTTTGAACATCTATTTGTGGACATGGACTTGAAAGATGGAGTCTATAAAACCCAAGAAGAGTTCATTGCCAAGGTTCTTGAATTCCCACTAAAACCTACTTTAATCATGTCCTCTGGTAATGGAGTCCACGTTTACTGGACTATGAAAGATTTGACCAGAGATGGTTTTGTTTTTACTCAAAAGCGTCTTATTAAGCATTTTAATACAGATGATTCTATTTTTACCGTACTTCAAATAATGCGTTATCCAGGTTCAACTAACACAAAGAAGCATGACCAATTTAAAAAGACTATAGTTTTAAAAGAGCTGGGAGGAGGAGGTCCTTACAGCATTAAACAATTCGATAAGCTCCTACCTAAACTCAGTGACGAAGAAAAACAAAAAGCTCAAAACCACATAGACAAGCTGGATGGCAAAATTACTATAGATTTCGGTGGAGACGTTAATCTAGACGAGCTTCCAGACAAATTTATAAAGCTTTTAAAGAAAAATAGAAGAGCCAAAGTATTATTTGAAGATGTGGAGAGAGGTCAGCGTTCTGAAGCAGATGCTTCCTTAACTAATATTCTTTATCGAGAAGGTTTTACTGAAAAAGAAGCCTTTGCAGTTATTTCAAACTCTAAAAAAGCTTTGACCAAAGGAGCTAACAGATATGACTACGCAATGAATACAGTAAAGCTCATTTGGAACAATCCCCCAAAAGTAAATAAAAAACAAAAAGAAAAAGTAAAGGAATCTAAGCTTCAATTTAAAACAGTTGGAGAGAAGCTTAAGGTTGGCAGAAAAGCTCTAAAAGGAGAGCGAGTCAACGGACCTTTGTTTTTCGATTGTCTCTATAATGGATGGAGAAAGTCCCAAGTAATGGGTATGATTGCTGGTTCTGGGGTAGGTAAAACTACTGTAGCTCTTAAAATCTTTAGGGATATGATTGAAAATAATGACGATGATGAAGTTTTTGTATTCTTCAGCTTAGAGATGCCAGAACACGAAATCGAAGAACGCTGGATTAATCTAGTCGGGGAAGACTCTGACTTAGCTGACCGATTGTATGTAATTGGAAACGAGGATGAAGAGGGAGAACCCAGAAACATCAGTCTCCAAGATATTTACTTTTATTGCGAAGATATCAAAAAGAAAACAGGCAAAAATATTAAATCAGTTGTGATAGACCACATTGGTATTGTCAATAATGTAATTGATTTGAATGTAGAGCCATCATTCAATGCAGAAGGTGATGTAGAAGGTGGAAAGGGTTCTAGAAGAGCCTTAAGTCTGCCAAACCTAATGAAGTCTATGAAACCTCTAGCTAAAATGCTCAATACCTTTCTGATTGTTCTAACCCAAACCACTAAATCTAAAGGTGCAGGAGATACTCCAATCGACAAGGACGGAGCCTTTGGTTCAGCAGCATACGAGTGGATGATGGACTACATCATTACTCTGTGGCAACCTCTGATGCGAGTACATCAAGAGACTGATTTGAGAATTCTAGCTTGGCAGTATGCAAAAATCAGAAGTAAAAATAAAAAAGACCCTATTCAAACACATCAGCAATGTCTTCTAACTTATGATTTAGATTCAGGAGACTTGAGAAAAACCACTGGGGAAGAATACGCAGAGTTTGAGCGTATGTTACCAGCGGCTAATGAAGCTCGAAAAGCTTCAGAGAAAAAAGAAAGTAATTCTTACAGCAGAGGTCCTTCCTTGAAAGACCTGGAAAAACTTAGAAACCTATGATAGGAATAGAGTATGGCAAGTCTTAAATGGGGTAAGTACAATATCATTGATACTAAAGAACGACTGGAAGCAGTTGATTCTTACCTCATGGATGGAACCCAACCCCGTTTCAATCTAGCCGCATACGATACAGAGACCAATGGTTTAGAGCTTTATAAGTCTGTAGTTATTGGATTCTCATTCTCTCTGGATTCCAAATCTGGATTCTATATTCCATTACTTTATTGGATTCCAGACCCCAAGTCAGAAAAGGTTCGTTCTATTCAGAAGGTCAAACGTCCTATATTTGAGAACGGAGAGTTTGAATGCGTATGGACTGGTAAGCGATATCCTGAATTCGTTACTCCAAAAGACTACCAAGCTCCTGAATTCATTAAAATCTATCTGAAGCGTTGGTTCTCTAAAATGAACCTAATAATGCATAACGCTCCTTTTGACGTTAACATGACCCTAATCAACCTAGGAGTAGATTTAACTGACAATGTATTGATTGATACAGCGTTACTTGCCCACATCTTAAATGAAAATACTCCCAATGCCTTGAAAGCCGTAGCCACTGAATGGAAGGACGAGCTTGGATTCGACCCGTATGTGGACGCAGCAATGGAGCAAAAAGAGCTTGGAGAAACGGTTATCCGAAATGGTGGAACTTATAATTCTAGAACTAAGCATGTATGGAGAGGTGCTCCTGGACCACTAGGAAAGTACGCTTGTGCAGATACTTTTCTAACTTTTGGAATCTATGAAGTTGGCATGGAGAAATTTATTGAAGAGTTCGGAGAGTCTGGACTTGAGTGGTTATTTGAAGATGAAGTGATGCCTGTTTGTAAAGAAGTAGTCATTCCAATGAAGCGTAGAGGAGTTTATGTAGACGTTCCTTACTTCACGCAGCTCAAGATTGATACTCAGGCTAAACTAGAAGAGTTAGAAGACAAAATTATAGAAACCATTAGTCCTCATTTATCTGATTTCTCAATTGGAGACACAATCGAGGAAGCAGTATCTCAGCAGCGTTTCATTAAGAGAATCATTGAGTTAGAAGGTCTCTCCCTACCTAAAAAGCTTGATAAAAAGTCAGGAGAGTGGAAGGAGACTTTAGGAAAACCAGTGGTCAAGAAGATGTATCAAAACGAACCGCATTGGGTTTGGGGATACATCTTAGGAGAAGATGAGCTAAAGTACAGTGATTCTAAAATTCAAAAGATTAAAGCTGACCTCTACCAGGAAATAGTTGGTAGAAGGTATCGTTTCAATATTAAATCAGATGACCACTTACGTTGGCTATTCTGTGACAAACTAGGAATGGCTAGAGACAAGCTGCCTCAAACTGATTCAGCTACTAAATCTAATCCAATTCCAAGCATGGCAGCGGAGGTTTTAGAAGAGCACATGCTACCTAAGTTCAAATGGGTAGAGACTCTAATGCTTTATAAGAAGATTCAAAAGCTCCAATCCACTTATATTTCTCCAGCGGTAGAACTCAATATGGATGGATGGCTCTATATGGATATGAAGCAGAATGGAACCATCTCAGGACGCTTTTCGTGCTCAGGGGGATTCAATCTTCAAACCCTCCCAAAGGTAGAGGAACTCGAAGTCTGCCCTAAATGTAAAGCTACGCTCAAGGATGGCAACATTGTGGTAACTTATCCCCACACTCTATTAGCCACGATTACATGTAAAAAATGTAAACACGTTGAAAAAGATATCCTTTGTCCGTCAGCTATTAAGAAGGGATTTATTGCTCCCCCAGGATACAAGATTGTTAATGCTGACTACTCCTCTCTGGAGCCAAGATGTTTCGCATTCGTATCTGGAGATGAGAAGCTCAAAGAAGTTTATTGGAAGAATCTAGACCTGTACTCTAAAGTGTACTGTGACATGATGGGAGAGCCCTACACAGACCTTAAAAAGGCAGGAAGAAACAAAGAACGTAATGACATCAAACCAGTTATTCTTGGTATCCCTTACGGAGCTAGACCCCCACAAGTAGCTAACCTGATGGGATTGAAGAAAATCAAGAAATGGAAGGATAAGAAGACTGGCAAAATGGTAGAGCGTGAAGTTTTGGATGTAGAGCAGGGTGAGAAATATACCAATCTATACTTGGGAGCCTATAAGAAGCTTCACAAGTACATGCTACGACAAGAAACTGCTGCCATCTCAAAAGGATACGTTACCACTCTAATCGGTAGACGCAGACACTTCCAATACGCTCCTTTTATTTATGAGCTATTGTCAGCATACGATATTACTGTGGATGAGTTTTTAGATGCTAGATATGATAGCTTGACGGCTCATACGAACAGCTTAGGTTTAGACAAAGAAGGTCTAGAGATTTTTTGTAAGAAGTACAAGAAGGAACTCTGGGAAGTTATGGAGAGCGGAGCTTGGGCTTACGTTCGAGAAGTGTTCAAGAATGAATACAATAATTCTAAGAACTTTCCGATTCAAGGACTCGCTGGACATATTACAAACAGAGGAATGCTTGACACTACCCGTCTTTTCAGAGATAATAAGGTCGATGGTTGGGTATGCTTGCAGGTGCATGACGAAATCACGAGCTATGTAAAGGATACTCAAACCGAAATGGGTGTTAAGCTTCAGAAAAAAGGCATGGAAGAGAATAAGTTTGCCAAGAAGATTGACATTCCAATGATTGCAGACCCGATTGTTTGCGATAACTTAAAGGATTCAAAATAGGAGAGAATATGAACAAAACACAGTTACAGATTCAAAAATATGCTGAGATTAAAAGAAAATTCGATAATTTAGCCACTCAGTATCAAACACTAACTCGTTTCGTTGAAGATTTTGAAAAAATAGAATCCTTAACGCCTAAAGCGAACTATACAATAAATATGGAAGGTGGAGGTACGAGACTAGGTACTGTATATCTCCAGGATATAAATTTAGATAAAAATGATTTGTTGAAAAATGCTAAGATAAAGTTAGCCAGCATAGAAGCTGAGTTCAGTAAATTAAATGCACTTTTAACACATTTAGGAGAATAGTATGAACAATAATCAAACGAACGACCAAGTGATGAATGGTGTTAAAGCTCTGGCAGCAGCTTCAAACACTCCCTTCAAAACAGCATTTAAAATCACTATGGGAATTGCTTTGGCTCAATTAGCCACTCTAGCAATTTTCGTAGCCAGTGTAGCACTTGTAATCTTTACAGTAGCTACTATAATCGCATTGATGAGGTAATCATGAGAAAAATTCTAGCGTTTACTGGAGTTAAGTTTTCGGGTAAAACAACAGCTTTCAATATCATTAAGGAAGAGATTCCAAATGTTATTGAGATTCAGCTTGCAAAGAAACTCAAAGATGAATGCGCTAGAGTTTTTAAAGTCGAGCGTAGTTTGTTTGATGACTCTAAGTTAAAAGAAGCTCCACTAGAGACTCCAGTTTACCTGGACGTTGATAGTGTACGAGACCTCATAGAATCTTACGGAGTCAAAGCTGATTACGATAAACATATCAGACCACATGTAGGGATGGTCTTGGAATCTCCTAGAAGGATAGCACAATATGTGGGAACAGAAGTACTTCGTAGTGTGGATTCTGACATTCATTGTATCGGAGCCACTCTAAATCTTCCAGAAGACGCTACTTTTGTTTTGACTGATATGCGTTTTCCAAATGAGTATGAATTCTTTAAAAAGAACTATGGGGAATCATTCCATCCGTTCTATGTTCAAAACAACCAAGCTGAGTTCAACGCTTCTCAAGACATGCATCCGAGTGAACGAATGGTTCTGGAAACAGCTAAACGATGTAAGCCAGTACCAAATAATGATTCTATTCCAGCTTTTAAAGCTAGAGTTTTAGAAGAAATCAGGAATATTAAATGACTAACGTAATTTATCTTAAGCCTAAGAATGATGAGGAACGCTTTTTTGAGAGCAAGGAAGCTTATCAGGCTTATTTGAAAGCAGATGAGGAGCTAAGAAAACGTCCCCTAGAACCAGTTGAGTTCGATTGGCGGTATCTGTTGAAGCTCCTCTTTGGGAGGACATGATGCTTCAGAAATTTATTGATTGGGTTAAGAATAATCTCCCTAAAGCTATTTTATATGCTATAGGAATAATTGCTGTTTTATATGCTATGCAATATGTTGCTAGTTTAATTGGAGAAAAAGAACGACTCCACACTGAATTAATTGGTCAGAAAGAAGCCTATCAACAGCTTTCCGAACATGCAGCTAAACTTGAAATAGAATATAAGACTCAAGAAGAACTTAAAGCTGAACTTGAAAGAAACTGGAAAGCAGAAAAAGATGCTCTACAGGGCAGAATCAAAATCCTTTCCAATGCTACTTTCCTAATCAGAGAACAAGCTCGAAGAGAAAACCGTTCAGACCTTGTGTATGAAGGTGCAGAGGTAAAATATCTATTTAACGAAATAAGATTCAAAGACGGTCCTCCAGTAGGATATGTCTTAATTTTTGATGATGGAAGAGTAACAAGTAAACTTTATAATCATCAAATTAGTGTAAATACAGCAGTTTCACGAGACGAATCAACTGGTAGATATGATATCGTTTCTAAAGCTGATTACATCCTTAAGTCTCCACATCTATCACTGAATGGTAAGAATTGGATGAATGAGCCCTATCCACTCAAAATCACTGGAGGTAGAGCTTTAATTGACCCTACGGAGCCAGTGCAGCTTGAGAAGCGTTTCCATCTATGGAGCCCAACTCTAAACGGTGGATTCAATGTGGGAAGTGATTTAAAAGCTGCTGTTGGAGTATCTCTAATGGGTTATGGTTACTCGAAGCGCGACCTTGATTGGAAGTTTTTACAATTTGGAGTTGATTACTCAAAACAAAACGAATATGGCATACATTTAATTCCAGCAATGTATAGACCTTTTCCTTGCTACCTTAAGAATACTTATCTAGGAGCAGGGATAGGATTGGACAATAGAGGATACCAACCGTTTTTGAGCTTGTCAGTTGGTTTTTAATTTGATAGGATAGTGACATGCAGAGAAGCCACATGTTACTTTTAATTCAAGAAATCCTAGTAGAGCAGCATGAAGACATGACTCTTGAAGATGCTGCCAATGATATTTTGACTAGGCTTGAACGAATGGGAGTAATTCTCCCCCTCCAATTTGGAGACCAAAGAATTATGGTGATGGACATAAATTAACCTATAGTGAATGGATTCAACTACCATCCAAAATTAACGAATGGGAGCCAGAAGATGTCTAAAGAATTAAACTTTGAAAAAGATAATACAATTGATGTAGCGAATCTTCCCAAAGAATTTCGTAATCTCCCTCCTTTGATTTATCGTTACTCGGAAATCAAAGCTGAAGCTGAAGAGACTTATGACCTCAAGAAGGCAGAGCATGATGAGCTTCGTTCTAAGAAATACCTAGAGATTCGTTCTAGAGAGGGTAAAATTACAGAAGCCACTCTAGAAGCCACAATTGATACGGATGAGGAAGTTAAGAAAGCTCTTCGTGATATGTTGTCAGCAAAACGTGACCTAGAAACGCTCAAAGGCTATTTAGAATCTTTGAGAGCTAAGAAAGACATGCTAATTCAGCTTGGAGCTGATGCTAGAAAGGAATAGATTATGAAAAAATATACTTATGGAAGCTTGACTATGGACGAGAAAAAGAAATATCTCGTAGCATTGGATAATGAATTAAGAAAAGGAACTTTTGAGTTCGGAATGAATGTAGGAACTACGATTCAACTAGTTCAAGCAGAATGGGACGATGTTGATAGAGTTTTGTATTTAGGATTCAAGACCAATCTTTATCCTCAAGGTATAACTTCTGGTTTCAAATACGATAGAGAAATCCCAAACGATATTGTAGAGAACTTTATTACTAAAGAAATAGAGATTCCTGCTAAATTTTTAAAAATCTTGAATTTTAATTAAGGGAATTACAATGTCAGCAGCTAATTTAGCCCAAAAAATGCGTGAACGTCTCAACAAACGAGCTGGTACTAAACTAGCTCAAGAAATCACTCGTACTGAAGACCTAGTGCAGGTGGAAGCCTGGATTGAGATGCCCAAATGGTTTCAACGAGCCACTGGAGCTAAAGGTCTTCCAGTAGGTCACATAACTCAAGTAATCGGTAAATCGGATACAGGTAAGACCACTTTGGTAATGGTAGCTATGGTTCGTACTCAAAAAGCAGGTGGAGTAGTTTACTTGATTGACTCTGAACATAAATTTTCATTCGAGCGTTTCCGTTTGATGGGTGGAATTCCAGAAGACCTCGTAATTCTTCCAGTTGAATCCCTCGAAGAAGCCTGGAATGCATTCGAGACGGTAAATGAAGATATCGCTGACTTTCGTAAAAACGACTCAGATACCCCAATCCTCTTGGTATGGGATTCTGTGGCAGCATCGGTTCCAGATGCTATCTTGGATTCAGACGCAGAAGACAAACACGTTTCTGTGGACGCTAAAATCAATAACACAGAAGTTCGTAAGATTCGTAAACGTATTAGAGATAATAAAATTGCTGCGTTTTTCATCAATCACTCCTACTGGACAATGCCTAAGTTTGGAGTAGCTGAAGAAGTAGTAAAGGGTGGAAGTGAGATGTTTTTTATGTCCACACTCATCCTTAAAACCAAGCGTAGAGCTTGGCTTAAAAGAGATATTAATAAAATAGCTGAACGCTTTGGAGTACATTCTTTGCTTGAAGTATTTAAGGGTCACTTAGGAGGCTCTAAAGCTACAACCCCCTTTTATATTGTAGGACAAGGAGTTTTAGATGATGAAGAGTCTCTGGAAAATTATAAAGACCTTATTGATGGAATCGACGGACCAGACATCAACCTCCTTACCATTGCCCAGCTTGAAGAAATCAGAACAAAGCGACCAGTCAAAGAAAAGAAAGCCAAAGACGAGTCAGCTCCCAAAGGCAAAAAAGGTAAGAAAGCCAAAAAAGTCGAGCCAGAAGAAGGTTCAGAAGAAGAATCAGAATCCTCAGAGGACTAAATGAAATATTTGGTCATCGGAGACCCACATGTTACTCACGGGTCCTTGGAGAAGATAGCTCTACTCTTCGATATGATTGAAGACATTGGTCTTCCAGTCATCGTATTGGGTGACTTGTTTGATACCAAAGAAATCATCAGAGGCAGATGCTTTAATTACGTCTATAAAAGACTGAAAGCTTCCAAGCTCCAATGGATATTCTTGGTTGGGAATCACGATTGGTTCAACCTTGACTGTGAAGAACATTCTCTAGAAGCGTTGAAGGAAATCGACCACGTTACTATTGTGGACGAGCCTAAGATGATTATGAATATGTTGTTTGTTCCCTACTTCGATGACCTAACCAAGTTTTATGAAGCTGCCAATAGCCCTAGATTTGATGTAGCTAAGACTCTATTCATGCATCAGGGAGTAATTGGTTTCGACTATGGCAATGGCTTTATTGCTGATGGCAATGGTCATGGAGAGATTACCGCTGCCAAGATTAGACCGTTCAAACAAATTATCTCAGGACACTTTCATAAGTTTGCACAGCATGAAAATCTTACATTCTTAGGTACTCCGTTCTCTCATACATTTGGCGAGACTGACCAAACCAAGTACATTGGAATCTATGACCCAGACGATTATACTCTAGAACTCATGGAGACTCCGTTCCCAAGACATAGAAGTATCGAGTTGGACCTAGATGTGGAAAATCCTACAAAGCTTCTGAAGTCTCTTACTAATAATAAAGATATTTTTCGTTGTAAGTTAGTTGGAACAGAAATGCAGATAAAAGCATTTGACCAAAGTAGGTTCCAAGGTGTAAAGTTTATGGAAGAAGCCACAGATTCGGAACAAGCTGACGATGCTTCACTCAAGGAAACCGATAGCAACGAGCAGAAGTTTCTTACTTGGGCTAAAGATATTAAAGGCTTAGACGAAGACACTATTAAACTTGGATTGGACATTTTAGGAGGTTCCAGATGAATCCAGTAATTACTTTTGCAGAAGGTCTGATGAAACATCAAGGTAAAGAAAAAGCCCTTGCTATCGCTGAAGGCAATGTTCAGATTGCCAAGGCTGTAGGTACTACAGGTGGAGTTCCTTTTGCTGAAGAAGTAGAGATGCAGGAACACACTTACACTGATAAAGAAACAGGTAAGCAGACCACTCGCACAGTAACCATCATTGATGAAGCTGCTAAGGCCAAGCGTCTTTCTAAACTTCATACCTTTTGGATGAATGTAGCAGGGTACATCAAAAACAGACAAGGAAAGTAACCTATGATTATCAGAGCCAAGAATTTTCTCAGTTGGGAAAATCTTGAGTTCGAGGTAGCCAAGGGTGTTACTTTGATTCAAGGCTTCAACCACGACGATAATACTCCAGAAGGCTCTGGTAAGTCTGCTATTCTTAACGCTCTAGCCTGGGGACTCTTCGGTAAGATTCCCAAGGATGCCAATGTAGATGATGTAATCCGTGAAGGTGCATCTAAATGTGAAGTAGAAATCGAACTCGATGGCTTTACGGTTTATAGAAGCCGTAAGCCTAATGACCTATGCATCATTCAAAGTAATAAAGAAGTTAGAGGCAAGGACGCAAGGGAAACACAAGCTCAAATCGAGAAATTAGTTGGGATGAGCTTCGATAGCTTTTGTCAAAGCATCTATTTTGCTCAAAACTACCCAAATAAATTCGTTACTGCCAACCAAGAGAATAAAGGTAAAATCCTATCTGAAATCCTAGACCTGGAACAGTTTGATAGAGCTAGGAAAGCTGCCAACGATAAACTGAAGGTAGTAAATGAAGAGCTTATCGGAATCAATAAGGATGTGGAACGCTATGCCACACTCAAGCAAGCTGAACAAAAGAACCGTGAGTCTCTAAAAGAACTCTTGGCTCAATTTGAAGAAGAAAAAGTCACTAAAATTCGTAGCTTGTTTAAATACTTAGGTCAGAATAAAGCTGAAGCTGAAAAGTTTGTAGAAGAGTTCGAGGCTAGTAAGAAGGAAGAACTCAAGAAAATCAAGACTGAAATCAAACAGACTGAATTCTCTGTTGACCTGGAAGAAAAAGAAGAATTTAAACTTAAAGAAGTTCTCGGTGAGCTTGACTCCGATAAGATAAGTGAAGAGATTGACGCTATCCAGCAAAAACTAGGTGAGCTTGAGGATAATAAGAATGATATAAAAGTCAAGCTTGGTAGCATTGACATGATTCTCAAACAACAGAAGAAGAGCCAGATAGACCTTAAGAATCTTAAGGGTATTTTGGAAACCACTTCTAGCAAAATCAAGGACATGGAGCTGAACATTGAGGGAGCCTTGTCAGACTTGGACCATGACAAAGAAGTTCTGGAAGAGGCCATTGCAGCTTTAAAGAATCCCGAAAAATCGAACTGCCCAACATGTGGTCAAGCCTGGTCGGGTGATATTTCTCACTACGAGAAGGAAGTTGAGAAGGCCAAAAAAGAACAGGCCAGAACTCAGAACATGCTAAAAGGATATGAAACGGAGCTGAGTGAGCTTAAAGAAAAGCGTATTACTCTGAAACAAGATATTAAGCTCCTGGAGAAGGAAGTATCTGAACAAGAAGCTCCCACTTCAGAAAAACTGAACAAGCGTCTCGAAGTACTACAGAGTAGTATAGACGAGCTTAAAGATTCTAAAAAAGAACTGGAGAATAAACTCAGGGCTGTAGACCGAATCAAAGCTGACCTCAAGGCTATTAAAAATAAGATTGAGATTTTCAATAAGCAAAAGAATAAGCTTGAGGAACAGTTGAGTGTTATTAAAAATAATACTCCAGATAAGTTCCTGGAAAAGTTCGAGCGTAGAGCCAAGGAGCTTGAATCTGAAATTGAAGCTGAAGATGCCAAGGAGCCCACATCATTAAATGAGAAGATTGCGGCTTCGAGTGACAAAATAAAGAAACTCAACGCAGACCTACAAAAGGTAGAAGCTGTTCAGGTTGAAAAGAATAAGGCTGTAATCCAGTTAGAAGCTCTGAAGGATGGCTATAAGGAAGTAAAAGCCTATGCTTTCCAGAATGTTCTGAATCAGCTCACTCGTAAAGCTAACGGCTATTTGGCAGAGCTGTTTGAACAGCCTGTTAAGATTAAATTCCAGAACCTAGATATGAAGATTGATGTTTCAGTATCTATTGATGGCAAGGATAGGCCACTAGGACTCTATTCAGGAGGCCAGTTCAGACGTATTGCCTTAGCGGTAGACTTGGCTCTATCAGACATCACTTGTTCTAGAAATAGCAATAAGCTAAATCTTATGATACTTGATGAGTATTGTAAGGACCTTTCAGAAGTAAGTATGGAGAAGGTTCTAAAGCTCCTACAATCTCGCAAGGGTTCCACAATCCTAATCGAGCACAACTCAATCTTCAAGAGCATCGTTAACAACGTGTTCGAGGTGGAGCTAATCAATAAGGTCAGCAGGAGGGTAGAGTAATGCCATTACGTTACTTTAAATGCCCATTATGTGGACATGAACGGGAAACCCTCAGAAACAAAACTCCTATGTGTAATCACAATCAGGAGGAAGAAGGAAGTCCAGTCCCTCTGAAGGAGATGGAAGAAATTCTAGTAGCTCCAGATACTAAGATGATGGAGTCTGTTGACAAGAATACTGGCAAGAGCAGACTCAAAGACCAGATGAAAATATTACAAGAGCGGTCCCGAAACTATGCACGAGACCGAGAAGCAGATGACTTAATCCAGATGAATCAAAAGAATGGAATCGAGCGGTCTGGATTCTTAACTAAGGATGGTAAGCGTAGGACCAAATTGGATGACAAATGATGAAGAAACAGTACAAGATTTGGTTTACGTCAGATTTACATTTCTGGCATAAGCCGATATTGAGAGAAGATTTTGATAACCGACCTTTTAATGATTTACAGGGCATGGAAGATGGCCTGGTCAAAAATTGGAACTCGGTAGTAGGACCAGATGATATTACAATCATAGTTGGAGACGTATTCTTTTGCGGCTCTCAAAGAGCCAATCAAATCATGAAGCGTTTGAATGGCAAAAAGATTCTAGTAACAGGCAATCATGATGGCAGCTTTACGAACGCAATGAATTGTGGGTTCGACTTCGTGTGCGAAAAGCTCATAATGAAGATTGCTGGTCAAGAAGTACTTATTTCCCACTACCCCTACAAATATCATTGGTTAATCAACTGGTTCAAATCTAGAGTCTTAAGGAATAAGCTCCCACGATACATGGACCGAAGGCCAGTCAATAGAGGTGGATGGCTTATTCATGGTCATACTCATTCTACTGAGAGGCTTAAAGGTAAGATGATTCATGTTGGATGTATGGCCTGGGGTTACAAACCAGTGTCAATCTCAACGATTGAGAGTATAATTAGTACAGGGAAGTTACCATGAGAAAACTATTATGTTTAGACTTGTCCACAACTTGTACAGGTTGGGCAGTATTTGACTTGGATACTAAGAAGCTCCTGGATTATGGAGCCATAAAACCAAATAAAAAGGGAATGAGTAAGCTAGACTACCCTACAAAGCAGCTCAGAGTCATGCAGGACATCACTAACCAGTTAATGTCTTTGATTTATAAACATGATGGCTTTTCCAGAACCAATCCTAAAAACGAAATCAAAATGATTTTAATTGAGGAAGTAAATCTCCACAAGTCTCGCATGACTGGTAAAACGCTTGACGGTATGCATTGGATTCTAATGGAGGCTTTAGCCGCTGACCCAGAAATAGATTACATCAGTAGGGTTAGATATAGAGACTCCGATGGAGAAACTGGGTGGAGGTCCCGTCTTAATCTGAGATTAAGTGAGAATGACAAAAAACTCAACGCTGAACGTAAGAAAATCAATAAGAAGCTCAAAGGTAAGGACCAACTCCCAATCATCAATAAGAAACACTTAGCAGCTAGGTATGTGAATTCAGAGCTAAACCTGGGCTTCGATGTAGACGAGAACGCCACAGACAATGACATTGTGGATGCCATCGGACTAGGTTTGAGTGAACTCTTGACTCTTGAATAGAGCTGTAGTATTCTTTAAATGGCTTGTATAGCTCAACTGGTAGAGCCCTATTCCCGTTGGATAAACATGCTGACTAGCTTAAGCTTGAAGCATGAGGAGGTTATCGGTTCAAGTCCGATTGCAAGCCTTTTAGGAGTTATTAGTGTCTAAAAAAGATACATCTCAAAATGAGTTGAACCAATTTGTTCCAGCAGGACTCAAATGGTTGTATGAAATGGAGGCAGTCAATTCCCCCGTTTTACTTAATAACTTATATGGCAACATCTATAGCTTTCCTAACGTAGCTGACGCTGAAATCCTATTAGACCGATATAATAAGAAAATGCTGGTCTATGTTAAATTTACATGGTTTGTCCGAAATTACTGGAAATCACGCAAGAAACTTGTTACTATATCTATATTGGACCAACTTCAGGAACTCTTACCTAGCTTCGAGTTCCGAATCATTGAGGACAAGGCTTTATTCGATTTAGCTGTTCTCAGGATGAAGGAAAGTCTATTAGGAGGTAACAATGAGAACGATAACAAGCCTGATGATGGCAATAATGGTGATAGTACCGCAAGCAGCGGTCCCAGCAGTCTCGCCATTAACAATCCAAGTGACTCCAATTCTTCAACAGAAGAAGTTAAAGAAGCAGTTAGTACCGAAATTGGACAAGAAGCTTCTGGAGCAGATAAAAAAGAATCATCCGAATCTTGATGAAGACTATTCAAGAGAAATAGCTTCAGCGATTACCGTTGTATCAAAAAAGCACAACATCAAAGCCGAGAAAATAGCTGCTATTGCAATGCAGGAATCTTCATATCAGTTAGACGCTACGAACTGCTATACAATAAATGGTAAGAAGCGTTGTGATTACTGCATGATGCAGATAAATGACCGCACAGCTAAGAACTTTGGCTTCGATAAGAAAAAGCTTATGACAGATATCCAATATTGTGTGGAAGCTGGAGCCTTAGTACTGAAGGACTTCAAGCGTATGTATGGCAAAAAAGAGCCTAAATGGTGGACTCGCTACAATTCTAGTAATCCAGAAAAGCGTGAAGTCTACGAAGACAAGGTGGAGCGTTGGTTATGATTTGGATTGTAGGCAGTAATCCTAGCCCAAAGAATGTCAACCCATTGGTTCCTTTCTGGGGAACTACCAGCTACGAAACTCTCAGCAGATGGTTGAAGGTCCTGGGAATCAATAGACATGCATTGCTCAACGTATCCAATGAAGTTACGAATGGTAAGATTCCCAAGCTAACAGCAGAGGACCTACTCAGAGTTAAGTTAAAGCTGGAGAATGCTACTACAGTCATTGCCTTGGGTAATACAGCATCAATGGCTCTCAAGCGTCTAGGAATTAAACACTTCAAGCTCCCACATCCTAGTGGAAGAAATAGACTCCTGAACGATAAGAAATTTATTGAGCTTGAATTAGACAGATGTAGGGATTGGTTATCAAAAAGAAAAGCTTGAAAAAATAACACTGTACTTTTTACCTTAGTAGTTCTATACTTAAGTTAATAGGAGGTTTTATGAAAGTTCAAATTGAAGTAACAGACCAAATGATTGCTGATGTTTTGACTTCTGGCTTGGAGGGTGGAGTAGGTTACTGGTCTCAAATCCAAAAACACATTAAGCCTAAATCATTAGATTTTCGTATTGACAAAGAACATGTATTTGAGCACATCGACTTTCCCATGAATAAGGGTGGAGCTATAGTTCTCAAGGACCTTGAGAGCAATAAAAATTACACACTAACATTACCTAAGTTACGGAGAGCTGTTAAGTTGATGGCCTCTGGTAAATACAAACATCACTTCAACGATATGATAAATGAGAATTCAGACGCTATTACTGGAGATGTCTTGATTCAGTTGGCAGTCCTGGGGGATGTGATTTATGGATAATATGAACGAAATGGTTTATGTAGATAAAATGGGAAAAGAGTATCAGGTATTACACTCCTTTCCTTTTGCTTACTTGTACGAAGATGGCTACGAGATTTTTAGGGGTTCGTTGGAAGGTATTGAGAAGCTTGGTTTGAAGTTCTTGAGAAAGGGAACTTTGAACGTAGATGGAACTGAATTGTAAAAAATAAAGTTCTTTACAAAATTGATTTGAAATGCAAGAATTACATTGAATCTATAGGAGGTAATTACATGGATTCGGAAAATAAGGACCAAGTTGTTAGTTCGGGTATTATTACCCTAGCTGAGTTAGAGCGTAAGCATATTACTTCGGCTCTCCAGCATTTTGGAGGTAATAAAACTCAAGCGGCTCATGCTCTTGGAATCACGATTAAGACTCTATACAACAAACTACATCAGTATGGTGAGTTTGAGAAGTATGCGGTTTATCCAAAGGTGGATGCCAGTGAAACCTCTACAGAACAAAAAGGATAATGTTACAGAGCTAAAGAGCGTAGTTAATCGTTTGTACTATGTTTCTTATGACTCTGAATTCCTTGGTACTATAGCTGCTAGAACTAAGCAAGAGGCTTTTAACAAGGCCATCTCTAGGTTTGGCAAGCATATTATCAGGAATACAAATTATCTCGATGTGGTTGATTCGGGTAAATATGAGAATCCTTAAGAAATTAGGACCCGATAGATACATCGAGTACGATGAAGAGTCTGGTAGGATTCTAACTGTTGAGATGACCAGAAACGAAACCTACTCTTTTAGACTCAGGGCACAAGTCGATGATTTGGCAATAGCAGCGGTGGAAGCCGCTGACAGGGAGTACGATGAGCAAGAACCACACAAGCTATACTTATCCTAAGTTTGATGCTCTCAAGACTTTTCATCTTGAGAAGCGTCTCGGACCCAATAAATGGGAATCCAAGGGTAAGGGCTTGCTCGAAAGTGGACCAACCATAGAAGTTGGCAGAAGTGTGATGGTAGCAGGTTGGGTAACTACCGAAGTTTATTCAGTGACTACACACAAGATGTGGGTAGTTTTTCAGACTAGAAATTCTATTTACAGGATAAGTCAAGCATGAAATTTGAACGATGGCACTTTGATAAAGATTATAGACATGAAGAGGAAACACCTCTTCCTGTTTTAGACTGGTCGTGGTACTACATTGACCGTCACTTTGATTATCATTGGGCAGGGGTTCGTAAGAATGGATTCACTGGTAAATATTATAAGATTTTCAGCTTCAGCTTCATAATCTTTAGACACGAATTCGGTTTTAGGATAGAGTATGGACATGGAGAGATGACTCCAGAAGAAGCTTATAGAGCTTACCATGACCGTATTAAAGCGAGGAACAGCAAATGATTTTTATGATTAGAGTTCATGCCTATTTTAAAAAAGATTCAAACAAACAAGACTACAAAGGTCAAGGTACTGTTAGTGCAGTTAAAAATACGATTCAATCATTGATGAGGGAACCAGGCATATCTGTGATAGTCATTGAGAATCCAGTTAATAATCATAGGTTCAAATGGGACCCATCAATGGACCAGCGTTGGAGAGAGATTGGTAAGCCTCAAGACCCAAATACTATCAAAGCTATTGACCAAATGAGACGAGAAATGACTAAAGCAGTAGTTGGAGCCCAAACTCACAGAACTCCAATTTTTACAGGTAAGAACGCTGTTTTAAAAATCAATGGTCAGGTAGTGGCCTTTGCAAACCCCGTAGAATTTAAAATGGAATATAAAAAATAGGAGAATTATATGGCAAAAGAAAAAGAACAGTTCGATGACCGCAAGCTCATCAATCTAGCCCGTTACAACTGGTTTCGCATGTCCACATACAAGCGACCAGAGATTGACGGACTCTTTGAAAAGGAAACTTTAACTAACGCTGAACGAAATGAGTTACTGGCATTCTTGAATGAGACCAGAGCTTTCACAGCTCCTCAAGCAAGCATTCGTTCAATGAAGGAAGAAATCTTCAAAATTATTGGAGTTAAGGATGAGGTGTACAATCCCCATCCTACAGTTAGTCGTAAAGAACTAGAAGTTATTTATAACTACCTGAAAGGAATCAAGGAATCATGAAGAATGTTGTCCTAGACATATACAATGACACGCTTATTCGTATGCTTCAGGATGCACATGCTGGAGAACTCGGAGCCTTTCATGCGTATGCAGGACACATTCGAGCCACTAAGGATGTGGCAGAACGCAACAAGCTTATTCAGATTCAAGCTGACGAGCTTAGACATATCAATGACTGTAAACGACTCTTGAATCATTACGGATATTCTACAAACAAGCTAAAAGACTCTATAATGACCTTCATTGGTAAGACTCTGGGCTTGGCTTGTTTTGTATCTGGTAGAAGATTGGCAGCTTGGGGAGCTGGACTTATTGAAAAGATTGGAATGGTAAACTACCAGAAAATGGTTGATATCTCCCAAAAGTTGGGTAATAAAAGATTGATTGACATTTTTACAAATATGAGGGACACTGAAGTAGCTCACGAATTATATTTCAAGGAGCTTTTAAAGTGAAATTAAATCTACATCCCCCTAAAAAACCTTTCAAATGCGTGAATTGTAAAAAGAATAAAGACAATCATAGAGCAAAAGACTCCGCATGTCCGATAGGTACGAAAACTAGAATCGGTTATACATCCTTTCACAAAACCCAAAAGTATTATCCAAAGCTCCCACATGGAGAAATTTGTTTCGATTGCGGTCCACTTGCAGGATTAAAATGGAAAGATGGACATATTTGTACAGCATGGCAAGCAGAATGCCCATACTGTGGTCAAGATAAATCATTGGTAGCTACAACTGATTTTATATTTCCAAGAGAGAAGGATGTAAAAATATGGGATTAGAAACTGAATTCTATTTAAAATTAGCACTATCGTTTGTAGGAGCAGCTATCCTATATTACTTTATGCATCGAGCACAGAAGAGAAAAGAAGCTGAAGCAGAGGCTCAGTTTCAACGTACCATGCAAATGATTGAGCTTAGGAATCGTAAAATCGGAGACAATAATGAGAGTATTTAATTTAATCGCATTGAGTTATGGTTTTGCCTTGGGTGGAGCCCTTGGATTGTGTGTATTGTTTGAATACTTATTTGGTCCAGACGATGCTAAATTCTTAGTAGCTCCTTTCGCATTGGCACTTGGATTCTCAGCTCGTAGAATCATGCAGAAGCTTCTAGGTTATACTCTCGAAGAGGCTCTCAAAGATGGCAGAGACTCTTAAATATTCCAGAACTGTTTTAAGATTGGTCTTCAAAGACCGTAAATCGCTTGAGGTAAAGTTCCCAGATGGAGAACGACTTCCTGAGTTCTATAATCATTGCCACATGATACCAGCGATTATCCCAATAGCCAAAAGAATCAAAATAGATGACCTTCCAGAAGAGATGAAATATCATAAAATCGAAGTGAGCTTCAGATTGAGACGAGTCGAGGAAGCATGTGGCTGGAGATATGCCCATTATTATCAAATTGATACCTAAAATTAAATTTGCTTTTGTAAAAAAGAAATGGTACTCTAAGAAAGAATTAAAAATCAGACCCCTTAAAGGAGGAGTTAAAATGAAAAAGTTCTTATTGGCCTGTTTGCTGGTTCTTGTTGGTTGTGCTGAAGATAAATCAGTAGTGGCTACAATTACAGCTATTGATGGGAAGAATGGTCATTCCATCGTATCTTCTTATAATTCAGCATCGGAGCTTGAGTGTGAGGGTTCTGCTGGTTACAGGCTAGATATGTTTGTAGACCTAGATGATAGCTTGACTGCAAGTGAAGGAGATTTGTTCTCTAACAGCCTTGTAGTATGTGATGGACGCAATGGTTTGAATGGACAAAATGGTTTACAAGGTCCTCAAGGTGAGCAGGGTGAGCCTGGACCCCAAGGATTGCAAGGCTTGACTGGTCCCCAAGGAACTCCTGGAGAACAAGGTGAGCCTGGTCCAGTTGGTCCTCAAGGTCCCCAAGGACCACAAGGTATTCAAGGTCCGTCTGGTTCTTCTGGAGCCACTATTGTAGCTTATTCTTCAAACTCGTGTACCAAAATCAGTGGCACTAGCGTTTATGTGAAACCTACTGGCAGCAATAACTTTGGACTCTATTCAAGTAGTTCATGCAGTAGCTCAAGCAAGTTCGCTGAAGTATCTCAAGGCGAATCTTATTGGGTATCTGGTAACGCTCTAGCAATTTGGAATGATGGCTCACTTCGAGTTATCACATTTAACTAAGGAGAATGCAGATGAAACATCTAATTATCTTTTTGTTGTTTGCAGTAGTTAGCGTTGCACAAGCAAAAGAAACTTGTGAAGAGAGTGTGACTCAGCATATTGAAGACGTAGTTTATGAAGTGAATACGGATATGCCCAAACATCTTAAGGGAGCCACTATCACAGTGACTCTTGCTGATGGTAAGACTAGCACAGTACCAGCAGAGAGGTTCATGGTTGTTCCACGAGTTCAAAAGACAGTTGTGGGTCAAAATGTTCTCCTAGCTAAGAATGTAACGTGCAGTAAGTCAGGCAATAAGAACATTCTTATCGGTGAGGTTCGTAAGGATGTGACTGGACATGAAACTACTACCGAGGCCATCCCAGGAGGAATCAAGTCTACGACTAAGAGTGTTAAAGAATTGGTTCCTGGAGTCAATTACTATCGACGAGAACTCTTCGATACTCCAGTGGGAGCAGGAGTTGGAGTGGATACAAATGGTACAGTTAAAGCATTGATTGGTATAGATTTCTAATCAAATATAGGGCTCCTCATTGGAGCCCTTCTCATTTCAATACATAAGTAAAATTTACTATCCAACAGCTTAAAGCTATGAGATAATGTATTCATATCAAGGGAGGCTTTTGTGAGTAAATTCATTCCATCAAAATACCAGCAAGCTCTTTTCGATTGGATACAGAATGGTTCTGGTTCTGCCATCGTTGAAGCCGTTGCAGGTTCAGGTAAGACTACATCAATGGTGCAGTCACTCAATATGATTGATTCTAAGAAGAGCATTCTGTTTTTAGCATTCAATAAATCAATCGCTGAAGAACTAGCTGAACGTGCTCCAAAGCATGTTAAGTGTATGACTATGAACGCATTAGGTCACAGAGCTGTAATGCAGCAGTTTGGTCGAGTGACTCTTGATGCCAAGAAGACTCAGCTTATCCTTGACCGTATGTTTGATGCTGGAATGATTTCAGCAGACGATGACCGCATGTATAACTTCCTAATCAAGAAGCTCGTTAACATTGCTAAATCAGTTGGGCTAGTTCCTCAATCAGCTAACAAAATCTCATTGGTTCCAGATACCAGCGAGACTTGGGACAAGCTCATTGATTATTTTGATATCGAAATTGGTTCTGCTGATATGAGTCCCGATGCTGTTCATGCAATGACTGACAAAGCTATCGAACTCACTAGAATGGCTCTGGTTATGTCAATCAATGAGACCAAAATCATTGACTTTAATGACCAGCTTTATTTTCCTGTAGTATATGGCTTGCCAATGACTCAATACGATTGGGTATTTGTGGATGAGTCTCAAGATATCAGCTCTATTCAACGTACAATGTTGACTAAGACTCTTAAAAAGGATGGCAGACTTGTAGCCGTTGGAGACCCAAGACAAGCAATATATGGCTTTCGTGGAGCTGATTCAGATTCAATGAATCAAATAGCTAAGACTTTCAACTGTACTAACTTGCCACTCTCAATCTCTTATCGTTGTCCTAAAGCAGTTGTCCGTGAAGCTCAAACAATCGTTAGTCATATAGAAGCTTCTGAAACTGCTCCAGAAGGATTGGTTCAGAATCTAGGTCTTGCAGCTCCTAGCTTATTTAAAGTCAATGACATGGTTGTATGTCGCAATACAGCTCCATTGGTTCAGTTGGCCTATTCACTCATCAGTAATAAGATTCCAGCTAAAGTCATGGGAAGAGACATAGGTGAGGGTTTAGTAAGTTTGGTTAAGAAGCTCAGAGCTAAGAGCGTTCTTGAGTTGAGTTCTAAGCTGTTAGCTTGGAAGGACCGTGAGACTCAGCGTTTACTTAAAGATGACCCCGAAGCCAATCTTAGTAAGGTTGAAGATAAGTTTGAGTGTTTGAATTGCTTTATTGAGTTCTCTGGAGCTGAAACCGTTGACCAGTTGATTCGTGCTATTCAAACTATGTTCGGTGAGGAGTCAGCAGGAACAGTTCTATTATCTACCATCCACAAAGCAAAGGGTTTGGAAGCCAAGCGTGTATTTATTCTAGATGCTTGGAGGATGCCATCTCCTTATGCTCGTAAGCCGCATCAGCGTGAGCAAGAAATGAATCTTTTATATGTTGCCATCACACGAGCACAGCAAGAGCTGTACTATGTGGACATGCCAAAGAAGAAGAAATAGGAGGCTATTATGAAGGCATTCTATCTGTTAAGACATGAAGATGTACACGGGAATAGTGGCACTGGAGTTGTAGCTGAAGGTGTCATATTCTATGATGGTACTGGAGCCTTTACTTGGTTATCTCCTGAAAAGACTGTAACCACATTCCAAAGCATTCAAACCATCAAACGCTTGCACAGTCACGAAGGTAGAACAGAAATAGTAATAGAGGGTGGACGCACTAAGAAGGCTCAAGAGAAGTTCAATGCTTGTAAACAGTTGGCTAGTGATAAGAAGCATCAGTTGAAACTTGCTGAAGACGAGGCCAAAGCCAATAAGAAAAAGGTGGAATCATGATTGGTCAAATGTTTTATAAATATAACAACAACAAACGAGTTTATAGAGACCCCGAAACGGGAGAGAGCTTCAGCAGTCCTATATTCAAGTATTCATTCGAGGAATGGTATATCATAGGGGAGACTTCTCGCAGTTGGTTACTTGCCACTTCAAAAGACCGTAAGCCAGACTCCAAATGGGGAGTAGTTAAGTTTCCTAAGAACCAGGAGCTTAAAGAACACGGCTATCTAACTGAATCAGAAAGAAACGACTCAATTCTGTACCATGATAACTATTATAGAACAGTTGAGCGTGTTCGTAATATTAGGGATTGGAAAAACCTCAAAGAACTGATATATTTTCTGGATGAGAGAGGTATCAAGTGATTAACAATACATTTTTTATTGTTTGCAGGGAGAAAGATATAAGAAATCCCAATCATGAACATCCTAATCGAGACCGCTGGGGTTGGGAATTCGCTGATGATATAGAGCGTTTAGATTACAAAGAAGCTCTAAAAGACTTGAGAGAATACCAGGCAGCAATGCCAAGCCATGTTGTCCGTATTCGTGCTGTACCAACAGATAAAAACCGTTATGATTACAATGAGAACTCTAAACCAGAGTCCCATAGGAGCAAATAATGGCATATCAATTACCAGGCATTCACGTTAAGTTCGTTAAGAATCGCATTGATATTGGTCATGCCATCGGGAATCCAGAGGGTGATTACATGGCATTCCCTAGAGCACAGCTTAAGCAGCTCATAGGCAGGAACTATCGTCAAGCTATCGAAGAGGCCACATTGGTTATATTGGAATCTCGTATTGAGATTAAAGTGACCAGGGTAGTCGAGTATGACGAGGACGATACCATCTGCATTTATTGTGGAGCCGATTCAATCATACCAGCACAAGTAATTCCCTTGACTAAATACATTGAAAAGTCTACACTTACTAAAGTCAAGGAATATATCATGGAGTTAGTAGCATGAAAATAGCATTTGATGTCAAAGGTACAATCGAAGGACCTAGAAAGATTCAAGTTTTAGCAATGCTAAGACATCTTAAGGAGTTGGGTCATGAAGTAATTGTATGGTCTAATCTGTATTCTTATGCCACTGACGCAGTAAGAAATTATGACCTAAATGTAGAGGCTACTTCTAAAAAAATGATGCTGGACTATGATTCAGAATCAGAAGCAATGGACTTAGCTATTGAAGATGACCGTTCTCAAACATGGTTGGGAGCCAAAAAATTCTTGTTTGTAGATGAGATTCCAGACAACTCAACTGAAGCTATAAAAATTATGATGGAGCGTCTAAATGGCTAACAAATTAAATGTTTTTAAAGCTGGAGACAACGTAACATTCAGAGGTTTGACCGTTGGTAATATTACATTAGCTCCTAGAAGCGGTGTACTCCGTAAGAATGATGATAATACAACTGTTAAGGGAGTGACATCAATTATAGGAGACAAGGACCAATTACTATTCAATCCAGATGGAACTATCTATTGCCACTCGCAGCATGGTGTATTGTTAGCGAAACTTGGTAAGCGTAGAGCCAATACGAGGGGGAGCCGTGAAAACAGTAAAAGTAAGAAAAGATAAGAAAACTGGAGAGTGTTTCCTCAAGCTTGATGATTTTGCAAGCATAATAGATATTTCACGAGTTAAAAAATACACTCTAGAGCCAGTAGATGATTATGATGACAAAAATCCAAATGGAACTAAGGCTTTGATTTTAAAGTTTTACGATGAGAATGACCAAATAGTGGAGGCCAAATCATGACGGAAGCCATTGCATTACAACTAATTATTGCAGTTTCAACATTTTGCACGACATTCTACAATCAAGAAGTAAAACGAGTCAGTGAAACTCGAATGGAGCAAGAGACTCCAAGGGGCTGTTATCAGAAGATATGGACATGTGGACACAAAACAACTGATGCCACAGTTATTTCTGTGGAGACACATAATTGTATTGGAAAATATTTAAGGGGAGAATTAAAATGAAAAACTTATTTTTAACTTTGTTACTCACGCTTCAGGCTAATGCAGGGACTCCTTTTTTAGATGAAACCACAATTTCATTTAAAAAAGATATAAGACCTATATTTAAACAGGCATGTACAAAATGTCATAATGGGAGCAACAAGCTACCAGATATTACTAAATATCAAGTGGCTTTCGATTTGAAAAATGAAATAGTAGCTCGTGTTACTTCTGATAAGACTATGCCAATGTATGGTAAATTATCTGAATCCAACAGAGAACTAATTAAGCTTTGGGTAGAGCAAGGTGCAAAAAAATGATGTTCAGACTTCTCAAACACAATACTATTGCAGGTGAGTATAAGTTCTCAGGAACTATTGTGCGAATGAGTGTGTTTGATAAGGTGACTGATGATGGCAGGTTAGTATTTCACTATGATAATGACCGCTATCAGGTTCTACAAGCTGATGAGTTCAAGATTGTATATGATTCAGCTCAGGAAATGGAACGAGAGCTGGGAAAGAAGGCAAAATGAAAATAAAGATTAGACTTATCTATCCTTATTTGGATGTTGCAAACAACTTCATATATCTATCTCCGACTGGAGCCATCCGTAAAATCAGAACTGAATTTAATATCTTTGAGATGTCATTTGTTCACGGTGAGGAGCCAAACAACTATGACAATGATTTAATTAGACAAATTGAGGCCATCGAAGGTAAAAAGAACGTAGAGCTTGACCGTTTGGAAGATTGGTCATGCATTGTTTCGACTGATGGCACTATTGAGCATCCTTTTACTGGTAAGCGTGTCAAGGCAGAAAAACTTAAGATTGAAACATGGACCACTCGAAAGGAACTCCAGGCCAGAATGAGAGGCTACAGAGTTCAGATTGAAGACGCAGAACGCAAGGTACAACAGCTAAAAGACTCTAAAACAGCTATAGTAAACATTTTAAAATCAACTGATGCTGATGCAGTCATGGTACAGGAGGGTTAGATGAAAGCTCGTAAGTACTACATGCATAAGGCAGCCAAGGACGTATTCGTTGAGGTTCTAAGAGTCATGGGTGAGTCCGACGATTCACTCAGCGTATTAGTTCAGTGGTGGAATCTAGGTTTCACTGGGAATCCTTGGATGTTGCCAAACCGTACAGGTGGACCACTTCAGCAAGTGATTCAGATTAAAAAAGAACATGTTAAGAATTGGATTGAATTCAATCCCTCTGAAGACTAGAAAGCTATCAGAGACAAACAAAGGCTTGAAAATGTTGGATGAAGCTCTACAAATAACAATAGGAGCTATTATAATAATTACAGCGTTGGTTTTCATGGGAGTGATTCAATGAAAGTTTTAGAAGCCACATTTGAATTGGTAGTATTTGCGATTCAAGTGATTGTAGTGGCAGGAGTATTGAGTCATGTGTTCCCGATTTAGGTTATTTTTGAAACTGATTGCAGCTTACTTACTATTCGTATTCGTGTCAGTCAGTGTGCAGTTGGTTTACTGGACTATGAAACTATCAATGTGGTTGGAGGGTTTAAAATGATTGTACCTTATGTTTATAAAGCGAAAGTCATCAATGTAGTTGACGGTGACACTATTGATGTAGTGATTGACGTTGGTTTCAAGCTAACCACAACTCTAAGACTCAGACTTCTAGGAGTTGACACCGCTGAACTAACTTCCAAGGATGCTATAGAACGAGCCAAGGCTCAGGAAGCCAAGCTCTATGTCATTCAGGAGCTATTAAATAAAGACGTTATTATTCAAACCGAGAAGGCAGATTCATTTGGTAGATATCTTGCAAAAGTAATGATTGCAGACCGAAACTTTAATGAAGAGCTATTGCAAAAGGGACTAGCTGTTCCTTTCAAGGGGTAGACATGGAAAATGAGCCAAAAATCACAGACGCAAACCAAGTTTATGTTGAAGTAGATACCAATAGTGCTCTAAGAGTTAAAGGGGTAGCCGATTTAGTAGCCACTCTAACTCACATGGGAGCAGTTGGGGAGGTTGGACTCAGAATGAAGGATGTTGACACTGGAGAAGTTTTTGTTATCTCTTATCAAGGTAAGGAGTAAGTTATGAAAAAAATTATATGTTTATATGGTGGACCAGGAGCAGGTAAGTCAACCCTTGCAGCAGGACTATTCTACAGACTTAAGTGTTTGGGACTAACTTGCGAAATGAACCGAGAATACATCAAAGACTGGGTATGGGAAGGCAGGAAAATCCGACCAGGCGACCAGACGTATTATTTTGCCAAGCAAGCTCGTAAGGAACGAGTGTACATGGAAAATGGAGTTGATGTAATTATTACAGATTCGCCACTCATTCTCACTCACTTCTATGGTCTTAAGTATGACCACTTTGAACAGACTTCCAATACATCACTTGTCATGCTGAAGCATCATCACGAAGTTTGCAAGTATTATGGTTTTAAAGTAGAGCATTTTGTGTTATCTAGAACCAAGCCCTATGACCCCAAGGGCAGAAACGAAGATGTAGAAACCGCTAAGCGTTACGATACAGAAATCCAAGACATGTTAGATTCTGTGGGAATAAAATATACTAAAATTGATGCCAACTCAGGTGAGGACGCATTGAATCAGATAGTTGACATCCTAACAATGACTGAAGCTCAGAAGTTAGAGCGAGATGTAGATGCGGCTTTCGTTAGTTATGCAGCAGAGAATCCAGATGCAGACTTAAGTGATGTTGAGGCATGGGTTCCGTCAGAACGCATTGATATTGTAGAGACTGAGCTGTTACCAAGACTCAGAGTTACAGAAGATTCCACACTCAATCCTAAGTTAAAGTCTTTTAGAACCATTAGTGCTCCTTGGGGTATTACAATAGAAAAATATTTCGGAAACAAAATCCAAGTATATCCTAGAGGTAAGCTTGAGGCCAACAAGCTGGCACTGAAGGCAGCAGCGGAGCGAATGAGAGCTGATGAATTGAAAGTATTTCAAAACCAAGACAAGCAGAAAATAATTAAGGAGTAAACTATGAAAACGATATTTTGTCCTCCAGAGCATGAGCCAGATACTTTGATTGAATGTTCAAAGGGACATCAGTTTTGGGTAACTCCTATTGGAGAAGAAAACTTGGAATGGAGCGAAAAACACAAGAGTCTTAAGGCAGTTTGCCCAACTTGTGGAGAACGAGAAGAAAATGAAATAAATTTAGGAGGTTTCAATGGAATTCGATAAGCCATCCACTAAATACATGTTCTATTCAATTATAGGACTCGCTATTGTTGCCATAATTGGACTGATGTCATTGCATATTAGTTATGAGAGAGCCGAGTCCCAAGCGGCTCACGACCGAGAGCTTGCTTGCAATACCCTCAAGCCTAAGTATGGCAGCGTGTTTGAGGTACGCAGCGGCTTTTACGAAGGCAGACTGATTCAAGCCACTGAACTAAGACAGAATCAATACGTTAGAGGTTATATTGTCGATGACTTGAGACCTTTAGGCCTTGTAAAATCTTCAGGGGAGCCAGTGACTTTAGAGTGTCCAATCCTAAAACTTGAGGGAGGCTATTAAATGAAATTCATTATTCTAACTATATTCCTGAACTGGTCATCAGTCAAGTATGGCTCTGAAGCCGAAACCAAAACGCTGTATCTGAAAGCCACTCAAGTTACCACTATTCACGGGGAGGAAGATTACTACCACGATAAGCAAAACGAGAGCCCACTTTATACAGCTTGCAAGGTGGATATTGATGGCAAACCCCACTATGTATTTTCTTCATGTTCTGATTTAGTTGAAGAGGTCAACAAAGGACTAAGCAAATAATGTACTGTGCGAAGTGTCAAGAACTCATGGCAGGTCAGACCGAAGTAAAAAATCCAGAGGGTTATTATTGGCCTTATTATTTTCAGCTATGTAAAAATTGCAGGTTATCCGACACTATGTCAGAGTCCGAGATGCGTTCAATTATTAAAACCAATGAGTGTATATGTGATGCAAGCTGGTCAGGTAGAGATGATGCTCAGTGGTTAGCTTGTGGAGCACCTAGTTGTGTCTGTAAAGGTTAAGCCCAATCCTAACCTAGATGGCAAGACTCATATCAATGTCTATTCCAAAGGCAGAACCAAGCTTGGTCGGATGCTATCTAATTTCTACCATGCAGAATTTACAATTCCAGACGATGGAACTTTTCAATCTATAGAAGGCTATTGGTATTGGCTATCGTGTAAAAATGACAAGCTCAGAACTCTACACGGATACGAAGCCAAGCGACAAGGCAGAATCCTAAGAGGTGAGGACTGGCCCGACCAACCAGAATTTAAAAATAAAATCCGTCAAGCAATCCTAAACAAAATCACTCAAAATCCCAAAATAGCTAAAGCCTTGAAAGCCAGTAATCTGATGTTGACGCATTACTATGTGGACCGACAAAATAATCCAATAGTAGTGACTGAAGGGGATTGGATGTTGGAATTTATAGAAGAGGTTAGAACAGCACTTACTAATCCTAGTAGCAATTAGTAGTTGTTAGTAGTGAATGGTAGTAGAGTGTAAAGTCAGCTTTACAGTATGTGTGACGGGAATAGCAGGATGCTGGGAGCACGTTAATAGGACGCTCCTGAAAGCTAATATGAAGCGTATTATGTATCCTATAATGGCTATTAGATAGAACGAGATAGAGATAGATAGAAGTCGATAGGCGCAGATAGGAATAAGAGGAATTTTCTAATATGAAGCGTCAAATCGAATATAACGCTTATAAAGCCTAAAAATGTCAATTTTACTTGCCCTATCCCTCACGATACATGCCAAACCCTCAAAGCTGTTATAATTGAGGTATGGACGAATCAATAAAGCTAAAACCTCACAATAAGTATCGTAAGGCGAAATATACCTCTCAGGACGTTAGGACTAAGGCTCTAGAAGCTAGGGACGAACTTCTAGCCAATGTAGACTTCTTAATGGAGGTCATCCGAAAAGACAGATATAACCTCAAGCGTTACGAGGAGCGTTTTGGAGACTTACGTTATCGTCCTATAGTATCCAAGGGGAGTGAGGACGGTTCTATAGAGCCAACGTATGGCAGTCCTACAGAGCTTGTCCTAGAGCCATTAGCGTCTAAATACAGAGCCACAATCAAATCGCTCCTAGACTCAATCAAGCTGATATCCACTGAAATCTTACCAGAGGACAACCCTGAAGGTGAGACTTCAGAACCCACTTCAGAGTCTAAGGAAGAGGCTACAACTAAGCGTCAGTCCCTAAGAGACCAGTTTAAATCTATGTCAGAGAACCCGTCAGCATTCAAAGCACCTGAACCAGAAGCCACTGAAGACGAAGACTTGGAAGATTTTACAAACCAAGTCAAGCAAGGTCTTGCAGATGCAGACCAAGGTAGAACTAAACCAACCAAGGAAGTCAAGGCCACTGTAGCCAAGTCATGGAGGGATACAACTCCAAAGGCTCAACCAATCAAACCCAAAGCGAAGAGTGTGGTTTCAGAACCAGAGAAGAAATCCCAAGAGAATAAGCCAAAGGATATAGAAGGACCAAAGGGATTAAGTCCCATGATGAGAGCAAGGTTAGCAGGAGGAGGCTTGTCTAGGATGGATGCACTGAAGAAGAAGTATGAGGATGATGGAGATGATGAGTAGTGAGACGATGTGAGAGGAGCATGGGAGGATGCTGGGTGGAGGGAGGGGAGATACCCCCCCCGTAAGAATCCTTTTTCTGGGTTTTAGGAGTCCCAAAAGGAGACTGCCCAGAGAGTACACGAATAAAAATTTTTTAAAAAATATGCCAAAAATATATTGTAATAATTACATAACAGGAGCGTCAGAATAATGGAAACCGTAAAGAAATATGAAGTGATGAGTGAGCAGTTGTTCCATGTGAATTGGGAACAGTATCTTAATATCCTAGATAGGTCTAAAGCCTATGTCCTGGTAGAAGAATATACTGCCTCACTGGGTTATGGAAGTCTGCCCGACATGTCAGAAGAAGCCATTGAAGATGTAGCACATTATCAGAGCAGATGCATTGTGGTCAATAATTTAGATAAGCCTAGTGAAGTGTTTAAGAAACAACTAATGGCTCAACTGACTGACACGGGTAATCCAGTAAAGGAATACTCTGACCTCCAACTAGCTGTAGAAGAAAGCTATGTAGAATGCCTGGAGAACTTTGGACTGCCTTCTGTAGTGGTTGACTTGGGTGATGGAGAATACATGGTAGCTCCAGTTACTAAAGAAGAAATTACAATTAGGCTCCTTTCTCCCGTACAAGGATGTCTGATTATTTTTAAACCCAGAATGTTCTCTAGATTTAGGATTAAACAAGGAGCTTAATATGTTAATAACCTCAGATGATGAATTAGCCAAGGATGTGAAAGTCATAGACTTCATGGGTAAAGAAGTGGCCTTCGTAAAGAGCTTTGATACGGAGACCAAGGAAGCTGAACTTTATATTTCCAATAGGGATAATAAGCTTACGGTCATCAAGGATGGTAGTGAAGAGGGAGATGAGGTTGGACAGGTATTGGTTGTTAAAGTGAAACTCTCAGGATGTAAGTTAATCAATAAGCGTACTGGAGAAGAAGTCAAATGAGCAAGCGTAGTTGGATTGAAGAACAGTGTTTCCGTATGTGTAGTGCTGAAGGGGTAGAATGTCTCTGCTTTAAAGAGATTAAGAATAAGCATACGGGTTCTAGCTTCGATGACTTCCGTAAAGAATACCTGGGTGAGTTTAAAGAAGAAAAGCCTCAATACATGTGTAATTGCGGTCAAGTGTTTGAGCATCCAATGGAACGTACTGCCCATGCTGCCACTTGTGAAAAGATGACTAAAGCCCTGAACGATAACGTCCAAGACCACATAGAGGTAGATGATGAATAAGCCCGAAGCCAAAGTAGTAGTTAAGAAGAAACGTAAAATTTACAAGCTCGAAGACCTGGACATGACTGACATTGAGCTACTGGCTAAAGCGTATAGCCTAGATGACCAAAGCTTCCTATGCCTGGGAACCAGAGGCTACAAGCTCATCCAGTTAGGGCTCATGAGTGATGAACTCCAAATTACTTATGCAGGACGCAGATATATGTGGGCTCTCCAGCAAGAAATCAAGGCTAAGAAGAAGGCTCCTAATAGTACCCAATAAGGTATAATTAGAGTAAGAATTACAAACAATATACCCGATGGGGATGATTATGGATATCGCTAAAAAATGGAAAGAATTCGTAGGAAGACTAAACGACAAGGGTGTTCCCGTACCTATGGCTCGTGACCCAAAGACAGGTAAAGGTTCCGTATCCCTTTCAATGGTAGTCGTGAGCTTCGGCCTAATGTCTCTTTGTGCAATGTTGGCTATGGCAATGGTCGTAAACAAGTGGGCTGGGTTCTTTTCTGAAGATGCTGAATCCTTAACTGCTTTGAAGGAAGCTTTCTTCATGGCCTTTCAGATGGCTGGTTTAAGTGTAGGTTTGTACTGGGGTCGTAAGTTCCAAAAGGACGATAAGGGTGGAGTCATCGTTGACGGTGGAAAAGCGGAGAATGAATAATGTTTCTACGGCAAGAATACCTCAAGATAGCCAGACGCTTTGTCAGTGCCTTATCTGACCAAGTAGTGAAACTCTTACAAAGACCAAGAGAGGTAGACTTGCATTTTCATCCTGAAGAAATCATGGCTGAACTAATGATGAAGGCTCACCGTGAAGGTTACGAAAAAGGTCGTAAGGAAATGATGGCAGTCTTAGACGAATTTAATGATACGTCAAAGGACCCAAAAGAAAACTAATATGACACAAGACATTGTTGAAAATATTATAGGGTTATCCAATAAAGAATTCGCTGAAGAATTCGAGTGGCTTAGGGAGCAGATTGAATCTGACCCCCTGACCAATTTTATTGAGCATCCCCTGTTCATGAACTTCAAACCTACTCCAGCTCAACGAGTGGCCTTGAAGACTATTTTCCAACAAGAACTAAACGAGACCCAGCAATTTAATGTGTGGATGGAAGTCAAGAACGACGAGGGTAATTTCGACCTAATCCCAGTTCCCATGACTGAGACCGAAATCTATAAGTTCATGACGGACAAAGATTACGATGTCACTCAGATTAAGCTTAAGAACAAAATCAACTTCATCATCGGAAGACGGGGAGGAAAGACTACCCTAGCTGCCATGCTTGCCATCTATTGTGCAATTATTACAAACTGGAGACCCTACCTCCAAAAGACTCCGTTTGCCACAGTATTGGTTTTGTCTCACTCCAGAGAATTCTCAGATGAGGTCTTGGAGATTATCCGTACCTTTATTGAAACGTCCCCAGTTCTAAAACGACTCATCAACCTAAAGAAGAAGAACACGACTAGCACTATGAACTTGTCAGTTCCGTTCTTTGATGATAATAGAAAAATTACATACTCAAGGGTTCAGATTAAAGTCGGAGCTGCAAGCTCCAAGACCACACGAGGTATCGCTGCGTGTGCAGTTATATGTGACGAGATTGCGTTCTGGAACTTGGACGAGAACATGAAAGAAACCGACGAAAAGATTATGAAAGCGGTTCGTCCAGCTACCAAGCAGTTCGGTCGAAAAGCCCTACTCATTAAGATTTCTTCTCCAGGTATCAAGCAAGGGGTTCTCTACAAGGAATACCTCAAATGGGGTAAGGGAGAACTTCCAAGTACTTACTCAGTCTTTAAAGCTCCTAGTTGGGTTTGGAATACCATCCTTCCCAAGGAAGAATTTATCGAGGAATGGGAACTCGACCAAGACGGATTCGACACTGAGTATCGAGCTAACTTCGTTGACTCTTTAAGTAATTTCATCCTACCTGAATTCATTGACATGGCAACGATTAAGGGAGCCACGTTCAATCCTCCAGAAGCTAAACGGTCTCAAGTCGTTTATAGAGCAGCTATAGATGCTGCCTTTAAGAAGGACCATTTCACGTTCAGCGTTGTAGGACATTTCGAGAACCGCATCAAGCAATACGTTTTAAAGGGCTGGAAGGGAACTAAGAAAAATCCAGTCAAGGCCAAAGATGTGGCAGAGTACGCAAGGACAATTTGTAAAGAATACGGTATTGATGAAGTAGCGGCTGACCAATACTCGTTTGAACCGTTGCGTGAAATTTTTGCACAGTACGGGGTTACGTTGATTGAAAAGCCGTTCTCCCTTACTTTCAAGAAGCAGATTTATTTTAACTTAAAGCGTTTGATTCACTCCCAACAGATGGACCTTTTGGATGTTGAAGAACTTTCAAAGGAATTGAAAGAATTAGTCATCGAGCAAACTGGCTCTGGTCAGATTAGGATTGGACATCCCCCAGGCGGTTCAGATGACTACGCTGACTCGACTGCCATAGCCGCTTATTTAGCAGTTGAATCTGCTGGACAAATAGGATATGATTTTGAAGCTAGTATGGGCAAGGAAGATTACGGAGTTAAAACCGATGTCAACGGTAGAACATTTGTAGCTCCACCTCCAGAACTCTTGGCAGAATCCTATGGATATGGAATTAAAGACAATTCCAAGGACTATGTGAGAGACCCCGTTACAGGTAAGTTGAAGCGAGTAGAAGACGAAGAGGATGACGGGACTGATGACGATGACGGACCCCAGTTCATAATCTAAGTCTGTGATATAATTATATTAGAGTAGAGTGTTACAGGAGCATCTAAATATATGAAACCATTGAGAATAATTCTAGATTTTTTGAGTTACGAGGGTACTCTTACCAATAATCCACAAGATGCGGTAGCTATTAAACGCAAGGTAGAAGAATCCAACGTCTCTGAAGTTACTCGTTTGCAAAGCTCCATTGCTCCAGCTACGGTAGACCAGGCCATTACTCTGCCTGATGCCACTAGCGACTACCTCCTTCTTTTTATAGACAGACAAATTTCAATTAAATTAAACGGTTCCAGTGATGCCTTGGTTTTGAAGCCAAAGGTAGCTGGTACTAAGACTCCAGTTTTTATGATGAGGGGAGATATTACAGGTTTGACGATTTCCAATGCAGGTGCAGAAGCGGCAAACATTGATTTAATTGCAGTTAATATCTAAGGAATAACAAATGGCTGATGATAACAAAAAATCCAACATTTTCCAGAAAGTTCTAGCCGCTACAGACGTTTGGCTAGAGACTCAAATTTCTAAAGGAAAGAACTCCGTCCAACAAGAGATTGAAGACGAAGCAGATTTCTTCTACCGTAAATCCGTAGCTAAGGACCAATCATTTTATGTGGGTACTCAGGGCTATCAGGAAAAACCGTATCGCTTAACCTATGAACATTTGAAGCAGATGAGTCTTAAGGACTCTATCATTTCTGCTATTATCCAGACCCGACAAAATCAGGTTTCTGGGTTCTCGAAGCTTGTTAGGACTCCGTTTGATAGAGGGTTTAAAATCAATTTAAAAGACGAGCAGAAGCTTCTTGAGGAAATCAAGGAAGAGCTTAAAAAGTCTCCTGAGTTCCAACCAAAGAAGCCTCTTCAAGACCCAGCAGAAGCCCAAGGCAATGTACCTTCAGAAGACGAAGTAAGTCAGGCATTGGACCAAGCTGAAGCTGATGTTAAAAAAGCTAACCAAGAATTTGACCACTCAGATGATGACAAAGATGCCTTGGCAGAAGCTATGGACGGTCAACCCGATTCCGACACTGACCAGTCTGAGGCAACAGATGATGATGAAGCTCAAAAAGTTAACTGGAGATTGAACCGTAAGGCCAAGGAAATCTTGGATAAAAAGTATGCTCAACGCAGACGTAATGTAGAGCAGTTCGTCCTAAATTGTGGTAAGACCAAAGACCGACCATTTGAATCTAGACGTTGGAATTTCGACACTATGTTGAGAGCCATCGTGAGAGACTCCTACACTTATGACCAACTTGGAATCGAGCGAGTACCAGACCAAGCCAATAGAATCCATCATGTGGTTCCAGTTGACGGTTCTACAATTCGCTACGCTTCTCCCGAACTAGGCAAGTACAAATCATTCCCTCTTCAATCAAGCTATGACATCCTGTATCCTGAAAAGGAACTTGATGCTTTGAATAAAAAGGATGCTTTGGAATTAGACCCTAAGCTTCTTGAGCAGAACAAGTATAAATGGGTTCAAGTAGTTCGAGGACGTATTGAACGAGCATTCACAGAAGACGAACTTAAGGTTGGGCATAGAAATCCAACTACTGACATTTTCAATAATGGCTATCCTGTAGCTGAGTTGGAACTGTTGGTTAACCTAGTTTCTTCTCACTTGAATACTGAGTTTTACAACCAGGCTTATTTCTCTCAAGGTTTCTCGGCTAAAGGTATCCTTCACATTAAGGCTCCCTTGAATCGTAGAAAAATCGAGACTATCCGTCAGCAATGGCAGCACATGATTAAGGGTTCAAGGAATTCTTTCCAGACTCCTATCTTCGCAGGTATGGACGAGGTTAACTGGATTCCCCTTACCCAGAACCATACAGACATTGAATTCCAAGGTTGGTTACAATATCTTATCAAGATGATTTGTGCTATCTACCAAATCGACCCACAAGAAATTGGTATCGGTATGAAAGAGGAAGGCTCGAAGGGGTCTGGTCTTTCAGGAGATAACACTCAAGAGAAAATCGACCTGTCACGAGACAAGGGTCTTTACCCTCTTTTAAGATTCCTTGAGAACTTCATCAACTGCAATATCATTGACGATGTGGACCCAGACTTCTATCTTGAATTCGTAGGACTTCGTGATGAGTCTATGAAGGAAGCTCTTGAACGCCAAGAAAAAGAAGCCAAGTTTAAAAAGACTGTAAATGAGATTCGTGCAGAGGATGGACTTCCTCCGTTGCCTGGTATGGATGACTTTATCAATGAACCGACTTATCTTCAGTGGTACACTCAGTTCAGTGAAAAGGGTATGAAGAAAATGCAACAAGACCAGCAAGCTCAAATGACTCAGGGAATCATGAGTCAACCGAACACTCCTCCTGGAGGAGGCGGTAAAGATGGAGGAGAAAATCCTCCACCTGAAAATGCGGCTGACCCCCATGTTGCTCAAAACCTTGAAACCCAATCCCCCGATGGTATCAATGCAGCTATCGAAAAAGATGGCATGGAAAAGGCTCTTAAAGTAGAGTACTACAAAATTAAGGGGTAACATGCCTACAGTTAAAATCATCCTAGATAAAGGTGAGACTCCTGAGCAAGCTGAAGAATTGCTCCTCAAAGCTTTTGAAGCTAAGAGTAATGGAGACATGCACACTGAGGACTTCAGTGACCCAGCTATGCAAGATGCATTGCAAAGGATGATTCAACTCCAAGAAGACAACTATCAAGCATTGATTCAAGAAGTAATTCAAGCTTTAGACGAGGAGTACAATAAAAATGGTAACGTCTAAGGCTGTACTAGAAATTATCAAAAAGATTGTAGAGCGAAGACACAAAGCTCTCATCATCTCATTGCTTGGTAGAGAAATGTTCTCAAGAGCCGAACTTAACGAGCTTGAAAAGAATGGGATTGATACGTCAAATAAGACTTCTTTAATGGAACTTATTTACCATCATAACTTCTTGAATCCACATGGAACTAGCGGTCCCAATTCAGTTGAAGACATGAAGAGTCAGCAGTCTGTTTCAGGAGTAAAGCCTCAAGGGGATGCTCATTCTTATGGAGTTGACCATGCCAACGAAGCTCTTAAAACAGCTATTGATAAACTGAAACAGGATGTTACAGCTAGACTTATAAACTTAGTTCAGGAAAATAATCAGAACTATAAGTACAATGCTTTGCAAAACCTCGAAAGAACCGAAGAGATGGATGCTCTAGTTAAGGAATCTACCTTAAGCAAACTAAAGCAAAAGCTCAGAGATACCACTCAAGATGTAAACCGTGACTGGCTTCGAGTAGCCACTACCGTTATGAGTGAGACCATTGGGAATGGTTCTGTTGATAGAATTGTTACCGAGAATCGAGAAAAGGACCCAGACGAAATCTACGTTTATCGAATTGTGGTCAATGATGCTGCGTTGTGTAAATATTGTAGACGTTTTTACATGGATGAGGACGGAAGTCCTAAAGTGTATAAACTTTCGACACTTCTTGGCAATGGTTCTAATTTTGGTAAGAAGAAAGATTCCTGGCTTCCAGTCGTTGGAGCCACACATCCTAATGAGAGATGCTCTCAAGTTATTGAAATAAAACGAGGTTGGAAAGTTCTTCCTGGAGGAAGACAAACCTACATCGGTCCTGAAAAATGGAACGATTACATAGTCAATAAAGTCGTTAAATAATAATTGACTCCCCTTTCAAACATTGATATCCTATGAAAGCTGGTACTGGGTCTAGTTGAAAAACACTAGGTCTGATTCGAGTGGACAGTATGGACGCACACACTGGACTACCCTCGGTGTTTACTCCTTTGTAATCGAGACGGACTCGTTCTGAGTCGTTCAGGTAGCGAAGCCAAAAAAGTGGAGCCATACTCCAGTACCAGCACTATTTTTGAGGATTTAATGGTAAAGGTACTCATGGTGCAAACTTACGGATATAGATGGAAAATCACTACAGAAGATGGAAAAGTTCTTACTGATGATATTCTTATCCCTGCCCATCAAGCCGAAGATTATGTGAGAGCTTGGGTATCTAGCTTTCAGAGCTGGACTTATGAAGTCATACCACTAGCAAAACAGGAGAAGAAAAATGTTTGAAGAAGGAGAGCGTTACCGCATTGAGGGTAAAAGCGTAGATATGTTTGTAGTTGGTATTGACAAGGAAACCAGCGACGATATAAGATTAGCTATCTTCTGGGTCAATCAGGAAACTGGAGCCATGCTATCTGCTGATGAAATAACTATTAAGAAAGCAGATTATAGCAAGTGGAAGAAAGTGGAGGTTGTATGAGTTTATTGGAACAACAGATTAAAGAGCTTCAGCAAAGGAAGTCAAAGGCTGACCTTTTTAAACTTATTCTGGAAGAGATTCAAACCAATCCAAAGAAAGAACAGTTTGCTGAAGTTTATGAAGATGTTATGGCAGAACTGGCAGAATTTGTTAGTGGTAGAGTTCAAGCCATTGAAAACGGAGAAGAAAAACAACCAGCTAAACAACCAGCAGAATTGACGGAAGAGGATAAAGACCTCCTTAAAGCTCTCGCAAATAGAGCAAGGGAGAGAGTCAGTGCTCCAGTTCAAAATACAGGAGCCTTTGCAGACGAAGATATTACTGTTCCAAAAAATCCCCAACCAAGAGCTAATAATTCACAGAAGCAAGCCAAGAGACAAGACATGTTGCAATTTGCTCAACAGCATCGTCATTTAGATAGAAAGCGTGTCACAGTTCACACTCCTCAAGGAGACGTTGGAGGCATTGTTGTGGGAGCTATTGCACCTAATCTTATTATTAAGACTGATACGGGTCACGAAGTTCCTGTTCCTCCAGAAAATATTACGGTGGAGTAATCTATGACAACGAAAAAGACCAAGAAGAAACCAACTAAAAAGAAGAAGCTTCCTCTAGCTAATAAAATAGCTAATCTACCACGTTTAGAGGATATGAAAACTTTCGTAGTAGATGAAGAAGAAACTCTTGTAGAAAAAGTTCTTAATGAGAGAAATCTCATCACAACTCCAAGCATGGAACATACTGCTCCAGTACATCACGAAACTCAACTTGGAACAGTTCGCATTGAAGGAGAAGTGACTCCACAGAAATTGGCTCTAGCCAAACAATTCGAGCAAGTATTCCAAGCTTCTGTAGATGAAATCATGGGCTTGGCAAGCATGACTCCTAATCCAGAGACTATGGATTTTGTTAAGCGTTCTGGTTTAACAAACAAACAAGTCGAGGAAATGAAGAAATCAGAGCCCTGGACTACGTTTCAAATCAATGGAGAAACTCTGCTCAAGACAACGGATAATAAGATTGAGAATGTAAAGTTCTATTTTTATCGTTTGGAAAGAGCTGTGATTCAACAAATCAATTTGAGAAAACAGGCAGAAGAAGACGCTAAAGAAGCCAGATTAGAGCTTGGAGATGCCAAAGCAGATGTGGCTAGACTTAATAAAAGAATTGAAAAAATTGCAAGCGATATCCAAGCTGGAGTTTTTAATCAATCTTTAGCTTCAAAATTGTTCTTGTCAGTCAAAAAAGTTTGTAGTAATCTATATCAGTCAGTACTTAATTTACTTAAATAAGGAGTAAAACATGGGAAAGAAGAAAACCAATAACGGTGGAAAGCCACATCAATCATTGTCTTTTGAACAACTGGTAGCTAAGGCTAACCAGGAGCGTTTGAAGCCATACATCCATGAGCTTTTCATGAGTTTGGGCAATGATTTGTCTCAACGAGTTTTCCGTCAACTCGCTAACATTCAAACACGAGTGATGGCATTAGAAGAAATTCTTATTGGGAAATTCAATGTTACTGAAGTTGAGATTCAACAAAAAGTGGCAGAAATCGAAGATGAAGCTACTGGTTATAAGTCAGTAACTCGTCCTGCTGAAGCTGGAGACCTTCTTCGTGTAAGCATCGAGACCAAAGCAAAAGGTACTGAGGAATTCACAGCTCCAGTAAAACGTCAAATTACTAAGCTCTTGAATCAACCTTTCAGCTTGACTGAAACTATCGAAAAGGCTCTTGTAGGAGTCTCTGCTGGAGAGACTAAAGAAGTCACTCTTGAAGGTGATTTCTTGGTTCGAGTCACAGTAGACCGAGTTTCGGAAAACCTAGCTGCAAAAGCACAAGCTGAAGCAGAGGCAGCTAAAGCTGCTCAACCTACTGAAACGGAGCAGACAAATGAAAGTCCGAATGCTTAGAAACCTCATAGGAGTCGAGAAGCTGGGCAAGGCTTCTCGAAGGAATGCAGGGGACCTCTTTGCTCCCACTGAAGTCACTCACAATATCGGAGTAGTTCGTTACGTTGGAGAAGACCTTACCTCTAAATTCTCAGTAGGCCAGAAGGTTTATTGCGGTAATCAGAGAGAAGAAATTCGCATGGACGGAGCCGATATAATGGTGATGCAAGAGCAAAATGTAATTGCCATTGTGGAGGACTCAGATGAGGAAGTCAAAGAAGAATCCTCAGAAGCCTAGAAGGATGTTCGATTTTAGCGGTAAGCAGAACGCTGACGCTAAGATGGCTCAGTTGGGTATCCATTTGGAAACTCTCTTAGAGCATGGCATCAATTTTAGAGACCGTATCATTACTATAAAAGATGATATTGATTCTGACTTATTTTTAAAGATTGACGCTGCTTTATCTGAGATGGAGTCAGATAATCGTAGAGCCATTACCATTAGAATCAACAGTCAAGGCGGTTCAGTTTATGACGCTTTAGCTATCGTTGGTCGTTTGAAATCATCTAAATGTAGAATTGTTACTATTGGCTTTGGAGCCATCATGTCAGCGGCTACCCTTATTCTAGCTTGCGGAGACGAGAGAAAAATGTCAGATATTGCATGGTTCATGCACCATGAATCACAATATGCAGTAGAAGGCTCTCATAGCCAGATTGTGGACGCTGTGACTCAAGCTGAGAAAGAAGAAGCTCAATGGGCTACAGCAATGGAAGGCTACAGCAAGAAGGATGCCAAGTTCTGGAGAAAAGTAGCCAAGGATAAAAACGCCTATTTTACAGCTCAGGAATTACTTGACATGGGTGTAATTGATGAGCTAATCTGATAATAGACTACCAGTAGGGAGGTGTCTATGAAGCAAGGTAATGATAATTTCAGAGAAGGCTCTTGGGTATTTTATAATAATCCTGGACATCACTTTCATTTGATGATGTTCCAAATTCAAAAAATTGTACCTATGACGATGAACTCTCCAGGAGGCTATGATTTAGTCTATGGAGCTAGGTCAATCTTCGCTAAATGTGATGAGCTTATTCATAGGGGAGACCCCAAAGTTCAGAACATGATTCTATCAAATAGATATGTTCCAGAAAACAAAGCTTTCGTAGTTGGCTCTAACGGAGAACCTTTAGTTGTGATTGATAATATTGGAACCAAAGCTTCTCATGATGGGCATGAAGTGGTAGAGAATTATGCTGGAGGTAAATCCTTCAAGTATTGCAGAAATTGTAAGGTGGAAGTTAGTGAATAAACCAAAAGTATCTTTAATGAAGAGGATTGATGCCTACTTGAAAAAAGTAGCAAATCCTCCTCATTATGGAGGAGACCCACGAATAAAACCATCGGATTTAGGCTCCCCTTGTTACAGAAAGATATTTTATTCTTATCTCAGAACAGAACCCGATACGCAGATTGATGCGAAACAAAAAAGAATCTTTGATACTGGAGATGCTTTCCACGATATGTTGAAGGAGTGGGTAAAAGGCACTGGAGTCTTGGTCGAATACAAGGACCCAAAAACAGGCCAAATCCCAATTAACAAGTGGAGCAAAAAGCCAGACGGGGAATTTCCAATCGTAGTTCCTGAGCTGGATATTAAGCAGGGAAAGATTGACGCAATCCTGAAGATTGATGGAAAGCTCTGGATTGGAGAATTCAAATCCATCAAGGATGAAAAATTTCACGACCTTACAGGTGCTCAAGAAGAGCATAAAATCCAAGCCAATACTTACGTCCACCTCTTCGAGTACTGCTTGAATCGAGGAGATTACAAACACATCAAGGAACTAGAAGGCTTCACAGAAGTTCAAGGAGTCATTTTTATTTACCTTAATAAGAATGATTCGGAGCCGAAAGAGTATGTGGTCGAGAAGGACGATAAACATTTGGAAACCATTATTTCCAAAATTGCAAAACTCAAGAAGTATGTTGAGAAGAAGGAACTTCCTCCAAAAACATCCCACTATTGCAACTACTGTCCATTCCAGAAAAAATGCAAGAAAAATTTTAATCCACTTGATTCTGATGATTCAGAGTGATACCATGTACTGGCAGGAGTCTTAATTATATCACACGGATAGGTGTTATATGGTTTAAAACTCAGGGATATAATTAGAGTATGAGAACTAGGACAGAGATGGACCTTTTAAATTTAAGACAAAGATACCGAGATTATTTGAAATATCTCAGGTCTAGAACTGTCATTCCTCTTGAAGAGTATAGGAAAGCTTATATTCGATATGAGGCTTGCAATCAGGTTTTAATGGAATATAGGCTTAACTATAAATACAAAGACATAGCATAGGAGAAAAATATGTCACTTTTGGGTAAAAACTTATTGAAAGTATTAGGAGTCCTAATGGTAGGGACTATTCTAGGAATTGGAATCTATCAAGGTAAGGATTATATCCAAAACCAACCAGTGTATTCCTCTTTTGACGATGCAAAACCGTATGAGAAAATCACAGTAGTAAATGAGGCTCAACCATTGAAGCCAACAATCGCACCTGCTGTTGAACCAGTCAATCCTGAAACTCTAAAAGTTTTGACTCTTCGTCCAGATAACACGTTGATTTTTAACGAAGTTGTGACTGACGATTCAGTAGCCAAATTTCAGCTTAAACTAAACGAAATGAGTAATAAGCTTCCTGCAAGCCAAGAAATCATCTTAGTTCTTTACACTCCAGGTGGAAGCGTTGATGCTGGTATGTTACTAATTGATAGCGTCAAAGCTGTTCCTCAGAAAGTCAAAACCTTAACAATTTTCGCAGCTTCTATGGGTTTTCAGTTTGTACAAAACCTTGACGAGCGTCTTATTATCCCTTCTGGAGTCTTGATGAGCCACAGAGCTACGTTGGGTCTTCAAGGTGAGTTGGATGGAGAATTTGATGTTCGATTGAATTCTATCCGAAGACAAGTACGCTACATGGACCAAATTGCTGCAAATAGAATGAAAATGCCTTTGGACGCTTATAAGACCTTGATTCGAGACGAATACTGGGTTCATGGTTTTGAGTCCGTAGAAGATAGGGCAGCAGATAAACTTATCTTGGCTAGATGTGGGAAAGAAATGACTGGAACAGAAGAAAAAGAAGTACCTACATTCTTCGGACCTATTAAGGTTGTTTTCTCTAAATGCCCTTTGATTACCGCTCCTCTTGAAATCAAGTTTGATAAATTAGCTCCAGAGGGTCTTCCTGAAATGAAAACCTACATGAGTCTCTTGTATCAAGACCCAAAAGAATTCTTCAATACCTACATTAAAACAGAAAAATTTATGCAGGTTCTTGTAAATAAGAAAAAGTAGTTGACGAAATAATCTACATTTGATATCCTTCGAGTAGGGGAAGTTAATAGCTTCCCCTTTTAACATCTTGGAGACATAACATAACTCCGCTTAATCATTAAGAAATCGGAGATATTATGTCATCGGATGACCAAAAAAGAACCCTATCGTTAGTTGAAAAAGCCCTGGACTTAACGGATTTAAGAGCCAGAACTTACTGGAATACAGTAGGACTCAACAAAGAATACTTCCCTACAGAGCCTAGACCAGAATCAATCCCCACGTTTAATAAGCATGGACGGGTTCTTCAGGAACCTCAAGACGAGTGGTGGATTAACTCAAAAGAACATAATTTTTGTTTCTGGTCCTACTTACGGGAGAAGAGTCAACCAGATGGAACGATGGAACCTCTCCTACAATCTGAAATTGCAGACCTGTTTGGATGTTCAAGTACTAAAGTCCACTTTATGTTAAAAGAGGCTATGGATAAATTGATGGCTGAAGAGAACATGCAAATATTACAAAATCTCCTGAATTTGACCGAAGAAGAACCATCAGAACATAATGTAGAAATTACATCCATCAGCAATATAGAGCAGCTAGATGAGGATGAAGACTCCGAATAAAATCAATAGCCATAGATGTTGTATAATTTATCTATGGCAGATAAAAAATTCAACATTATCGTACCTACAGAATTAGTCAAGGGAGAAGACGGTGATTGGAAAATCATGGGTCTTGCCTCGACTCCTTCTAGAGACCTCCAAGGTGAGGTCATTGACCAGTCTGGTCTAGACCTAACTCCTATCGACATGAAAAAGGGTATCTTCAACTGGGACCATAAAAAGGGTCCAGAAAATACCATTGGAGTTATCGACTCTTATAAGAAATCAAAAGATGGCCTTTGGCTTCAAGGAAGACTTCTGAAGAACCACAGTAAAGCCAAGGCGGTCTATGAAATCATGACCTCCCTTAATAAGGCAGATGTGGGTCGAATGGGTATGTCCATTGAGGGTGTAATCAAAGAACGAGCTGGAAAAGACGGAAAAGTAATCAAAAAAGCCGTTATTCATTCATGTGCTTTGACTATGAATCCAGTAAATACCGATACTTATGCATCTTTAATCAAGTCTCTAAATGAAGTAGAATTCGAGAAGGATGAAGAACCACAAGTTGATTCTAGCGTTCAAGAGGTCGAATTTGATAGAGCTGACCAACCCATGTTCTCTGCCAACCAAGTTCTTACCATTGTGGAAAAGGCTCTTGGAGTAGGTGCAGGTGGAGCCGCTGCTCCTGCTGACCGTTCAGGTGGAGATGCCCTTGTCCAATCCGATATGAAGGAAGATGACAAGAAAAAGAAGAAAAAAGAAGATGTTGAAAAATGTAATGAAGTTACTAAGTCTTTGAAAAAACAGAGTTTTCAGCTTTACAAATCAAGTATCATAGATGTTTTGGATAAATTACAAAAGCTTTATCCTGAGCATTCACGTTCTGAGATTTGGGAAGCAGTTAGGGAAAGGCTTCAAAGCTCATTTCCCAGCATTAAATAAAAATTTCAAAGAATGGTATAATCATTAAGAGGACACTTTAATTAAAGTTTCAGGAGTTATAAAATGCCACAAAGTACTTTAAAAGGACGAGGAAAAGCTAGTTCAATCAAAACGAACACTATTCCCAATAAATCTGCTACTCAAGCAATCCTTCGCAAACAAGATGAAATTATTGAAAAGCTAAATTTGATTTTAGCTGCTATCGAAGCTTCTACTGACGGGGATACTCTTCAGGCCGCTCTTGACACAGCAGAAATCAAAGCTGTACTTGAAAAAGTTAAGCTTATCTAATCATGGAGGAACAGATGTCTAAAGAAAATCTTAATAAATCTATTGATGCCATGATTGATGAGTTGTTCGCTGAGAAACCAGTCGAAAAGTCTTTGGACGTTGCAAGCATGGCTTCTACTAAAGCTGATGAAGCTGTAAATAAAGCTCCAAAAGCTCAAAAGGATGAAGACCGAGGTGCAGGTCGTCCTAAGCAAATCTCTGATGTTCCTCAAACGGACATGGATGGTAAGCGTGAAGGTGACTACGATGGTTCTATCGCTGCAAAGCAAAAAGAAGATGAACCTTCTGAAACTGACCAAGTAAAAACTTCAGACCAAACTAAAGGTAAACAAGACAAGAGCAATCCTCCTATGATGAAGTCAATCTCTGAACAGGAATATGCTGAGTTTGTTGCTTTTAAAAAGGCTCAAGAAGACAAGCAAAAAGAAGAAGTTTTGAAGAAGACTCGTGATGAACAGCGTGACCTTATTAAGTCTGCCATCAAAGAAGCTACTTCAAGTATCTCTAAAGAGAACGAAGAACTTCGTAAGTCTTTAGCTGAAACCCAAGAATTGGTAAAAGCAATGGCTGAACGTCCTCAAAGACGTAAGTCTATTGATGGTATCCAAGCTCTTGAAAAGTCTCAGACTGAAGAGCAAGGTCCTCAATCTTTCAGCAAATCAGAAATGCTTGATGCTGCTGAAGAATTGGTTATGAAGAAGTCTACGGATTTCCGTGATGACCACTTGATTGAGCTTGAGAACACTGGCTTTATTTTTGACCAAAGAGCCCGTCAAGTTCTTGAGAACTACATTAAGAACAAAAAGTAAGCTTTTAACACGATAAAAAAATTTACAAAAGTATGTTACAATTACAATATAGCAAATGGATTTAAGGCTTTTAGAATAAAGCCAAATTTTAAGGAGACATAAAATGTCGCAAATTCTTAATCAGGTCGCAAATGACCCTTCAATGACTGGCTTCGGTAGCCATTCAGCACGAGAAGTTGAAGAGCTACAAAAAGCCCTTTCTATTTCTCAGAACTATGGTACTACTGCTCCAGGTTCATTAACAGGCGGTTCAGCTCTTGCAGTAGAAGACCTAGACCGTACCCTTAAGCTAGTTACTCACGGCTTGGAACACCTCCGTTTGTGGAAAGACATCTTGAAAGAGAAAGTCACTCAAACTGTTTCTGAGTATAACGTGCAAAATAGCTATGGTCAAGAGATTTCTCCATTCTTCGCAATGGGTGGAACTCCTGTATCTACAGATGCTAACTATGACCGTGAAATCGTTCAGGTTAAGTATCTTGGTACACAAGGCCAAGTTCAACATAACCTGACGCTTATCCAAGCTGCTCACGGTCCTGTTGTTGCTCGTGAAGTTAAAAACAAAACTATCGAACTTTTGGCTCGTAACGAAAGAGCAATGTTCGAGGCGAACTCTGCAATCAACTCTCTTGAGTATGATGGCGTTGACGCTCAAATGGAAGCTAAAGAATCTGCTTCTCAGTACAAATCAACCGCTTTTGCTGGTTATGAGTCTGTAGGCAATTCTGAGTCTGTAATCATGGATATCCGTGGTGAGATGGACGAAGATGTTAACGAAGATGCTTGTTTGAAAGCAGTTAACAACTTCGGTATGCCAATGGACATGTACCTTGGTACTGATGTTCACTCACGATTCAGCAGAGCTTTCTACGCTAAACAGCGTGTAATGTCTGGTTCTACAATCAATGCTGGTCAAAAAGTTAAAGAATTTAACGGTTCTTTGGACTTCCGATTCAAGCCTAGCTTGTTCAACCGTCCTCGTAAAGCTCCTTTGGCTTCTACGATTTCAGCTCAAGCTGCTCCTACTGTAGCTAACTTGACTAGCCCTGCTGATGCTGCTTCTGAGTTTGCATCTGCTGACGCTGGTACTTACAGCTACCGAATCAGTGCAGTTTACTCTGACGGTGAGACTCTTGCCTCTTCACAAATTTCTGGAGCTGTTGCTGCTGGAGATAAAGTGATGATTGAGATTACTTACTCAGGTGCTCCTCTGTACTTCAACGTATTCAGGGCTCCAGTAGGTACTACTTCAGGTCATGAGTTCATTGGTCGTATCGCTCCTGCTGGTTCAGGCGTTGCAGCTAATGTGGACTTCAACAAAATGCTCCCAGGTTCAGCTCGTGCTTACCTGTTGATGCATGACCCAGACGTATTGGTTTGGAAACAACTCGGTTCTATGATTAAGTATGACCTTGCAGTTACAGACACTTCTTATAAGTGGCTCCAACTGTTGTACGGTACTCCACTTATCATGGCTCCTCGTAAAAACGTAATCTTGAAAAATCTTATCTAATCAACCTCCGATTAGGTAATATCCTTGTAAGGGTGTATAGTTCTGATACACCCTTTTTTTTGCCTAATGTATGTATAATTACAAATTGCAATATGTAATAATCTAGTAGATTCAACTACTTAAAATTTATTCATACATAAGCCTCCAAATCAACCAAAAAGATTATTCTAAACGTATAAAATCATATCTTATTGATACTACTCATGTATTCCATATTCCGATTTGGAATATGGAATATACATAGTTTATAGTTGACTATGTACTATCGCTGATGTAATCTTTACTTACTAAAGGCATGGGTCCCTGCCTCCTGAAATATGGTGAGATAAGGTTCTCGTAAAAACGACCCCCATTTTCTAAAGGAGGACAAATGGAGTTCAAGGCGTTTCCTAAAATCGAGCGTATTGGCAAGGTTAATATGGTCATCACTCAGAAGATTCACGGGACCAATGCTCAGGTCTTTATCTATCCAGACGAAACAGGAACGCTCCAGCTCATTTGTGGCTCTCGTACAAGGTGGATATATCCAGGTGATGATAATTATGGGTTTGCAGCTTACGTCCATGCCCACAAAGAAGAATTCATTGAAAAGCTTGGTCCAGGTCAACATTTCGGAGAATGGGCTGGTTTAGGAATCAATTCGGGAGAAGGCTTAGATAAGAAGGTCTTCGTTCTTTTTGACTTCTGGAAATATCCTCCAGAGCGTCCACTTCCTCCAGGAGTCACTACGGTTCCTGTCCTTTATCAAGGTCCAATGGATTTAGCCAAGATTGATGAAGTGATGACAGAACTTAAGACCAATGGCTCTAAGTTGGCTCCAGGCTTCATGCGTCCAGAAGGAGTAGTCATTACTGCTATGGGAACCCGTTTTAAGAAGGTTTTCGATGCAGAAGAAACAGCTTGGAAGAAAGGTGACGAGAAGTACGCAGCTCAGAAAGAAGCGGAGCGTCAAGCCAATTATGTGGATTATTCTCATCTTTGTCAACCCATCAGGCTTGAAAAACTTCTCTCTAGAGATGAATCTTACTTTAAAGAGTATCCAAAATCACTGAACAGACTGGTAAACGATTACTGGGATGACCTCGAAGCAGAGGGTCAAGTGACTGGTTCCGTAGGAGAAATCCTTGGAATGAAAAAGGGAGCAGCTTCTCAAATTTATAAGTTTGTCAGAACATTCGTTGACAACAGCGAATATATGGCAATGAAAACAGCAGAGGCAACATGAAGAAGAAAATCCTGTTCATAGACATGGATGACACCATTGCTGACTTTGGAGGCCACTCTAAGTTCAGAGCTATTAAGCGTGTCAACGAAGTTCACATGTATGAACCAGGATTCTTCAGAGAATTAGAGCCCGTTAAGGGAGCTTTAGTGGCGGTTCGAGAACTGATTAAGATGGGCTTCGATGTCCAGATTTTAACTCAACCAGTAGCTACGAGCCCACACAGCTATTCTGAAAAGGTCCAATGGATTGGAATGTGGTTTCCTGAACTCATCAATAAAGTGAATATGGTTCAGGATAAAGGTATTGCAAAAGGCCACTATTTGGTAGATGATAATGCTATTAAGTGGAAGGATAAGTTTGAAGCCAACGGAGGCAGGTTTATCCATTTCATTTACAACTTTCATGAAACCAAGACCCAACTCAGCAACGAAGAGATGTGGGAGCGTATAGTGAATTTTTTTGCAGACGAATCCCCAACTTATGAGGACGGGGAGAATGAATGATAGTAGGTATTATAAAAACGGTGAGTGGTACGATAGCAAAGAAGAGTACGAAAAACGAGAAAGGGAACGAATCCGTAGGGAGAACTTTCCAGAAGTAGACCCTTATTGTGATTGCGGAGCCAAGTTTGACAGAGACTTCCCTAACGTACACTCAGAATGGTGCAGGACAGGAAAAGGAAAACGACGATGATTAAACTGAAACCAGTAAGAGAGATGGCAGAAATTCAATATGTCCAAGACATTATTGAGAAGCATCACTCAAATCCAAAAGGGCTTTGGACGGTAGAGGATGAGCCTCACAGACCCCAATTAAACCAATTTTTCATTGTTAATGATTTTTCTGGAGAAGAAAAAGTCATTGGCATCACATCCTATCAAAGATTCTCGAACACGCTTGCTGTACTCCAAAAGCACATCATTCTCCCAGAATATAGAGGTTTGGGATACGGCTCTATCACCATTGAGTTGGTTGAGCAGGACGCTTATCTAAAAGGAATTATGAAAGTAGCTGCTTATGTTCTAGAAGAGAACAGGAGCATGATTAGAGCCATGAACGATAACAATTATAAAGTAGAAGGCTACCTCCGTGACCACTTTGCTCCAGGTCTAGGATGCTATGTCTTCGGGAAGGTTTTATGAGCAAACTGAGACCCTACATCTCCATCGACCTCGAAACCACTGGGTTGGATGTTGAGAAGGTACAGATTTTACAAATAGGTTGGGTAATTGATGACGGAGTTTCTCCTATTGAGTCCCTCGAAAAGGGAAGTATTCTGATTCAAAATAATCAGATTAGCTACGGAGAAAATTACGCTATTGGAATGAACGCTTGGATTTTTCAAGAACTTATGAAGAAACCAGCAGAAAGAAAATATCCAACTAAGGCTCCACAAGCTGGTATCGAGATGTTAATGAATGCCATTGATAAAGCTGCCAAACTCGCACACGCATTTGATGTGGCTCAGGGCTTAAAGCGTCCAAATCAAAGAGTTCAAATAGCTGGTAAAAATCCAGCAAACTACGACTGGCCTATTGTCCTGAACAATCTTAAGAATATCACTGTAAGTGATTCCATCATGGAGCACGAATGCAACATGTCCTCTCTCAAGAGAATTGATAAAGTGGACCATAGGTTCATTGATGTTGGAGCGGTTTATTTTGATACATTTGGTAAAAACCCAAGTTTTAATGATATCAATGCTTTAGTAGGTAATACAGAAATCACACATGACGCTCTTGACGATGCTCTGGATGTTGTGATAGCTTTAAGATATAAATTAGGAATTAAGGAGTAAACTATGTCTAGAGAATTAACACTAGAAAAAGAAAAAACAAAACTTGAGAAAAAATTGGAAAAGGAGCGAGGTAAGTCTGCTGCTCGTGAGTACATTGCTGAATTGGAGAGTATGTCTAAAGAGCAGCTCGAAGATAAGCTTCTTGAGTACTCTAAAACAGCACAAGGTCTTATCAATACCAAAAATGCTGATGAGGAACTTCAGTCGTTGAAAGACCGAAAAGCGGCTCTAGAGCGAGACCATAACACTGGTATTCGTCGAAACAAAGAGCATCAGCGTCTAGTATCCTTAATCATCTCTGAAAAATTTGGGGATGAACTTATGGATATTAGAAAAGGTGCAGACGCAGATAACGAAGAATAATTAACAAAGCCATCAAAGGAGTTACAAAGTGGCAGATTTTACAAGCTTTAATCAAAGCAACGACACATATATTGCAAACATGAACCGTAAGGAAATGCCCAAGCTTCCTTCTGGAGCATATAAGCTGGACTTCAATCAGCAGACTGGGGAACTTTATTTTAAAAAGTTTCAAGTCAACTATGATGCTTTGATTGACCTTCCGTCTCCTGAGTACGATGAAGTGATGAAAGAAGTTAACATCTTCTTGAATCCATCCACTCGAAAAGCGTTCGACGATTACGGTTATCTTTACAAGAGAAGCTTCTTATTGTGGGGTCCTCCTGGAACTGGTAAAACCTGCATCGTTAATCGAGTAGGAGAGAAAGTTCAAGAAAAGGATGGTATTATCATCTTCAATCCACATCCTAAGCTTCTCATGATGGCCTTCAAAATCTTGGATGACGTTCAACCAAACATCACTACTATGGTGATTTTTGAAGAGTTTGAGCAGCTTCTAGGTCAATTTACTGAAGACATGCTTAGTCTTTTGGATGGAGAGATTCAAAAGGATAATGTTATGTACTTGGCTACAACCAATCACTTTGAGCAAATTCCAGCTCGTTTGAAGCGTCCTGGTCGTTTTGCTACGGTATTGGAAGTCAAGTATCCAAATGAAGCTGCAAGAGCTGTTTATCTTCAACAGAAATTGAAGGCTTCTGATGCGGCTGAAATCCCTGAGTGGGTAAAGCGTACAGAAGGTCTTTCTATTGATGAATTGAAAGAAACAGTTCTTTCAGTTAAGTGTCTTGGTAAGTCTCTTACTGAAATAGTTTCTAGAATTAAATCAACCAAAAAAGAAGCCTCTGATGCAGACAATGGAGAAGGTACTTGGGATAACGACGATTATGATGATGGTTCCCTAGAGTATGCTCTTCAAGAGATGCAAAAGAGAGCAGGAATGCTGCCTCAGAAGGCTAAAAAAGGAAGACGATAATGAGTGGAACCAACCTAGCCACTTTACCTTTTATAGGTCCTAAAGATAAGGACGGGGATGATGGAGGAGAACCAAATCCCGTCCAAATCATTATTGATGTGGCAGTCAATGGTTATATCGTTAATATTAGTGGAACTGAGAACGATGAGGGTCCAAAAGTCTATCTCTTTAATGGTAGGGGAGATGATGGACCTCAAGCCATGATGCAAGATATCATCAATAATCTTGGTCTAGTAGACAAGGTAAAGTTACAAAAATGATTTTATCCGTATTGAAAGACACGCATCCAAAGCTTAAAAAGGTAGCGGCTCCAGCAGACCCTACCAAAGCTCATCATAAAACTCTAGCCAGACGTTTGGTAGAGACTATGAAGGCTCACGAAGCTTTGGGTATTGCAGCTAATCAAGTGTTTCCAGGTGAGCTGGTAAGAATCATTGCAGTCAATACCAGCGTCTATAAGGGAGCAATGTTTAATCCCGAAATAATTCAAAAAAGCGAATTAGGTACTATCCTAAAAGAAGGCTGTTTATCAACCAAAGAACGAGTAGAAATGAACAGACCTTTTCGAGTCACTGTCAAATTCTTTGACATCTCAAATCGAGAACAAACCATCGAATTTATGGACGTAGATTCCCATGTGGTTCAACATGAGATTGACCACTTGAACGGAATTGTAATTTCAGACTTTATTATTGACAAAAAGAAGTAACTCCTCTAACATATAGTTAAAGGAGTGTGTTATGCAAGTTATAAACTTAATAGACCACATCTCAGCTCTAGAGGACCAGAAATGGGACCTCATCCTAAAGGGAGCTGAAGTAAAGCCAGAACTTCAAAAACAAATTGAAATCATTGATTTGAAATTAGAGAAGCTATATCGCTGGTATTCTACTGCTTTTAGCAATGGATTACTAAATAGGTATGCAACAACCCCATTCGGTCCAGCAATACCTAAGCCAGTTGATAGACGCAAGAAAATCATTTAACTCTATTTTCAAAATTGAGGGAATATGGGCAAAAGCCGTAATTACGACAAAGAGGCAGAACTTATTGATAGGCTTAAACATGAAAATGCCAAACTTAAGAGGGAGTTGGCAAAAATTAGGAGACAGATGGATAGGCTAAACTTGGACCATGACAGATATAGAACTCTTCGAGAGCTTGTACATAAGCAGACTCAGGAAGAACGTCAGTCCAAAAAGGCCAAGGATAAATGGATTTGCTACGAATGTGGCAAGGGGACAATGAAGCTCCAACTGTTTCCTAGAAGAGATGGTAATTTTTATTTCAGGAAGTGTTCTTTGGAGGAATGCGGTCATAGAACCGAACTCAAGAAGCACACTCCAGATGTAGAGGAGTCGTGATGGAAAAAATGTTGTTTGCAATCATTGGATTCATATTTGTTTCTGCTGGAGTCGTGCATGGAACAGCTAGACAAGAGGAAGCCAAAAAACCAAAACGTGTAGAAGAGACTAGGGTAAAAATAGCAGTCATTGATACTGGAATTAACGTATCTCCTAAACTAAAACCCTTCCTCTGCACCTCTGGACACATCTCTTTGGTTGATGACTTTCCTCTTAGAGATTCAAATGTTCAGATGCATGGAACCAATATCGTAGGTTTGATTTCTGAAAACTTGGACCCTAAGCGTGAATGTATTCTCATTATAAAATTCTATAAAGATGGCCTTCACGAAGACTTCTTTAAGAAAGTTAGAACTGCTGTAGATTATGCTGTTTTTAGACAAGTCAAATTCATAAATATGAGTTTGGGTGGAGAAGGTGTTTCTGACTTAGAAAAGCTTGCTATAAGTAACGCTATTGATAAAAAAATACGAATTGCGGTAGCCGCTGGAAACGGACTTTTCAAACCCATAAAAGATAAAGATGGTAAATTTGTTCGCTTAGATGGCACTAGGGATAAGGTTGATAGATGGCCTCGTAAATATTATGCTGCATGGATAGGTCAGGATTTAGACAAAAACTGTTATTACTTTCCAGCTTGTTATCAATTTCCAAGTGAGTACTTCCGAGTCGTTGGCTCTAATACTGGATATGAGAATGACTTTGGAGGAGAAAATAGATATAGCAATTACGGTAAAAAAGTGACTCACTGGGAGAATGGGACAAACGTAGGTACTCCTAAAATGAAGGGGACATCTCAAGCCACAGCTATCAATCTGGGTAAGTGGGTTAGAGAGATTTATAAGTGAAATACTTGGTCTTCCTTTCTATTCTATGCCCTGCCTTGGTTAGGGCTCAACTATTGGAACCAAAAGCGGTCCAAGTAAGAGACGTAAGACCATACTCTAGTGACGAAATGTTTGATATCACAACGAAGGCTTTACTTCAAGAAGAAAGTGTTAAATCACTCCTGAAGAACTCAGAACAAGTAGTATGGAGGCAGCTCAATTATGTGGGACTGAATGAACATATTGTACGTCCCATTGCTACAGTAGCAGCTCCTCTGATAGCTGGAAAAGTATCTACTAAAGGTCTTCATTTTAAATGGGAACCTGAAAAGGGTTTCAGAATTAGACCAGATGTAGACTATTACCTAGATTCTGGACAGTATGCTTATAACTTAAACTTAAACTGGGAGTTTTAAAATGAAATGGATTATTCTTATTATGGTACTTTTCTCTTCGATTGTCAAGGCCGAGGAAACAGCTTTTGTTTGTACTTATGGCAAAAGCGGAGAGGTAATCTCGTCAGAAGACTTTCAAAAGGGACAAACATCCTTTACGAAATCATACGCTTACGAGGACAATTTTACAGTAAAAGTTACAATTTTTGACTTAACAAAAAGGAATTCTTCTGGTAGAGTGGTAGAAGTAGTAGATGGGAAATCCAAGGAATTTCCTGCTGAATGCATTATTGGACTTAAATAGGAGGACGTATATGACTAAGTTAGAAGACCTTAAATTGGTTCTAGAAGCCATCAAAGCCACAAGAGCTAGATGGATTAAATCTTTAGAGTCTCGAATTTCAGAGATTCTAACTGATGACCCAAAGAAGAACTATAATCAAGCATTTTCTCAGGCCATCTCCCATAAAGAAGTAAACGAGGAATTTCAGAACCTAATAACTCTCTATGGAGTGATTGGGTCAGATGCAGCGGCTTATTCCCAAGCCTTGAGCCAAGATGTGGGTCAGAATGCTCAAGTTATTAGACTACCTAAGAAGGCAGCGTGAAGAAGAAAAAGCAAGTCGAACCAGAACCATTTGAATTTAGAGAGGACCATGAATTGGAAGCCATCTCTCTTGAAGAATTGGAAGCTGCAAGACTGCTTGATTTAGAGGAGGAAGAGGATATGGAGGATTTTTACCTTCCTCCAGGAAAATCTCTTAAGTTTGAATGAAACAATTTTATTGGTTTATGTTTGTAATTTTTACACTAATTAGCGTTTATAGCTTCCTGGTTCTATTTGCTCCAGAAGCTACTCCTTTGTTTGAAGGGTCCCCTAACATAGAAGTAATCGAAGATTATTGAAGAGGCATAACAAACGCCTCGAAGATTACAGGGCTCCTTCTTGGACCCTCCTCGAAAGGGGAGGGTCTTTTTTTATGATATAATTGAAAGAGATTCAATATAGGAGATTAGAAATGCCTTGCTTAAAAAAATGTAAATGCGGTAAAGAAGAGAAGTTCTTTAAATTCCTTAATGATGAGGATATTGAGGCTTTTGAATGTGATGCTTGTCCAAAAGAAGAATCGGCTAAAAAATCGGCAAAATCTGAAGAAGAAAAGCCAGAAGTAGTTGAAAAGGTTGAGGAATCTCCTAAAGAAGAGTCGGACAAAAAAGAGGACAAAAAGTCTCGTAAGAAGAAGCAAAAGGCTGAAGACGAGAAACCAGAGTAATCAGGATGATTGATGAAACCGCTAAATATCTTTGAAACCACTAATGTTGACTTAGCTGCTTTTCTTATGTTCGAGGGTATTAAGTATTTGGAAGCTAAAAACAGTAAATCAATGGGTAAAGACTTGGTTGTACTGAGGTTTTTGGATGAGAAACAAAACTGTTTGGACCTTGAGAGAGTTTTCATGAGTTCGGACTTTAAAAAGTATAGAGACCTTACAAAGTATCTTTTGAAAGAAGTACATAGTAAGTTACGGGAGAGAGTGTAATGGCAAACCCAAATTTCAAACAAAAGAATTCCATCGGTTCCGAAAAACGAGCCCAGTTGAATTATAACGAAGCTGCAAAAGCCCAAAAGCAAATGCAGGTTCAAGGTATGCCCTTTCAAGTCAATACTGGAGCCGAAGCTACCGCTGGAGTAAAAGTTGGCAAGGGTAATGTTTGTCGTGTATTTGGTACTGCTGCTGACCTCGTAATTTTCGCTGATTCCAACCCAGGCGGTGTTCCTACCGCTACCGACCAAACTGCTGCCATGCTTGGAGCCACAGTTCAATCATTTGTGGCAACGGGTGAGTTTATAAGGACTACTGCTGGAGTTACCAGGGTAGAAGTTATAGAAGACTAAGTGCGTCACATCCACTTAAGGGAGATAGATATGGCAGACCGTGAAGAGTATTACGGTATCAATCGCTATTTATGTAGCGTTTTAGATGACATGAGAAAATGTTGCGAAACTCTTAATTTCGCTCCAATGAAGAGTCTTATCGAAGAGGCTCAGATTCTTGGCAATCGTATGGAGGCAGGTCTTGGAGACAAGCGTGACCTCATCAAGATGAACGTGGAGCATTCTGAGCTTCGCAAGAAGATTAAAGCTCTTCGTAAAGAAGTTAAGGAGCTTGAGAAGAAGCTCCCTAAAAAAGAAGAGAAGAAGAAGTAATGAAACATTGGAAGAAGACCTATCAGGCTTGGTACATGACTATGGATTCAAAGCCTAGAGGCAAGCTAAAACAGCTTGTTAATAGAATTACTAGGTCTAAACTCAAATCTGAGCTAAGTAAGGAAGTTAAAACTTACGAGCCTTCTTCAGCTTGTCCAGACGAGCGATAACCGAATCCCGTTCTTTTTTAGTTTGAAACCCAGCTCTAACCAAAGCTGGAGCATTCTTAAGCATCAAAGCAATGTAGAAGCCTTGCACCTCAGTATTACCTAAGACCCCTACTTCTGTATCCCAGTAAGCCATCAGGTCTGTTAATTTAAAACGTACTGTCCCTACCGTAATCATTTTAAGCCCTTTCTCTGTAATAGAGTTGTGCATTCTTTTTAAACACTTCGAGTTTGAAAAGATAGTTCTTTGAATTAGAACCCTCATCTCCCCCAGTAACAATCCTATGGAACTGATTAGCCTTAACCATGTTCTTTAAAAGCTTCGTCTCAATCATGTACACGCAGATATCCCCATTTGGCTCATGAATTCTATAGCAATACAAGTCAGCTTGGGAAACCGAAATTCCAGAAGCTCGACCTCGACATTCAAACTCTAAGCCCACATTGCCTGTCTCTTGGCATGTGAAATCTTCCTTTATCTCAACTTTAATGAATTCTCCTCCAGTAGTCAAGATTCCTAAATCATAACGATTATCGTCATTATGTTGTATCTTTTTGATTTTATTAGGATTAGCCTTCATAAGGAGGGTCGCAATAAACTCCTCGGTCTTCACAGCTATCTTGTGGTCTTTCTTAAAGTCATAATTGCCCATGTTGAACCTCCAGCTACCATAGTATTGTAATTTTTATATGTTGTCAACTAAAATCTAAGCTTTCTCAGGATGATATAATTAAATACACGAGCCTAACAGGGGTTAGGTTTAAGAGGTTTGGTATGGCAATAGAGAAACGCTGGGAAGCGATAGCTCCCCGTTTATTCACATCTAATGGTGGAATAGAAGGTCAGATAACCCTTAATTCCACTATCGGTTTTAAAGTAAAACAGCAAGTCATATTAAAATCTTCGTCTCAACCTGGGACGATTCTCGAAGTGAAACGGGTCGTATCGAAGACCCTGATGTTCGTAGGCAAGCCTGGTAACATAAACGACCGTCAGAATATATCAGCATACCTAGTGGCTGATGGAGCTTCTGTAGAGGCTCTGGAACAACCTAGAGCCAATATCCACATTCAAGAGCACGAGAACGCAGTCTACGCTGAAGAACCTATTGTAGCTAAACGCAGTATTTTGGTAGATGAGCTTGGTAATTATTACAATGACCAGAATCCAATTCCTATCAAAATTGATTATTCTCAATCGGATTCTTCTGTAAAATCTACATTTGGGGAGATAGCTTCATTAGCGGCTAATACTCAAACTAACGTAGTTTCTTATATGGCTCCTTTGGATAAGGAATCCTTTTTAGAAAAAATTGAAGTGTCGGGAACCAACATAGCCGAATATGAAGTTTTTGTTAATGCTACGAAGATAGCTAAGAGAAGAACTCATTTTGGAGCAGATTTGTCTACGGATTTTGAGTTTGATTCTCCAGCAGGTAAGGGTTTACCCCTAGCTCCTGGAGATGTTGTTACAGTAAAAGTAACTCATCCCCGTCCGTATGTTGGAGACTTTGAGGCTAGAATCCAGACCTTAGAGGTTGTTTTCTAAAATGATATAATAGATAAAGAGGTTTAAGGTGAGCAATTTAGAAGAAAAAGGCTTAGAGTTACAAGTAAAAAAAGCAGAAGTTCAAATTGCTGAACTTGAATTTAAGATATTGGAAAGACAAGCTGATATCGAAAGAATTTTAGCTCATATTGAGCTTCAGAAAAAAGTTATAATCGACTCGCAAGAGAAACTTAATAAGTTAAGGGGAAAGTAAAATGGCAGACTATGATAGTGGTTTACCGATAAGAACAGAAGCCGATGGGACGGATGAGAGACTACACTCTAAGATTGTAGATTTTGCAGACCCAGGTGGAACCGATAAACAAGTTGAAGTAAGTGAAAAGTTACTCCATAATCGTAATTTTGGTCACGACCCAGCAGGTCTAAAAGTCCAAGAGCGTCTATCGGAAACTGGAGAAACAGCAGTAGATGGTACATATAATGCCACTACGAATACAAATCCAGCAAATATTGGAGTTGTAGTTCAGGAACGAAACGCTGCCTCTTCTGATGTTCGTCAGACAATGAAGCCCACAGCTATCCGTGGCACTGTAGATAATACTAAAGTGGCTATGGATATCGCTCTCAATGACGAGAATGGTAATTCATATACCAAAGACAATCCACTCCCTGTTTCTCTAGAAGAATCAGAGGGAGATGAGATTTGTGATAGAAAGACCTCTACTTCTGTAGCCGTAGATACAACTGTCACTCATGATTACACTGTAACTGCTCTTAAGAGTTTAATTATTGATGGAGCATGGATTAGTGCCTCTGGAAAAATTAAAGCTGTTCTTTCGGTAGAGACTGGAGTTGGAACTGGAGTATTTACTCCTAAATTTGACGCTTTCAATTCAACATCCTCTCCAAACATTGAAATTCCAATCAAGAAAAGACTTGAAGTAGCTGCTGGAGTTAGGGTCAGAATCTCTATTACCAACCGAGACAACCAACCGCAAGACGTTTATTCAACTCTATTAGGGGATGAGAAATAATTAAGGATTCTTTTAAATGGCTGATATTAACGAGAAGCAACAATCTGAAGTAGTAAGGATTACGGGTTCTGATGAAAGTCAAGTAGCTGATGTACAGTTAATTGATGGAGCACCTTCTCTAAGAACTTTCGGGGTTCAAGCGATTGAGTCCCTGAGAGGTTTTGACCCTATAGCAGACACTTGGTTTTATTTTGGTACAGAAGAAGACGCTACTGGAGCTGGAAACGTAGGAGATACAGTTCGAGTTCGGATTGCAGCAGGTAGTGTTCCAGCAGACTTTCCAGCAGTAGATTTAACCTATACTTTAGTACTAGCAGATGTGGGAGATGAGGAAACTCTAGCTACAAACGTAGCCTCTTATCTAAACGCTCAAGCATCATTTAATACTCTCTGGAGAGCCCAAAAAATTTCAAATTCTGGAGTTGTTTATATTACTGCCAAGAAGCCTGGTAGTCAATTTGAACGACCTAATACTGATGATTTCAGAGTAGATACTACAGGAACTACCACAGTAACTAGAGCATTCGATAAAATTATCCGTAGGAATAAAATCACTTCCCTAGCTCGTGACCCTGCTGACCCCAGACAAGGTATTTTGGGTATTCAGGGTTCAGTTGTACAAACTGAAGGAGACGTTACAAATCGTTTTCAAACAGTTTTCCCAGAACTAAGAGTAAACGGAAGTGTTACTCCAGTCAAATTCACTGTCTCTGCACATCCCACAGAGGTAAGATTCATTACTTCCGTGGTTATATCTGGTCGTGCGAATGGTATAAAATTTGGTCAATTTCTAGCGAGTCCATCCTTGACTAACGGCATTCAAGTCTCCTTTAAATCTAATGACTTCTCTGCTACTAGAGAACCTCTTAAAACAACAGATGATTTATTGGATTTCCATGCAGAAGACCCAGATAACTTTGTATTATTTATTCAATCTGGGGGAGATAAGTTTACGGCTGTTTTAGAATTCGGGTCTCCATTAGAATTAAGACCTCAAGGTGAGTTCTCTCTAGATGATTATTTAACTATTTCTATAAGAGATAATTTATCAGCAGGTAATCTTCAATTAAGAGCTATTGTCTCTGGATTTAATAGGGAGTACTAATTATGAGTAGCGGTTTTATTCCTGATAGAGATTCCAGCGGTAATATTATTCAGCAGCAGAGTCCCTTTTCTGCCAAAGTAATCAAAGACGGAAAGCTTTTTAGAAGACTTCACGGGTCAACTTTTACACTCAATGCTTCTGGGGATACTGTTCACGAAATTACGGTCCCGTATCTAAAATGCAAAATAAATAAATTAGAACTTCTTTGGTTTCCAGAGGGAGTTACAGTTGATTTTGAAGTATTAGATACAGAGGATTGTGCTATTCAAATAGCTATGGGTGTTCCCGAACAGGATAGAGTTCCGAATGCTATGCTGAATCAATTTTCTTTTGGAGCAGGTATTAGAACTAATTATCATGAAGACACCTCAGAATATGATGCTGATTTGATTCAAGACATGAAAATAAGAATCACGCTTCATAATCCTACGATTGTTACCAAAACAGTTTGTATCAATTCAGTATTTCATGAGATTAAGTAATGAAAATATCCTACCTATTTTCTAGAAATGAAAAAATAGGTTCCAAGTTAATAGCTGGAGCAAGCGGTTTATTGGTTAAGGATTTGGAAAAGGTCCCATCTCATGTGGCTATTCTCTTGGAATTCGAGGGAGTATCCGAGAGTTTTGTAATAGAATCGGTTCTTGAGGCTGGAGTAAGAATCATACCATTTTCAGTCTGGCTTGAGAAAAACGAACTCTGCTATAGAATCTCTTGTGGAAAAGAGCGTACTCTAGATGAGATTTTTAAAGTAGTAAACTCTATCTGGGGTAAAAAATATGACTGGAGAGGCATCCTCTTTTTTAGTCTCTGTTTCATAAAACACCTGCTCTTTAAGACCCCTTTTCCAAAAGAAAACGCTTGGCAACGAGATGATTACTACTTTTGTAGCGAAGCTGCTGGTAAGATAAGTGGTTATGAAAAAACAGGTATGGCTACCCCTGCTAAAATGTGTTCCGACTTTCTCAAAATGAGCAGCTCTGAATTGTAAAATGTACAATTCCTTTTGTAAAATAAATCAAGTAAAACCTATGGTATAATTTCTATATGGTCTCAAAATAACACGAGATATTGGAAATATGCATGTCTGACTCAGATAACTATTTGAAAATCCTTGAGAAATTAGGAGAAGTCGGTAAGGACGTAGGCGTTCTTAGTACCGAAGTAAGTCACCTAAAAGAGGATTTTAAAGAAGCTAAGACTAAGCTTGAAGCAATCGAGCAAGAGGATATCAAGCAAAATCGTCTCCTGGACGAACATATTCGTGGAGTAGTAGCCACAAATGAGAGACTGGATGTAGAAATTGACATCCGTAAAAAAGAAAAAGAACTCATCGAAAAACAAATGATAGAACTTGATGTTCGACTCAAAAAGGCAGAATTCGTCCCGAATCTAGCCTCCCATATAAAAACAGCCCTGCTCTGGTTAGCCGCTGTTTCAGGAGCAATCCTAACACTTAAGGAACTCATAACTAAGCTATAAGCGACAAACTACCCACATGGTATAATTTAGAAGTAATACTATGTTGAGGAGTGAATAAATGCTTACAGCCAAAGTCCTAAATAGTGCAGCTTCCTTAAACAATTTCAAAGAGATAGCTTCCTTGGAATTTGTTATTGGGGAAGAGCTTAATTTAGTTTTTCGTCTACACGACCCTCAGTTTAATCTTAGACACGTTCCCCCTGCTACTGCTATTGTAAAAGTTACATTCAATTTGACAGACGGTACTACTCTAGAAAAAACTGCTTCTGTTCTTGATGCTGGAGACCGCTCCATGCAAAAGGTTACTTTAACTGAACTAGAGACCGAAACTATCTTAGGTGGAAACCTATTGTTTCAAGTCGATGTTCTTGGAGATGGTTCTGAAATCATTAAGGGTGTAATCTCTAACGGTTTGAGCAAAATCATCTTAGATTGTTAAGGAGTCACTATGTCTAAAGTAAAAGGCTCCAAAGAGGGAATCAGACAATCCAATAGACTCACTAAACGTGTGGGTCCACTTATCACCGTAGATGAGTTGAAATCACATTACTTGTTTGGTATAGTAATTGACGATGACAATGGGAACGAGCTTTCTCCAGAAGCCTATCAACAATTTATTGATAATGCGGTGTCTATGTTAGAGCACACTCTGGATATTTACATCACTCCTGAGACTATCATAGAAGACAAAGACTACCGAATCAATGATTATGCTGATTGGGGATATCTGTATCTAAATAACTATCCTGTTGCGTCTATTGACAAGATTGAGATGGTTTACTTCAGAGATGCTGACGGAAATCCAGAAACTATTCAGGAAATCCCAACCAACTGGATGAGGCTTCAGAACCATGATGGTATTGTTCGTTTAGTCCCAAATGCTCGATTCCCAGCAAACCTACAAATTGACCAATCTGGAAACTATTTTCCAGAGGTTCTACGTTCAAACATGGTTCCACATTTATGGAGATTGACTTATACTGCTGGTTTTGAAGATGGTAAGATTCCCGATATTGTGAATCAAGCTATTGGACTTCTTGCAGCGATTCAAGCCCTGATTGTAGGAGGTAACTTAGTTTTGGGAGCAGGTATCGCTTCTCAATCTATTAGTTTAGATGGTTTGAGTCAGAGTATTCAAACTACGGCTTCTGCTGAAAATAGTACTTACTCTGCAACAATTAAAGAATACCAAACCTTACTTTTTGGTAAGAATGCTCAAGACCGTAGCGGTTTAATCGCAGTTTTGAAAGATTACTACAAAGGTGAGGGTATTGGAATAATTTAAGGTAAAAGTTTTTTACCTTACGAGATTAAGATGGATAAATATACAAAAGCGTTAGACATTCTTAAAAGTGTAGGAGAAGGAAGTCGAGGAGGCCATGTGATTGGTCATACTCGCTCTGGACAACCTATCTATGATTCAGCTAATCACGAAACTCATCAGCAGTTTAAAGCTCAAGACCATAAAGATGCTATGAATCATCATTATGATATTTGGTCTAAAACACAAGAAAAAATCAACTCCATCAGACAACAAAATCCTAATTGGAACCCTCCCAAGGAAATACATGATTTTCTAAAACATCATTATACTCAAATGCAGATGCATCAAAGTGTCATGGGTAGAAAAATGGATAGGGAAGCAGCTCAAGCTAAAAACCTTAAAAAATCTGACGAAATCACTCCTTTCTATTCAGCGGTAGTTGTAGTTGATGCCAAAAAGAAGAATTTCCTTTTAGGTAAACGGAAGAATGATGGGCTTTGGACATCTCCTGCTGGAGGAGCCAAAGTTGGAGAACTTCCCAAGAAAACGGCTATTCGTGAAGCTTTTGAAGAGGCTGGATTTGTTCTAGAAGAAAGTCAACTGCAAGAACTCCCTATGGGATACGCAGATAATTATAAGCCAGTGCATTGCTATGTGGCAATCTTATCCCCAGAGCAAATGAAGAAAATCTCCACAATAAATGACCCTGATGAAGAAGTCAAAGAATGGAAATGGCTTCCTATTGATGAGAAGATGCCAAATACTGACGAGAATCGTGCTGCCACTCTCTTGAACGCTAAGATGCATCTGGCAGGAATTGTAATGAAATCCTACCATAATCTAGATGATATGGAAGGCATGACTTCTATCAATACTCATGAATTTAAAGAAGAGAATGAAGAGAGTCATCCAATTAAAGAAAGTATCGAAAGACTCATGGAAGGCTATGAATCTGGAGATGAGCCTCGAAGACTTATGCTTGACGGGGAGCATACTCTACACTTAGTCCGAGTCGATGAGGGTATTTTTTCTGGTTTCGTTAAAAAGAAATCAGAAGATGGTATGGAAGAGACCGCTGTTACTTTGGACAAGATGCCTATTCCTAGCATCGTACAATATTTAAAAGCTAAAGAGATTCTTAAAGACGCTCCTAAACAGGTTGAGCTTAAACAAGACGATTCTGCTCTAAGAGAAGTAATCGAGCGTTTAGCTGGTATGACTGTTTATGGAGACGTAAATATCACTATCAAAAAAGCCAAGGCTCTACCAATCGGAACAATCCGTCAATGGGGAGTTTACAAGTACGTTAAACACGCAGATGGCTGGGTAGTTGTGGGAGGAGAGCATCATGGTAAGCTTATGGGTAATTTTAAGTCTGAGCCTAGTCACGCTGATTTTGCTAGACATCATGAGGGTTCGACTCCTAAACAAGATGAGCCTGAAACAAAGCCAGAAGCTCCAAAGGTGGATGAGGGGACTTCCTCAAAAGAAAAGCCTAAAGCAGAAGCTAAACCAAAGGCTGAGAGTCCTAAAGAAGAGTCTAAGCCTAAAAGCCCTGAAGAAGAAATTAAACAAGCTAAAGAGCTTGGGAAGAAAGCTTTTGAAGAAGGTAAAGGACCTGCTCCCTCACAAAGTTCGGAGCTAATGAAACTTTTTAAAGAGAGAACTGACCAATCTCATGAACATGGATTAGCTCTTATGGATGCTTATGCTAAAGAATGGCATAGGGCTAATCTAGCTGCTCCTGTTCCAGAACCAGAAGCCAAGCCCAAAGAAGAGCCTAAGAAGAAGGATGAGAAGCCAGTACAAGAACCTGGAGCACCTGAAGCAGAGACCGAAGATGATGTTGATGACCAACCCGAAGTAGATGCTAAATTTGGTCAAGTAGATAATCCTAGAGAAGAAGCTGAAGCTGAACAGGCAGAGCTTGAATCTGAAGGTGAGTATGCTAATGCTCGTAAATCAAAGATTTCAAATATAGGAGAAGACGTAGAGGGTTCGGCTCGACATAAAGCTATGGACTGGAAAGGTCTTGCACAAGCTGAGAAAGATGGTAATGCAGAAGCTTTTATTAAACGTGACCAATTATTGAAGATGGAACCAACCAAATTCGATGAGATGGTAACTCCTCAGAATTATATGGTCGCTCTTCAAATGCAATCTGCTTTGGAGCGTTTTCCTCCAGCTCCTAAACACTCTTGGTTAACTGGAGGCTGGGACTCTAAACCAGACGAAGAACTTCGCTATGCTGAAGTAATGACTCCTGCTGGAAGTACTAGAAAAATACATCCATCTGAATTTGAACGTCTTGAGAGAGAAGGAAATCTTCCTGGAGAAGTCGTTAAAAAGGTAACTGTTGGAGATATCAAAAAACAAATCCGAAGTGATTATCTTGATGCCTTCAATAAGGTTAAAGCTGCTGCCACAGAAATCGTTAAGACCAAAGGTACAGCAGATATCGTGGAAAACATGAAGGCTCTTCAAACTGAGGTTCAGAAAATCATAAAAGAACGCAGAGAAAAAGACCGCTATGACGAGATGGCTAACAACATGATTAACTATCTCAATAAGACTGTTTCTCCATCACTACGCAAACGTAATAATACTGTAATGAATGACTTGAATGAGTTTGCTGAGATGGCAGCAAAATATCATCAAACCGATGCTGCTGGACTTTTAGGCAATAAAGAAGTAGCTGAACAAGCAAAGCAAGTAATTAAAGGAAAACCAGCATCCAAGATTTTTGGAGTTGAAAAAGAAGGTAAGAAACGCTTCACAGCAGCAGACCTTTATGTGGACCATGCAGACCGTCAAGGACCTGATTCTGGTTTAAATACGGTTACAGAACAAGCTGATTTCTTAAGCAAAAAAGCTAAAATGAGAGCTGTTCAATGGGGTAACTCTGTTACGGATGAAGAGCGTGAACATCATTTAAAACATGCTGCCAACGCTTTTAAAGACCTTACTGACATTCTAGGACTCCCAGAAGAAATGGGTTCATTCAATGGACGCTTGGCTCTTGCAATCGGAGCTAGGGGTAAAGGTACAGCCTTAGCACACTATGAGCCAGATAGTAAAACAATCAACCTCACTCGTAAAAAAGGAGTTGGTTCTCTTGCTCACGAATGGGGACACATGCTAGATAACGTGTTAGGAGAAATCCACACTGGTTCTGGCAGAAATTATGTTTCCGAAGGCTCCGCTTATGGAAACAAAGATATCCCAGTTTATAAAGAAATGAAGGAGTTTCAGTATTCTGAAACAATGTCCCAGTTCCGAGATAAGGTAAGAGATGCTATTCGTGAAGAGCAAAAGAAGGGCAATTCTGTAGATTCTGATTACTGGATGTCCCGAAAAGAAGTTTGGGCTCGTTGTTTTGAAAAGTATGTTTCCCATAAGCTCGAAAAGTCTGGCAGAAAGAACACTTACCTATCTGGAGTTAAGGACCATGCTTTTTGGCCTAACGACAAAGAGATTGAAGCTATGGCTCCATATTTTGATAAAATTATAGAAGCTGCTAAATCGAATGGTGACATCAAGAAGGCTTTAGACCTTCTAGGAATAACCCTTTAAGGAACTAACATGAAAAAATTACAATTACTGGAAGAAATGGCAAAAAGTACTCAAGAGTTCAATCTAGCCATCAAGCTTCAAAAATCAGAAGAGTTCCAAAAGGCTCAAGGTCTTCCCGTAGGAAGCGTTAGATTGTGGCATGGTCAGAAATTCATTAAACAAGGTGATGGACACTGGGTCCCACTTCCTTCTGGTCAACAGGGACAAGGGCAGCAAAGTCAACCCCAGCAACAACCAGCTCCTCAACAAGAAGCTAAACCACAAGAGCAACAGGCACAAAAACAGGAAGCGAAAAGTGATGAGCTTGAAAAACAACCTCAAGAAAAATCTATTGAATCTGAACCTTTAGGCCATCTTAAGCCTAAAGAGGGGTTCGGAGGTCATGTAGGATTACATTCAAAAGACCTTGATGAGAGTTTGAAGAATGGTAAGTATTCCCTTATTTCTGCTGGACGTAATCCAAATAATGCAGGAGATAGGGCTCTTACAGATGACCAGATTAAAGAGCGTTATAAGCGTTTAGAGCAAGACTTGAAGGACCAGGGATACAAGTATTCTAAAGTCAAGGGTCATTACGGTGGAGAAGAAGATTCCTTTATGGTCCATCACGCTAAACCAGAACACATGAACGAGCTTGGGATGAAATATAACCAGGATTCAGTCATTCATAGCGACCAAGGCAAACATAAGATGCATTTTACTACAGGTGACAATTCAGGGATGCATCATAAAGGTGAGGGTTTCCAAGAGGTCCCAGACGCTAAAGATTACTACAGTGTAATAAATACAACTGATGGGCAGCAAAAGAAGTTTAGTTTGAACTTTGATTTCGGCAAACACCATAAGGCCGATGAGTAACAAATACAGTATGGTATAATTTAATTATTGACGGAGAAATGCAATGTCTAAAACAAAAGAACAGATTGATGTAGAAATTACAAACTTAGCTGAACAGATGGTTAAGTCTGTAACTGATTCTAAACAACTTCTTTTCGATACCATCATGAATCTTGGTCCTGAGAACCTTAAGAAGGCCGTTGCCTCTCTTTCTGATTCTGAGAAGGAAGTCTTGAAATCATGTGTGGCAGACTTGCAAAAAGCTAAAGAGGTTTCTGCTGAAATCACTCCTAAGAAGACTGAAACTAAAGCTGCTGAAATGAAAACTGAGTCTCAGACTGGTTCTGATGATGAAGATGAAAAGAAGCTTATGGATGAGAAGAACGCAGAACATCCTCATCAAGGTGGACCTAAAGACAAGCCCGAAGGTTGGGAAGGTCAAGTAATTAAAGCCAAAAAAGAAGACGAAGAGCCTGAAGTTGAAATGCCAGCTAAAGAAGCTGTAAAAGAGCACAAGCGTCTAGTTAATGTTTTGGAGTCTGATTCTAAAAAAGATGACAAAGAAGAAGCTAAAAAACAAAAGAAAGAGCTTAAAGAATATCAATCAGAAATGAAAAAAGCTGATGATAAAGCTGTTGATGCTTTGATTCAGATTGAGGAAGCAGAACACAATAAAGATATTAACGGTGACGGTAAAATTGCCGAGAAACTTGAAAAGGAAAAGAAAATGAAAAAGTCATTAGAAGAAATCGTTGAGTTGGCTAAGTCACTCAATATGTCTAAAGAGGAAGTCATTAAGACGATTAAAGATTCTAATGATGACCTTGAACTTGTTAAGGGCAAAATGAAAGAAAAGTTTGCCGAACAAGGTATGAAGCTTGCTGAACCCAAAAAAGAAGACGAGGGTTCTCCCGAAGATAAGAAAGAAGATAAAAAGGAAAAGAAGATGGAGAAATCTGTCAACTGGAACTTTAAGTCCTCTATCGCTGCCAATAGTTTGGGTCGTAATACTCACTGGGATGTGGATTCATACATCGAGAAGTCTGAAGCTGAGAAGCAAGAGATTATCAAAAAAGGTGGATATTTCGGAGAAACTCAAGATGAGACTCTTCAAAAGTCTGAGTCTAAAAAAGTTGACATTAACGACCTAATCGAAAAAGGTCAAGATTATTCTACTGAAGAAATCAAGCGTATTGAAGGTATCCGTGACCACAAGATTGAAGGTAAGGTTGTTAAATCTTTCCACGATGAGGATATCGCTGCTGCTCTTGGCATGACTAAGGAAGAATATAAAAAGTTAATGGGAGAGTAATCCCATGTCAAAACCCCAAGGCTGGAATCAAAAGCCTCCAGTGCAGTTAGCTGCTAAACCTACTGGGGGAAGGGTCGATATAGACCCTGCAAAATTTGAACAACTCATTCAAGAGAAGGGTGTTCGAGTTAAAGTCTATAGGACTGTTTTTTGTCCAAACGTAAAATCTATTGACGGTGGAGAGCACAACATTGATTGTGACCTCTGTAATGGTTCTGGTTTTTTAGATACCAGACCAATTTGTACCCTTGCATTCATTCAAAATCAAGCTCTAGAAAAACTTCCCTTCGTAGAAGGTATGGTTGATGGTAACTCCGTAGCGGCTACTTTTCCTATGGGAATCGAGCTTCAGTACTTTACTCTTGTGGAACTTGAAGACTTTACTGAAATCTATTTTCAACGTGTCAAGCGTCAAGAGGGTGATATAGATGTTCTCAAATACAAGGCTCATAGAGTTAATCTTTGCATAGACCAATATGGAAAAGAGTATTTCCAAGACAATGATTTTTGTATTGACCCCAACGGATGTATTAAATGGAACCCGAATAAGGGACCTAATCCTGGAGATATTTACTCAATTCACTATGAAGCTTCTGTTCAATTCAGGGCCGTAAGAGCCATGCATAATAACCGCTTCACTCAGTACCTCACCAAAAAAGAGGGAGGGGGAGCAGTTCATGTTAAACTTCAAGAGCAATGGGTTCTTCAAAAAGAGTACTTAGTTAAACGAAAAGACCTAGATGGTAATGAGATTCTCCCGAACCTCATTCATGAAAAAACTGACCCAGACGCTCCAGAAGAAGATTAACGCTTCTTATATTTAATAGAGTCCATAACAGCCTTAGCTATAGGCTTCTTGAATTTCTCATCTATCTTGTGGCTCATGTCATAAAACGGATAAAGAGGATTTTCCTCTCTATATTTGTCAGATGCAGTAGTATCCATAATTTCATGTCTTTGAGCCCTTAAGAGTTCGGACTGAAGACGTTTAAGTAGTGTAGTGATTTTTCGGTATGAATCCTCAACTTGTTTTCGTGTAGCCATTAGTCCTCCAGTCTCAATTTTTCTGCTTTATAGAATTCAATAGCTTGATTCAAAGCTTCTTGAACTGCAAGAGCTTCTTCTAAACTCATGTTTTGGGAGAATTGTCTCACGCTACCGCAATCCTCATTCTTCCAAATTTCCATAACCAAATTACCATCCCAAGACGCAAACTTAATATCTCGTTGAAGCTGCTCATGATTATTGTAGTCAAGAGTTACTAGGAACTCACTGATTACTGGTACTTTCCTGGACATTTTTTACCTCTTTTTTATACATTTCAAATAAGCTTTTACGAAGTCTCTTTTGAGGACTAATTCCAAGCGGAGCCAGAATCTTTTCATATTTTTCAATTACTGCCCAAGCTTGGTCTTCGGTCATATCAGCTATATTTTCTTCGGAGACTTCAATCTCCACAAAGTAATCTGCCTTCTTAGGCTTTCCAAAAGTCGTATCATAAACCGTGTAGAAAACTAGGGTAGCATCATCGAAGAAGTAAATATGGCAATTCTTTATGATAGAAGCGTTGAAGAGAAGTCCAGAAGCTTGGAGTTGTTCAACAATGACGTTTTCTGGAGTCTTCCCAATATCCCAGTTGTGCTCTTTTCTCTGAATATTGTTTTTAGCATCTTTGGGTTTATACTTCCAAGTGACTTGCCTACGACCTTTATCTAAACCAAATGATGGCTTCCTATACCTAACAAAAGTTCCATTGGGCTCCCATTGAGGGTTAGCATCAAACCAACTTTGTGGGTAGACATAAAAGTGGTCTGGACCTTCCACATATAGGAAGTCTTTTAACTCTGGATGACCTTCAAGTATTTGCTTAAATTCGATAAGCAAGTGGTCTTCCACTCTATATTTCGTCTCGAATTCAATGTGTTCGAGATTACGTTCTTTCGTTTCCATCTTCATCCTCTTTGTTATGGACAATCTTCAGTCTGTTTTTTCTGAAGTTACCCTCAATGATTTTTGGGTCATTTTTAGGGTCAGTGATGTTCTTTTGTAGCTCTTGAATGAGCTGCATGATGTCTGCTTCTGATAGCTTGAGCTTTATGTAGTCCCTTCCCATTATGTCATGATGAGTTGTGAAGTTTTGTCCTGGTTCTTTGTTAACAACTAAAATCTGGAATCTTCTTCCATTCTTATAATCAAAAATAGGCTCTACTCTGAGAGTGTCATTGATTCTCACTTTAAACGCTCCTTATGTCCATAGTAAAATACTGGCCTTGAACCGTCTTTGTATTCTTCTTGAGCATGTGGTCTATGAACCATCAACCAACCCAGAACGAGAAAAAGAATATCATACCATTGTAAATCATGGTCATCCACTAACTCTTCGAGTAGCGGTTCCATGTCTAATAGAATGTCTCCCGTAGGTCTTATTTTCTTTTTACTCATCCACTCTCACTCGTAGTCCAACTGGGAATCTCGGAATCCCATCTGGAGTCAATCCTTGATATTGGACTGTAAGTTGTTTTCCTTTGTACTTTTCAAAATTGACAAAGTACTCAGTAAGAGCTTCCAGCTCACCTTTAAGTTTAGCTTTGAATTCTTTTCCTTCAGCAGTTTTTACGATAAAGGCTCCAGCTTTACCTTGAAGCTTACCATTACCTTCTTGAACCCCGATAATTTCAAACTCAGCATCTTTCATGATTTTTACTTTAAGAAGACTGACGCTTCGTTTGTTCTCGTAAGACATTAGAGGGTTACGATACATGGCTCCTTCATAACCAGCTTCGAGGAAAGCATCGAAGACCTCATCCATCTCCGATTGCTGCTTAACAATCATAGTAGGAACCAATTTAAGGTATCCAGAGTCATCAATAAGATGCTGGATTAGAGCAGTTCTAACAGCGTAGTTTTCTTCAGAGACCACATCGTAAACATGATATTGGATTTCTGTGGCTTCGGGATGAACTTCATCTCGTTTAATTAGAGACATGATTCTGTTGAAGTTTTCCTTGTGTTCATGATTATAAAGTTCCCCATCCAAGATAATTGTTTGACCAGCAAACTTATTCTCAATCTCGGCTACGATATGAGGGACCGTGTTAATCTCTTTTTGAGTCCTGCTGAAGAGCTTACATTTTCCATCTTGTACCATTGCGATACAACGCATACCATCAAGCTTTGGTTGGACGTATGCTGGATATTTAACGTATTTGAGCTTGTCTTCTATTGGGAATGCAAGCATTGGCTCAACTGCTCCTAGAGTATTTTTAGTGCTTTTGGCAAGCTCTACATCTGGAACGTAACCTTCTTTAACTTTCTTTTCAAATAACTGTTCTGCTTTGAGACGAGCCTGTTGTTCGGGAGTTGTCTCATTTACTTTACCAATATTCTTGCCAGTCTTTATAACGTCTTGAGTAGCTTGGAGTTTTCCCCCAACCTGTCCAAATTCGGTATTAACTACGTTACCTTCAACCCAGACCCTCCATTGCTGTAGAGTTCCTGTATTGTTCTGCTTAAATAATGTGTTAAGTTCCATATCAGTCCTCCCGATTATTAGTAAGAATAGATTGATTTTAAAGGAAAGTCAAATAAAATGTTGACACATATCTTAAAGCAGTCTAATCTATAAATAGGAGGAAATATGAAAATTTTACCCGTACACCTTTTAAAACTCCGTTGGCTCCTTGCTAATACAGACCTCTTGAAGAGGACTGAGCTGGAGCTGGTACAAAATATGCAACAATCTTGGTCAAAAGTCAATTACTTAGTTTCCTGTCCTGTAACTTTGTCTGCATTGGATAAAGTTTATGAGTCTGTCAAAAAGGAGTACACATGTCAGTAAAAGATACGCTCGAATCTTACAGTGCAGAATTAGATGTGGTCAAGTCGTATCTTGCCAAACTGAATAGATTGGAACTTCTTACCAAGGACCAAGAAGCTGAGATTTGCAAAGCTATCGAAGTTGGAGAAGATAAGATTCTGAAAGTGTGTGTCAGGTCCCCTCTCATTTTGAAACAGATTCTTTCTTACAGAAATATTCTAATAGAGAATCCTTCTATGGTAGTTGGCATGGTTAGAAAGCTAGACGAGGAATCCTCTGATGAAGAAATAAATGAAACCTTTAAAAGGATGTTTACCCTTTTTGAGGCTATTGACACTTTCCTAGATAAGCCTACAAAAGTTTTGGAAAAGAAGATTGTTAGTGAATTACAGGAACTCACCTTTAATACTAAAACCATCACGGCTTTTCTTCAACCATTCAAAGACTTAGTTCAGAAGGCTAAGGATTTGAGAAAGAAGAGTGACCTCAATCTCAAAGAGTTAAGACTCGAAAACCATAAACACTTTGCAAAACTGTTGATTTCTTTGACAGATAAACTTGAAGGTAATGAGCCTATTTTAAATGAAGAAGCTGTGAGTAATCTAGCCCACTCTCTTGGCTTTTCTGTAAAAGAGACAAGAGCCATGATTGAAGCTCAGAAAACTTTGATGCGTGAATTAGCCATAAATTCAGTATTGCTTGAAAAAGACTATAAGAAGCTGGAAACTACTAACTCAGTTTTATTCAAAGCGGAGCAAACTGCAATCCTAGCCAAAAACAAACTAATTGAGGGAAATCTTCGTTTAGTAGTTTCACGGGCTAAAAAGTTCACTAACCGAGGTTTGGAGTTTGAGGATTTGATTCAGGAAGGTAACATTGGGCTAATGAAGGCTGTTGATAAGTTTGAATATCGAAAAGGTTATAAATTCAGTACTTATGCAACATGGTGGATTGACCAAGTTCTAGGAAGGTCTATTGCAGACCAATCCAGAATGATTCGTTTACCAGTCCACATGGTTGAGACCGTCAACGCTGTTAACAAAGCTAGAGCCCGATTGATTCAGGTTCTAGGCAAGGAACCATCTGTGGAAGACCTAATCAAAGCTACTAAGCTTGAGGAAGATAAAGTACGAAAAGCTCTCTCTATTGCAAAAGACCCAATTAGCTTTGAGACGGAGGTTTCTGGAGACCAAGATTCCCCAGAAGGTTCAACTCTCGAAGATTTTATCGCAGACACTTCCGAGACCAGTGCCTACAAGAATGTGGTTAGACAAGCCCTGATGGAGGGTATTAGAAAGCTCTTGTCAAGACTTCCTCCTAGAGATGAGAAGATTATTAGGCTTCGTTTTGGTATTGGGGAGCCTTTGAACGAAGATTATACTCTAGAAGAGATTGGAAATAAGTTTCCAAATACTAAAACTGGAGAGCCTTTGACCAGAGAACGTATTCGACAAATTGAAGAAAAATGTAAGGCCAAACTCAAGAAAATGAGCAAGGGTGAGATTTTCAAGCTCTTGTTCCTTTCAGAAGATTTGTAAATTCTTCCATACTCTCAGAAATGATATAATTATGGGAGTATGGCTGATATCAATGTTAAATTTAGAGCTGCTGAACTGGGTAAGTCTTTGGAGAATCTCGCTTATGAGGTCCAACAAGAACTAGACCAGGCCATCAAGGATACCGCTAATGCGGCTTATGCGACCATTGTAGCTAAGGCTCAAGCTGACCTTAATTCGACTAGAGCTGACTATTTAAAAGGATTGTCTTTTGAAGAGCTAGGGAATAACACCTATCTAATCACTTTAGAAGGTGATTGGGCTAATGCCCTTGAAAAGGGATTTTCAGGATTTGATATCCGTGAATGGATGTTATCCTCTGAGAAGGTAGTTCAGGTAGGAACTAGGACGGGACAAAAATGGGTACAGACTGGAGCTAGTGGTCAGAAATTCGCACACGTTCCTTTTGAGCATAGGCCACATTCTAAGGCTCCTAAAACGTCTGATTTGGCTCAAGCTATAAAAAAATTACAAACACACAATCGTTCTGGCAGAGTCCAGAAATTCACTTCTATCTTTAAAGATGCTGCTGGTAAGCCTCTTGAGGGACGAGTAGCTTCAGTTAAAAAAGTTGAAGGATTTCCTCAACTTGACGGTATTACAAAGTATCAGAAAATCTACAAAAACGAATCTACAGGTAAGCAGAGTGTTCAGTCCGTCTATATGACTTTTAGGACTGTTTCTGAAGCTGCTGAGTCTTGGAGACATCCAGGCTTTGAGGGTCTCAAAGCTTTTGATGAAGCCGAGAAATGGGTAGAAGAGCAGATTGATACAATTATAATGACCCTGATTAAATAAGAGGTAAGACATGTCATTTACAATGCCTGATTTGGTTGTTGAGTCCATTCTTCGTGAAGGATTCATGGCTTTAAAAAGAAAGCCTGAGCTTATTGATGACGTTTTTGCAAGTCTTACAAAGAACTACGCAGATAAAAAATACGGTCAAAAAGAACTTCAGAGAATCAAGGACGCTATACAGAAGCGTGACTGGGGATTCGTACATAGCTTCGGTGAGGTGGAATCCAATCTACCTTGTGTATCTATTCAGCTTGGCAATGAATCTGAGGATAAAGGTACAGCCCACTTAGAAGACTTCGAGGCAGACGTTACTGAAAATATTACAGACCCAGATGAATTAGCTGGTCTTGTAAAAATTTCAAATATTCAACCCCTGGACTATGACGAACTCAGTGGAACTGTTTACCTAGATAACTCTGTAAATCTTTCAAGTGTTTATCCCAATCTCCTCTACGTTGACGCTGCTGGAGTAGAACATAAGATTATCGGAGGCATAGACAATACAAGCGGTCAGAAGCAATTTGTGGTCGAGCCTATGTCAGAAGTTGATATTTCCGACGAGGGTCATATCAAATCTAGTATTGATTTTAAGCAATATACTGAAAGAGGAGTCCACAATGATGTTCAGATTTTGCTGGGTATCCATACCAAGGACGCTCTCCTAACCAAGTATTTCTATATTTTAGTTAAGTATTTCCTCTTGTCTAGAAAGAAGGACATGATTGACCGTTGTTTCATCGTTTCCTCTTACCAAGGCTCTGATTTCACTAGGAACTTAAAATATGAGGGTGACATTGTTTACACTCGTTTTTTGACCATTACTGGTAAAGTTCAAGATACCTTCCGTTCTGACCAGGCTGATATCTTTGACAATGTTGAAGTTATTACAAAAGTACCTAAAGACGTAGCTACCACTGAGGACTTGGATTTACAAGACCAAACAGTGCAGGTTGGGGAGACCGACCAAGAGTAGCTATAAAATTATTCCATAGGTTTAGGGTATAATTGTAGTATGTCTGGAAAAAAAGAAAAGGCTTCAAAAAAGAAGCAAGACAACAAAATTGAAGCTAAACCTGAAAAGATACCTTTTTCAGCATGGTTTTTTAAGCGTGTAGAAGAAGGAAAGCTTCAATTTTGGCAAAAAAAAGAGATATCAGTTTTCTTCAAATCTAAAGGTTTGTCCGAGAACGAAGAATCAGATAAATACTCAGAATTGTTGAAACTTTATTAACTAAGGAGAGATTTCAAATGGGAATCAAAAAATCTTTCGCTGGAGCATCAATCAGAAAACCTGGAGCATATTCTAGGTCTAAAGTTGATAATTCGAGTGGAGCACCTCTTGGAACGAATGACACATTATTTTTAATCGGAGAAGCCGATTCTGGTAGAGCTGGTTCTGTTGAAGGAATCGTAGAATTTACTGCTGAACAAATTGACCGCTTAATCGAAAAGTTCACTTCTGGTCCTGTTGTTGACTGTGCTCTTGCAGCTACCCGTCCATCCCCAGATTCTACTATCGGTGGAGCTGGTCGTATTTTAGTGTATATCACTAATGCGTTGGCTCAAGCGTCTAGAACTGTAAACGAAGCTACCAATACCAACCCTCTTTACTCTGTAAAAGACCGTAAAGGTGGAGTTTCTGGTAATGACCTTTCAATCACTATTGCCAACGGTACTGTTCCTGCTCGTCAGAAACTTATCACTATCAATCGTTTGAATGATACCGCTGAAGTATTGGGTGAGAATCCTGGTACTGCTGTAATCTCGATTGATTACACTGGAGATGCTACAACTGCTTCTGCTGTGATTTCTGGAGCTTCTAAAGCTGCCAAAACTCTTGCAATTACCCTTGCTGGAGACCAAACAGACGGTTCATTGAACCAAAGCATTATGCTTGCAAACTATACTTTCAAACAACTTGTGGACTTCATCAATGCTCAAGTAGGTTATGCTGCTGTTCTTTTGGATTCTTCTAAAGCTGCTTTGAAAGCTAATGAGCTTGACTCAATCGGTGCTACTAGCATTCTTTCAGTTACTAGCTTGTATCGTCTTCAAGAAGAAATTCTTGAACTCATCAATGAATCTGACCGTGTAGAGGCTTCTTTGGCCGCTACTCCTGTTGTAGGTCTGCCTGTCAACTTGACTAACTCCTTCCTTTCGGGTGGAGCTAAAGGTGCATCTACTAACTCTAGCTTCTCAACTGGACTCTCTAAGTCACTTGCACGAGACTACTCTGTAGCTCTTCCTTGTATCTCTAGAGACGCTTCTGCTGATATCGCTGACGGCATGACTGATGCAGGTTCTACTTATACTATCGCTGCTGTTCAAGCCGCTCTGGAAACTCACCTTGTTCTTCGTGGTTCTGTTAAGAATCGTAAAGAAGCTCAAGGCCACACTGGTTTCCGTGATGCTCAGAAAGCTGACTGTTTTGCTCAAGCTGCTAACATCGGTTCTGAGTTGGTTCAGGTTTCAATCCAGGACGTTTTAGTTCTTGATGTGAACGGTGACTTGGCTTGGAAACATCCTCATGTTCACGCTGCCCTTTGTGCAGGTATCCGATTGGGTACTGAAGTCGGTGAGCCTTTGACTCACAAGTTCCTAAACGTAAACGGAGTTGGTCACGTTGTAGACCCTCTGACTGGTTTGGAAACTGGAGACTTTAACGAGAGTCTGGATGTTGATGATGCAATCGACGCTGGAGTTACCTTCTCTGAAAAAGCTCAGGGTGGACACCGAATCGTTGTGGATAACACAACTTATGGAGTTGACCAAAGCTTCGTATTCAACAGGGGTTCTGTTGTAGAAGCTGCTCAGTTTACTGCTAAGACTCTTCGTGAGACTGCTGAATTGGTTTTCGTTGGTAAGAAAGTTTCTAACGGAGCTGCTTCTTCCATCAAGTCGGTTCTTCGCAATAAACTTGAAGAGTTGAACAGAGCTAACATCATCACCGCTTCTGACGATGCTCCTCAAGGTTTCGTAGAAGAGACTTTCGTAGTTACCGTAACTGGAAATACTGCTGAAGTTCAAGTTGAAGTTAAACCTGTTCAAGGATTGGACTTTGTATTCATTACTTTCACTTTGGGAGATATTAAGCAATCAGCTTAATAAAAACTAATGAGTAAAGTAATTGACTGGAGCAAAACTTTTAAGCCTGTAATTGGAGACCTGAAGAGGGGAGTAAATTCCACTAATACTTCAGGTTCCATGAAAGAGTCTTTTCAAAAGAGCTATGCCCAGTTACAAGAGCAAGAGAAAGCTGAAGCGACTTTGAGAAAAGCTCTTCCAGTTATGAAGGGAATCCTCTTGCAACGTATGACAGAAAAAAGGCCGTTAAAGGTTATGAGACCCCTTCCTTACACTACAGAAACTCTGGGTGGAGATGAGGAAGATGATGGATTTTATAGCAATATGGCTAAAGGTGAGAACGCTTCTTTTAAGTCGATTACGAAAGTAATCCCTCCTGGTACTGAACTCACGTTCATTACTTTAGAAAAGTCGATGAACCAGTTGTGGTTTAAGACTGATAAGGGTGAAGAAATCGGAATTTACTTAGATGAACAAAACAGGTTACTTACTCAAACAGATATTTATGAAGTAGTAGCCAAAGCTATGAAAGAATAATTTTTAAGGAGAACTAAGATGTCTAAAGTATTTACAGGTAGTAAAGCCAGTTTGAAACTGAATGGTCAGAAAGTGGCTTTCGTTGGTAGCTTGAATATCAACCATGAAAACACTCTGACTGATATTGACGTACTAGACCAACTGGACGTTGCAGAACACGCTGAGACAGGTCACAAAGTAAGCTTTACTTGTAACTTGTTTAAAGTTGATGAGAACGCTGCCACATTGCTTGGTCTTGACCCATTGAACCTTGATGACATCTTGAGTCAACCTGAATTGACTATGGAAGTCTTTGACCGTGTAGGTGACAAAGTTCAGTACACTATGACAGGTGTTAAGTGGGAAGGTGGTTCGGGTTCTGTTGACGCTAGAGGCGTTTGGCAGGGTACTTGGAACTTCAAAGGTCGCAGAGGCCGAGGACTATAATCCTCTAATTTATAATCCAGACAAAGAAGGCTCAGGTTTCGTCCTGGGCCTTTTTATTTTGTTGCCACTCATAAAGCCCAAGTCTCTCAGACTCGGCTACCATCTCGTCTAAAGCTTTTTCACGTTTTTTCTTGTCTCTATATTTTTTATAAAGGTAAAGGGGTACAATAATACTCCCTCCTGGAATCAGAAGTATAGCCGCTGCTATTTTAGCAGCTTCTTTGATTTTCATATTTTAGTCCTTCTTGATGCCTTCGATTTTGGCTAGAGCTTCTTCAAACATTTTACGTTTCCTCTCAGCTACCTTTTCGGCTACCCTATCCTCAATCTCAAGAAAAGCTTTATACCCAGCCCTGAATGCATCCTCTAAAGGAGGAACGTCTGCCACTATTTTAGCCATGCGATTTAACTCAGTCTCTCGAAAATCATCCAGCTCTTGCATAAAAGCTTTAGTTTCTTCTAAAATAGCTCTCTGCTTCTTAATGTTCTCTAGACCTGCTTGAGAGAACTGCTTCTCAGTACCATTGATAACGCCACATTTCATGCATACAAGCTTGGCAGAGGAACTTCGGCTCCCAACATCCATCAAGTTAAGCTCTTCCCAAGAGTGAGGCTCTCCTTTAGCAGAGCATGTGGTCGATTCATCCAATGGCATGAATACGGGAATGGGTGATGAATCCAGAGTCTTTTTCAAGGCTTCGGCTTGCTTCTTTTTGTAAAAAGTATAGAGTTTGATACCCAAACCAAATCCCAGAATGAGACCGCTGATTGTAAGAAGTTCCATTTACCCTCCTATCCTAGTGTGATATAATTATTTATATGACTTTTGTAAAAAGAAGTCAATAAGATTAAGATTAAAGATATAAGATGGAGAAAAACATGAGTAATCTCAATAACTTAAAGAAAACGCTTCCAGAAATGGAACATTCCTTCTCGATTGATTTGGAAGGTTCTTTGACCAAACAGGCATGGCAAGGGAACTTTACCTGCAAGATTCCTAACGCAAAAACCCAAGCCATGATTGCAAAACACAAGACTCTACTGAATGGTGGATTCGACGAGCATCTGGATATTGGGACTAAAAACCTCCATCACATGATTAGTTATCTACGATATACCCTAACAGATATTCCCAAATGGTGGAAGGATGCTGATATGGGTTATGAGCTTTATGACATCAACGTAATTGAGGCGGTCTACGCTAAAGTACTTGAATTCGAGAAAGCTTGGTTTGAAGAGATTTGGGGACCTGGAGAAGAAAAGGTAGAGGAACCAGAAGCGAATGAGTAAGAGCGTTGAGGGTCTTTTTAGATTAGAGTACATGGCCTATTGCATGTCTCAAATGCCTCCCAAGGACGTACCGTCCACATTGGAGGATTACGTCAGATTCGCTAAGTTCCAACTTTCTGTGGATAAGCACCTTCTGATGGAAGACCCTATTTGGGAAAAGTACACTGATGAACAAATCATTGTAGAGTTCATGGCAAATTTGTTCATGAAGAATCCCAAGAAGCTTGAAGAGTTTGAATCTAAACTACTTGGTTCAGATGATAACATCTACGATTGGTTTGATAAGAAAATCGCTGAAAACCAAAAAGAAATGGCTAGTAAGATTGAAAGTATGGAAGAGAGCGTTAAGTTCGTTCCAGAAACTATTGGGGAATAAAGAATGTCAAGACAGATTAAAATTTCGGGTGATACGTCCGAATTAAGAAAATCAATACTCGAACTGTCAAAGTTAGTCAATAAGGACCTTGGCAAATCCAAGATTGAACTCTTTACTCCAGACACTAAAAAGTTTTTAAGAACTGAAGCTTCTTCTGCAATGGAGTCTATTAAGAAACAAATTGATTCTATTAAAACGTCCACAAAACAACATCAGCAAGCTTTGAATGAGGTTGTTAAAGGTTCTAAAGAAGAATTGAAGATAAGAGAGAAAATCCTCAAGGCTCAACAGCACATATCTAAATTGGAAAAGGACAGAAGTAAAGTTTCGGAGATGGCTGAACAAGTCACTCAACCTGGATTCATGAAGCAGTTCGGAAAGTTTTCTGGACTTTCTGCTATCCTCAAAGGTGCTAAGGGCATCGGTGGAATGGGGATGATGGGTGGAGCTGGAGCCCTTTTAGGTATGGGTGGAGCAGCTTTAGCTGGTTATGGAATCTCTAGAATCATGTCAGCTCGTCAAACCTATGGTGAGGGTATTGATAATAGACTCATGCTTCGAGGCAGAGGGGTTACTGATTTAGCTCCTACTGATACTCAAGGTATGCTTGGAGCTGGACTTAATTCGTTATCACTCAGACAAGCTCGTTTGAGGGATATGGATGTTTTTGGTCGTTCTGGAGCTACTCAAAAAGCTGTTATTCAACGTGCTCAGTTTGAAAGAAATTTTGGTATTGAAGAGGGAACCATGTCTGGAATCGGAGCAGGACTTCGTAGAAGCATGGGTGGAGGAGGAGCTAGTCAAACAGTGATGAAGCTTCAGGCTTCCTTGATTGCAAGTGGTATCACTGACGCTATCGGACCTTACTTAGAAACAGCCGCATCAATGTTGACAGAATTGAATGAACGTGGATTCACTATGGATGATTCTGTCACTTCCCTTTTCAATTCTATGCTCAAGCTTGGAATGGGTGAGGGTAGGATTCAGCAATTAGCTATGGGAGCTGACCAAGGTATTCGTGGAGCCACTGGAGAATCAAACGCATTCTTCCAATCAGTCTTTAATAAAGCTGGAATCGGTGGAGGAACCATCGGTGGAGCCCAAGCCGCTATGCGTATGGGTGGACTCTTTGGAGTTGATTTAGATAAATACAAAGCCATGAGTGGCGTTGACCGTAAGATGTTTGAGCAAATGGGTATCGGAGGAGGCGGTCACATGCAGAATGTGGCTCAAGCTACTTTGGGTACACTTGACCAATTATTCGGTTCTGATAAAGAAATTTCTAAACAGCAAGCTTCAAAAGACCGTAATGTTCGAGAAAGCGGTAACTTAAAACGTATGAGCAGACTTCGTTACGTCATGCAAGCTTTTGGTCTTAAAGACGAAGGTCAGGCTTCTGAGACTGAAGGACTACTCCGTAAAGCTTCTACAGCGTCTCCAGAAGAACGTAAGAAAATCATGCAACAAATTAAGAATCTCAAAGAAGATACTCCTGAGCTTCAGAATTTGAAAGCTATCAATAAATCAAATGATGGAATTTATAACATTCTTAAAAATCAACAGACCACAACTGAGGATGCAATCGGTGAGGCTACTGCTGAAGCGTTTAATACCGCTAACAAGTTCTTAGCCTCTATTGATGGAGCCATCTTAGCTGTTGCCAAGTTCTTGACTGGATATCAAACTCCAGCAGAGCGTCAACAAGAAATTCAAGATGATATAAAATCTCAGCAAGAATCTACTAAGAAAAGAGCTAGTAATTTTCTTTCTATGGGAGGCGGTTATCTTGGTAGTAAAGAAGACCTTGCTATGGGTCTTGATTACGAAGAAGGTATGGCTCTTACTAAAGAAATTCAAAAAAGAGCTGCTGGAGAAAAGGATAAAGGTTTCTTTACTAAAAATAGAAGTTACGAGCGTGAGCTTGAATCTGGTAAATTAGACCCATATATCAAGGGACTCAAAGCTCTCGAAGGTAGAGCTGGTAAGGGAGACCAAGCAGCTATTAAGCAGCTTGAAGCTCTTAATGAAATTGCATTTACGAACAGAACTATTGCTAGACACTCTAAGGAAAAAGGTACTCTTAAACCAGGGTCATCTAGTACTACAGGAAATTAACAATGGCTATTAAAACAGACATAAAAAATATTAGTAGTCAGTGTCAAGTGGTTGTCTTCAACTGGAAGAACAAGATTGCTCGTGACGAATTGAATCTGGTCGAGTTATCTGACTCTGAGCCTTTGGATATCTCTAAATACATTTTAGAGTGTTCATTCTCTAAAACTATGTCTGACCCAGCAGGTACATTCCAATTCACTCTACCTAATGATAGGGATTGGAAAGATGTAATCCAAAGAGGATGTTGGGCTCTAATTTATATGTCGCAAGACGGTGGACTGAGCATCCCTAAGAATTCAGATACTCCAAACATAAGTCTTTTAAGCGAACAAGGTAAGAAGCTTAGAGGAATTGTTTTTATTGAACGTGTAGCTCCCAAGGGCATGGTAGGTGGAGAACGAGGCGAGTTCGATGTAGAATTCATTGTTACTGGAAGAGACTTCGGAGTAGTTTATGTGGAGAACGAGATTTTCTATAATAGACTTTATGCTGAAGGTAAGATTCAGGAAGCTGCTGCTGGGGAACTCAGAGTTCAATCTGTTAGAAGTACTAAATCACTTTTAGAGACCTTTCATAAAGCTTTCTTTTCTCCACAAGAATTGGGAATCACTCTAGAAGGGGATTCTATTACAAAAGCTATTCCTCTACAATGGTTACTACCTGCTCAGTTATTTGAGGCTTTAAACCTCCAAAGGAAGAAATTTTCTGGTAGTTCTTATTATGGAAATATTGATGGTTTATTGAATTTTAGCGACACGCTTTGTTCTTATCCTGTTGAAAACCCCATGACTCTCATCAACGGTAAGGCTTGGGATAAGCTTCGTTCATATTCTATCGAACCATTCCATGAGTTATTTCCAGAGACCGATGATAATGGGTATCCTAGACTAACTTTTAGATATCTTCCTTGGAAGACAAGTAAAGGTAGGGCTTTGGGTCAACTAAATGAAAAAGTATTGGCTATGGTTGATGTACCTAGAGTTCAGCTTAAAACCGTTGACCTTCTAGAGTTTGACCTTGGAGAAGATACTCATTCTAGATTCAATTACTTCTTTACAGCTCTAGATACATCTCTTTTTACTGCTGAGAGTAGTGCAGCGATTTTAAAAGATACTGACCCCAAGACTGGTTTCCCACGAATTCAATCTAATAGTATTCGACGAAACGGGCTTCGCTTGATGTACACTACCGTCAACGCTCTGATTCAGTTAGGTTCTGAAAAGGCTGACGAAGACTTACTGTTTTTACACAACGAATTGATTTATGAGTACTGGAACAACTCGGTTTTCTTTGAATCTGGAACCATGACTATGATTGGTTCTAATGAAGTCAAAATAGGTAAGGTACTTGAAATAGAAGCTGGAACCCCATATAATGGAGGCAAGATATTCTATATTGAAGGATACACTGACTCTTATACAGTTAATGAGCAAGGAACTGGATTTTGGACTCAAAGTCTAAGCCTTACTCGTGGAATGTATCCAGGTAAAATTGGCAAACGTGGAGAGGACTATACCGATAACGGTGAGTTCACGGAGGATAAATAATGAGCATGGAAAGACGAGATGGTTCAGTTCAATCTGCTAACCTACCAGCTTATAATAGATTATCCAAGAATAAAGTCGATAGAGACTTCGGTATCTATCGTTGCATGATTACTCGTGTAAATTTTACTGATGAAGAATCCAACTTGACTTTTGATAACAAACAAGTGACTTATGAAGCCGTTATTCTTGGAGGACCCAAAGAAGGTCAAATTCTTCAGAACGTAAAAGCTATGGGTGATTACGGTGGAGAATTCAACTACGCTGAGAAAATCTATAGACCTATTGAGACTAAAAACATCAAGGACAAACAAATCTCCGAACACAAAGGAGACATTGTATTTGTGGGTTTTCTACAAGGCAATAATCGTGCTCCAGTAATTATTGGAGCTGGAGTACAGCCTTTTGATAAAGATTCTACTGGAGCCAAAAAAGCTGATGGCTTCAGAATGAGGAAACAGTATAACGGAGTCTTTGAAGAAATAAATAAAAAAGGTGAGTATGAGTTTACTCGAAAGGGTGGAAAACTCAATGAGACTACTGGAGTATTCACTCCTGCCACATCTGAATTCGAGGCTCGTTTTAAATTCTTTGAAAATAAAATGGTCTGGGAAGACCCTAACTCAAGTATTACTTTTGAGAAAAAAGAAAAGAAACTTACTACAAAAGTGGGTGATTCTTATACAGAAACTATTGACGGTACTGCTAAAAAAGTTACCAAGATGATGGGTAGCGTCAAGATGGAATTCGATGACGCTTCCAAGAAGGCTACCTTTACCGCTGGAACTACAGTCATTGAAATTGACGGTAACTCTGGTAAGATTAAATTGACCTCAGACTTTGTAGATATTGGTAAAGCTGTATCAGACTTCGCTGTTCTCTTCACAGAACTCTCTACTGCATTCAATACTCACACGCATCAATACTTTCCTGGTCCTGGAGGTCCTACCCCAACTACTCCTCCAATGGCTCCATTACTTCAATCAGTGGCTTCAACCACAGTAAAACTTCAACCATAAGGAGATTAGAAAATGCCAGCTCCAGTATTATCTCCTGCTGAAATTGCTCAACTACAAGCAGAGAAAGCTAAACAAGAAAACTTCAGAGATGCCATGCAAGCGGCTGTTCCAGCTAAAACAGCTAGAGCTGCTGAACTTGCGGTAGCTGATGGGGGATTCAAAAAATTCTTCGATTACTACAATGATGACATCATAGGACAGTATGACGCAGAACGTAAGGCTCTCAACGGACAATATATTGCAGCTCCTATTACTGAAGCCGATGTTGTAGGACCAGCAGAGGTGGATGGTTCAGTTAGAACTACTCCAGCTATGCCAGTCACCGATATAGTTAGGGTAGCCGAATTTGACGGTGGACCACTTATTGTGGACCCACTTAATGAAGTTCAACATATTTCTGACCAAGCTGACGTAGAAGATACTCTGGTAAATGGTTACGGTTCTGGAGGAGGTTTTAATCCAGCTACCGCTGTAACAGCTTCAGCTCTAACTCCGTCTTCTACTTCTTTGGATGTCAACGACCCTACGAATGCCTTGACTATTGCAATAAATGACGTTTTTCTTGTAGTTGATATGGGAGACTTAGCTGTTGTAAAAGTTACATCAGTTACCGATAATATGGGTGGAGACCCTCCTTATGATTTTACTTATGGGATTGAACTCATAGTTCCTCCCTCTGGAACAATCTCTGCTGGAGCTAGTCTTGATGAATTCACTGGTTTTACCAACGGAGAACGTACTGCTAAGACCGCTTCAGACCCCGATTTACAGCCTTTGATGGATTACCTTATTGACCAGTTAGAATTGCAAATCAATAATAGAATTGATAGGTTAGATGAACAACTGGTAGCTCTAGCTGCCAATCAAGACCCCGATGGAGTAGCTCAAATCACTACCGCTACGACTAATGTAAATACTTCAAAAAACTTCCTGACCAATTATCTCCTGACTACAGATATTTCAGATACGGGTTTGGGAACTTTGGCTACGGAAAGAGGAGTTCGCAGTCCTCAAATCACAACTAGGCTTGCTCAGATTGTTGCAAATTTTACAGGGCAGACCGAAAACTATTTTGACCGAAGGTATCAGATAGCTAATGACAGAGCCAATACAGCTCGTGGAACTCTGAGGCTTCAAAAAGCTACCGAACAATCCGTGACTGAACTTGGTAACTATGCTTCTGGAGCCCAGGACGCAATAGACGCTATTGATGCTCTACTCCCATAGTCAATTCCCTTGTCTGAGAAATGATATAATTTAAGAAGACAAGATTTATATTGGAGATAGAGATTCGTGGCATTTAATATATCAGGTTTAATCAATAACATATCGAAATCAGTAAGTAATCTGGTATCGAGCCTCACTGGTACAAAGGCTGGTTCTTCCTATTATCCAAATAACGAGTTCACTAAAGAAGCTCTGACCACAGTAAATCCTGAGAATTGGCTCAAACTTCCCTTTCCATATTCTTTCGATGTCTTGAATACCGTGACCAATGAGTTCGGTGATGGCAACGGTGGATTCAAGGAATTTCAACTTCCTTTGGCTCCGACCAAGATTAACCAGACAGAACACTTTGCAGTATCCATCAAGCCTACCCAAGGCGGTACTGTTGTTTCGCATTCTGGTAATAAATACAAAACCCTGACAATTTCTGGTACTACTGGTATCCAACCCTTTAGAGGAGCTGGAGGCGTTGAAAAATCTACAGGTAATGCTATTTTCCAACCCGACGAACTCAAATTCAAATCTGGTTATGAAGTCTTCTTACATCTTAGAAACTATTTCAAAGCTTACTACGAGTTCAAGAAAAATGCACGAGGAGAGGGTGGAGCCCAAAATCTCCGATTAGTATTTAAGAATTACAAGGACGGAGAATTCTTAATTGTGGAACTTCTTGACTTCCAAATGGACCGTCAAGCTGGTAAGCCGTTCTTGTATGACTACAATCTTACTTTTAAAGTTCTTGGACACTTCTCCTTTGTAAATAAAGACGAGAATCTTTTTGAGTTTGAAAAGAAATTAAAACAAGCCTCAGAAATCATGGATAAAGCTAGAGGCGTATTTTTACGTTCTCAAGACATTCTGAGACAGATTGAATCTACTTACGAATCCACAGTATTGGAGCCTGTCCGAAAGGCTTCTCTTGCAATTAAAGCTTTCCAGGGCATTGGTCCTACTGCTCAAGATATGGGTAATCGAATGATTACTAAAACCATGACTAGCGTTGCGGCTCTAGGCATTCTCGGTAAGATGGAAGGTTTCAAGGCTAACGTAGCGACTGGAACTGCTCCTAGTAGCACAGCTTTAGATAACACTACTCTGCCTTCAAAAACAGAAACCTCTTTAGACCCTGCTGGTTCAATCATTGGATTGAATGAGGGATTGAGTCTTTTAGCTCCAGAAGATTTTCCAGAAACTACTCAAACAGAACTTCAACAAGAAATGACTGACGTTCAAACCCTTCCTAGAAGCTTCTATGAAGACGCTCTAGAAGATATGAAGCGTGTTAAAAACAATGCTGAAGACTTTTTCGGCTTGGGTAGTGCTACCTATGATAATCTTTTTGACCGAACTTCTACAGTAACAGCAGACGTTAGTAAGGTAATCACTGACGAAGAATTTGATTTACTTGAAGCTTTTAATTTAGCTATTCGAGGACTTCAAAACATTTTGGCTTCAGATACTCTTTTCAAAAGTAATTTTGATGAAAGAATCCAGACTATTCTCGATAGCTTTGAAAACCAAATCGCTCTTAAAGCTTTACCAGCGGTAAAACAAATTGTGATGCCTCAGAATACTGATTTAGAAAAATTAGCTCAAATTCATTTGGGAAATTCTACTAGATGGGTAGAAATTGCAGAACTCAACGACTTACGGGCTCCATACGTTATTCAAGACATGAGTGACCTTACAAGCAACGTAATTCATCCTGGAGAGACTATTCTTATTCCAATCTCCCCCACAAGTGGTTTCTCGAAGCTGCCAGAAGGAAAAGAAATCACTTCTGGTCCAGAGCTTAATGAACTGGAGAGAAGTCTGGGAAGTGATTTAAAAGTTACCGAAGACTTCGATTTGTCTTTAGGCAATAATGGAGATTTACAGATAGTTCGAGGAGCAGACAATGTGGCTCAGGCTGTTGTATTAAAATTAGCTTATGAGCCTGGAGAGGTAATGCGTTCTCCTGGTTTAGGAGTTGGCTTAGGAGTAGGTAAGAAATTCCCTCCATTAGGAGAGATTAAGGATAACTTGATTAGGTCTCTTACTCAAGACCCAAGGATTGATAAAGTTGAGAATCTTCGCTTAGAACAAAATAATTCAGAGCTGAGACTCTCTTTCGACCTCAAGATTAAGAAGGTTGATATTCCAGTCCCAGTAGTAATAAAGGTGTAAGGATAATATATGGCTAAATTATCACTAAAATCAGAACGTCAGATTCAGACAGATATCCTGACGAAAATCATTGCGGAGCTTGGGTTGAACGATGTCAACGCTGGTTCCGTCTTGGATATCATTACTCAAGCTGTAGCTCAAGAAGACTTTGCTCAATATGTTGCTATGGCTCAAATTGCTCGATTGGTTAATCTGGATGCCATTACTGGAGAAGACCTAGACAATAAAGCTTTTGAATATGGACTTTCTCGTAGACAAGCCATTAAAGCTACGGGTAAGATTGATATTCTTAGACCTGAAAGTTTCGTAAAAGTATCTACCACATTCTTCGCTGGTTCTCCTGCTCCGATTATAGGTAACACTCAAATTGATGTCAATGATGCTTCTAGTCTCTTGATTGGTACTTCTGGAACTCTTATTCTTGGTCGAGGAACTGAGAACGAAGAAGAAGTCACTTATGCAGCGGCTCCTACAAACTTTACTAACTTTTGGAGATTCGTTACTTCGGCTTTGACTAAAAACCATGCTGTTGAAGAGACTGTAATTCTTAAACAAGGTAACAATGAAACTATTCTTGCTGGTACATCAGTTAGAGTTCAATCTACTGGAACCAGTGCTGAAATCTTATTTAGGCTTAATGATGACGTAATTCTCCTTGCTGGGGAAGACCGTCTTACTGATGTTGATGTTACTGCAATCAAAGCTGGGGAAGAAGGAAACATCCCAGTTAAAGCTATCGAGGGTGAGGGAGCTTTCCCATCTCCTCCTTTTGCTGGAGCACGAGCTGAGAACAACTCTAAATTCACAACTGGAAGAAATCGTCAAACCGACAATGAACTTCGAGACGCTATCAGAAATCACGTTCAGTCCCTTTCTCGTGGCGTTAAGCAAGCAATTCTGAACGCTATCGTGGGTCTAGTTGATAGCGAAACAGCTAAACGTATCGTTTCTGCTAACGTAATTCTCCCTCAAACTACTGCTGAACCAGTCAAAGTTTATATTGATGACGGTGGAGGTTTTGAACCTAGTTTTGATTCTGAAGGATTCGAGACGGTATTAGGTAATTCTACGGGTGGAGAAACTCGACTTCAATTAGATACTAAACCTCTTGTAAAAGCTCAAGTAGAGAATAACATTGAAGAGCCCTACAATATGTCAGGTGGAACTAAAACGCTCATCTATAATATTGGAAGCGAATCAGAAACCATTACTTTCTCAGGTGGAGATTTCCAATTTCCTGATACTGCTACAGCAGAAGAGATTGTAGCGGCTATCAACGATAAAGCCACATTGATTGAGGCTAGAACTAGCCAATCTGGTAAACAAGTAGTAATCTCTGCAAAACGAGATACTAACGAAGATATCCAGGTTACGGGTGGAACATCCAACTCGATTTTAGGATTCCCTACGGACCTAAAATCTACTCTTTTCCTTTATATTGATGATGAGTTGAAGTCTAAGGATGGAGAGACCGCTGTTCTGGATTCAGGCAATCAGAGCCCATACAACTTACTAGCTATCAGCGGTGGACCTTGGACCCTAACTGTGGTAGTGGATGGAAAAACAGCCAATCCTCAAACTGTTACGTTTCAGGTGTCTGATTTTTCTGATGCTACTTCTGCAACAGTTCAAGAAATCATTGCAGTAATCAATGCCCAGCTTGCTGGAGCTACTGCCATCGGAGTCAACAATAATACCAGAGTCCGTTTGGTATCTAACACTGAATTGTCGAGTTCTTCTAAGATTAAAGTCAACGGTGGAACAATCAATGACGTAACTAATGGTCTAAATTTTTCTACTGTTGAAAAAGTAGGTAAAGATGGAGATTATACTCTTAATAGAGAACTTGGTACAATCGAACTCAAAACTCCTCTAATGGCTAATCAGTCTGTTTCAGCGGCTTCTGTATTTACAAGAGCCCGTTTGAGAGCTGGAGTAGCAGAACTTTACTCTCCTGCAAACGGTGAGACTTTAGTCATTTCTGTGGACGGTGGAGCTAACCAGACAGTAACTTTTGATGCTACTTTTGCTGGAGGTAAAACAGCTCAGGATACGGCTGATTTTATCAATGCTCAACTTCTAGGAGCTACCGCTATCGTAAGACAAGTAGGCGGTCAGAATTTCCTAGAAATCAATACTAATACTTATGATGAACTTAGCGGTTCTCTTGAGATTAAAGGTACATCTACTGCTAACGGCTCTTTTGGATTCACACTTGATGTTGAAGTAGTCAACCAACGTCCACATAAGGCTACTCAGTTGAGCCAATCTTCTGGACCTTATGGTTTTGCTGAAGCAGATAGCTTGGTTGTAATTTTAGATAACGATATCGTAAATTCTACTTTCTCCATCACAATGGATTATGATGCGGCTGTATCGAGTGGTACATCAACTACGGTATTCGCAGCTTCAACCTTAATGAATATCTTTCAAAGTGATGATGAGCTAGTAGGATTCTACGCAGCTTTCACTAACGGACCAAATACCACTACTGGAAACATTGCAACAGTTTCAGACCAAACTGGAGATACTTGGAGACTTGAATTCTCCGCTCTTCCAACTGGTTTAGCTTCGTATGCTGCTGGGGATTTAGTAAAAATCACTGGACTAGATTCTAGTTCTAACAATGGATTCTTCATCATTACCGCTGTAAATACAACTGGTAATGGTTGGATTGAAATTACGAATGAGAGCGGTATAGCAGCTACTCTTCAGAGCGGTACAGCCCTACTCAGTCAACGTAGAGCAATTACAGACTATGTTGCCTTGACAGGACAGATTACTGTGGGTTCAGCTTTTAGTGCTACTCCAGTAGTTGGAAATAACTGTATTGTTCTTCCTTCAACCGTTCAAAACTTAGTTGATTTCATTAACAATACCAAGATTACTTCTTTTAGTCTAAAAGGTATTGTTGAGGGAGCTGACAATAATACTAAGCTTCAATTATCTTCAAAACTTAATGGTTCTGATGGATACATTCAAGTAAGTGGCGGTAAGGCCAATGATAAACTTAATTTCGACACTGATGTTTACAGAGGTCTACAGGCTTATAACTTTTATACTGGATTACTTGCCCTTGCCCACAAAACTATCTATGGAGATGACCAAGACTTGGTTTCTTTCCCTGGAGTTGGAGCGGCTGGAATCACTTTCCAAGTCCTGGCTCCTACAGTTAAGGAATTGAGCATCAACATTGACGTAACTCTGGATGAGGGTGTTTCTTTGGCTTCTCTTGAGAATAGTATCAAATCTGCCATCACTGGTTATGTAAATAACTTGGGAGTTGGAGATGATGTTATCATTGAAGAAATCAGAGCGGCTGTTATTCGCATCAACGGTATTCAAGATGTGGTCTTGAATTCTCCTTTAGCTAACATCCCTGCTGCTGATAACGAACTTATCAGAACTAGAGATGCTTTGATTATCGTAGGTTAATATGAGTGATGAGAAACTAAAAAAGTTTTTAAGAACGATACCTAAAGTATTTAAGCCTGGAAGCAATCCAGTCATAAATGCTTTGTTACAGGGTTTTGCTGGAGCTGACGATGAAATCAGTACTCAGATTCAAAACACTAAAGCTCAACTGTTCGTTAGAACTGCTGAAGGTCAGAATCTTGATAAGCTTGCCAACTCTCTTGGAGTTTCTCGTCCAGTCTCTTTAGGTCTCACGGATGCAGAGTATCAGAACTTAATTCCTAACTTATCCCTTAAGGCTAAACAGATTCGTAAAACCTTTTATGATACTGCTGAAGTTTTCTGGGGACCGCTGTTTATCTATACTAATGCTCAAACAGCTAACTTTGGACCCTTCAACGTGTCTATTGGGGATACTTTTGAAATCTCTGTAGATAATGGAGAATCCCAAAAGATTAAAGCTATCACGGGTGATATCGCTATAAACGGAGCTGCTACTGCCCAAGAAATAGTCAACATCCTTTCTCGAATTCAAGGAGTAACTGCCACAATTCAGGTGGATGCCTTGACTGGAGATGAAGCCGTAAACATCAGAACAAATACTCCAGGAGCCTCTGGAGCCTTAGAAATTATAGCCAGTTCAATGGTCGGAGTTTCTAAATTAAATTTCACGGTCAAAAAATATGAAGTCATTCAACAACCCCAACGTGTGGTCATCTATGAGATTCGACCAAATGAAGTATTGATTGAGATTCCAGCTATCGTACCAGCTCTGAGACGTACTCTTAAGGGCTCACATCACTTACATACTGATTCTACTCTCGAAGGCCCAGTTCCTCCATCTAACGGTATCTGGCAAGGCTCGTTCCTTTATGACGCTTCTGGAACTCAGCAGACTTTTACGGTTAGCAGACAAAAAGCTATTTCTGAAGAGGGTCTGGTCAAAGGGAACGTCTATACCAAAGTAACGGTAGATGATACTGTAAATATTACAAGCCAGAGCGGTTTTCTGGTATTTGGATGGGGACTTGATAGCGAGGAACAACCTGTTAGATTTAGAGGCGTTCCTAACTCCAAAACGATTCTATTAGACCCTAGCTATGTGTTTCAAAATGACCAACCCATCGGAACTCCTATAAATGTTATAGCAGAACAAAAACCATATAAGCCTAGACGAGATGGTACTGATTTGGCTATTTATTTGACATCTCCTTCCGATGCTCGTGAAGTGGTCCAGAAGATTCTAGCGTCTTTAGCCGCTGCTGGAGTCATTGTAAATTTTGTAGTGTTAGCTCCAGATTACATCTACCATATCGACAATCCGTACCTCAGTGATGACGATGCTGGTTAAAAGATGACCGTCTGAAAAATGATATAATTTTTAGTAGAGAGAGATTAAGATGATACTATCCAGAGTTAAATTCTATCCCCAAGAACGTATTGACCTTGAAGATTTTACAACGCTTCTTTCAGGTGCTCGTACAGACTCCAAGCTCTGGACGAAACAATTCCTTTCGGGTGAGAATTACATTTTAAAAGGTTTCACAGTTTCGGGAATCGGACTTCAGTCTGCTTCTATCGAAATGGATAATGCTACCCTTATTTTGGGTAACGGTTCTCAAGACTTCTCTTACTTCATTGCTGAAGACTCTCCCACAGATATCACTATTCCTGACGCTGACCTAGCCGATGGGGTCCGTAACTATGTGGAATTGGAGCTGATTTATCAAGATGGTACTCCAATCGTTAAAGCTTTCTGGGACCCCTCTGCCAACGGTGGATTGGGAGCAGAATTCAATCAACAAGTAAATACTGTCTCCGACCTCCGTATTCAAGCAGTTGTGGTTCAGGGTGGATTCACTGGACTTCCTAACAGAGTTCCTGTTGCAATCATTGATACTGATGGTTCTGGTATTATCAAAGTCATCCTTGACCGTAGAAATATGTTTTTCCGTCTTGGAACTCCTGCTAATCCTGCTGAAGGATTCACTTGGGCTTCTCAGACTGAACCTCCTTACTCTGTAAATCTTACAGGAGTAGTTGGTACTTTCGTTGCCAATGAAACCGTAACTTTCTCAGGTGGAGCTACCGCTACAGTTGTAACTGGAGGCGGTTCTAACATCACAATTAAACTTCCATCTAGCTTAAGCTTCGCAAGCGGTAACACTCTTACAGGAGCTTCTTCTGGAGCTACTGGAACAGTAAATACGATTATTGAAAACTTCACTGGAGCTGATAAAGACATCGACGATGTTCGAGAAGCTCTTGCAGCTCTGATGACTGAAGTTCGCAGAGTCAAAGGAACTAATTTCTGGCATGAGATTGGAAGCGGTTCTATTTCTGGAATCAATAGCTTTTTAAACTCTGCCATGACTCCGTTCACTTCTTCTGCACGAATTAAGTGGGATGGTTCGGGTGTTTATATCTTAGATAATGCTCTAACACCTCTTAAAGCAGATGTTATTGCTAAAATTAGAATTTTTAATAGAAATAGCCAATTTAATCTTACTCGTCAAGATGATGGTAAAGAGATTCAAACTGTAAATTTCTCAGCAGTCCCAGATAGCGGTACTTTTACTCTTGAACAAGATGGAGATATTTCTAACTCGATTAGTTGGAATGCTTCTGCTATCGCAGTTCAGAACGCTTGTAATGCGAACTGGACTAATCAAGTAACTGTAACTGGTAACTTCTCTGATGGTTTTACATTTACTTTTGATTCCCCAGGTGGACCACAAGTTGAGATTACAGAAGATACCAATACTTTGGTTGACGGTATTACTCCAGTAACTATTATTGTCGCTACCATTAAAAATGGTTTGGCTGGTATCGCTCCAATTCCTGTAGCTGATGGAGAAGTTCTTTACTTAGAAATTCCTGCTGCTGGGGACCGTACTTATTCTGATGCTGGAGCAGGTGCTACCAACTATAGAGTAGCTTCTTTCAGTACTTTCGTAAATAATGATTCTAACTACTGGCTTGCTGTTCGAGAAAGTTCACGCCTTATCGTAAGAGGTCTCGGAGAAGTTGGTATCGGTGAGGAAATTGGACTAGGTAGTTCTGTTCCTCAAAGCTTGCTTGATATTATTGGTATCGCAAGTGTTACATCTCCTGCAAACTACTCTTCAAATATTCGTGGTACTCAAGGTGAGTCTCTTGTAAATCGTCTCAGCGTCTTAACTGATGCAATGGGAGATACCCAAGAAGACCGTTCAGCTTTCCTTCGTTCAGACGATGTGGTAACTTGGACTGGAACTCAACTTGAGTTTACTCAAGATATTCTTCTTGAAATCATCAATAGCAAAGCAGGTGGAGTAACTCTTCATACTGTAGATGTTGGGGATTCTCCTCTAGTTTTAGCTGACGGTGAGTCTTTATACGTTAAAATTGATAGAAGTCAAGCTTCTGAAACTATTACTTTAATCAATAGCGGTGTAACTCCAATCCCTGCTCAAACTCAAGCTGATGAAGACGTATTCATATTCTTTAAGCGAATTGATGCTTTGGGAGCTGGTTATTTACATATTCCTCTCCACAAGCAGGTTCTTGAGCCTGGTCAAACTGTAAGGCTTGGAGCTTCTGGTTCCGGTAGCGGTGAGGGTGACTCAATCGCTGGAGACCTTAAACGCAGACTCACTATGAGTCCGTTTGACTTCGTAATGCCTAACATCTTTGCTACAGATAAAGATGATAAAGTAGCATTGGCATCTACTGGAGAATTCAGTCCAGCTAAGAAAGCTTTTCACTTAGACCCAATCGGTGAGACTTTTGTTTCTACCGAAATGCTTGACGCTGATTTCTTAGACCTAGGCATTGATATTACTGAGACTGAACTTTATTTATTCTGGCTTGAAGGCTTTGTTGACCCTCTAGCTACTTACGAAGTTAGCCGTAATGGTGGAAACGAGTGGCAAGCCGTTACAATGTCTCGTGTTAGCCCTACCTCTAACGCTTTCAGAGGCTATCACACATTCACAGAAGAAGCTTCAAATCAAGACCTTCAAGGTTATGCAGTAGCTAATGCTGATTCAACTTTAGTTTTAAACGCTACCACTACACAGTCTAGAGCCCAATCATTTGTGGTTACTGATACTGAGGTAATCAAAGAGGTTGAAGTTTATTTGAATAAGGTTGGAACTCCTACTGGTAAGTGGAAAGTTTCTATCGTAAATGATGATTCTGGAGCACCTTCATTGAGTCCTCTTGATAATCTTTCTGAGTCTGACCTTAAAAACGTAGCTGACCTTTCTGCTGGTAACAATACTGTTCTAGTAGAAATCCCACAAATCGTATTGACTGCTGGTACTTACTGGTTGGTTTTTGAAACTGATGCTGATTATAAAGCTAGTTTCTCTGCTGGAGTTCATGAGCTTAATGTCAGAGGTGATACTTCTGCTCCTACCGTTCCTGATTCTCAAACGTATAACGGTACAGTTTGGGCTACAGCCGTTAATACTGCTCTGACTTATCAATTCAAGGGTCGTGAACATAGCTTACTTGTCCGAGTTACTTCTGGTACTGGAAACGTATATGTTCAGGCTTATGGAGTTTATTACGGTATCGTTCCAGGTGGAACTACTGAAGACGGAAGTAAACTCCTTGAAAAGTTCTACTTTACTGGAGACGAGAACCGTACTGAGTTTACTCTTACCTTTTTACCTGACCCAAGCATTCTAAAAGTTTATGACGTTTATCGTGGTCAGGTTTATGTAGCTGAAGAAGGAGTTTTCAGAATCAACGGTAACGTAGTTACTTTTGAACCTGATTTCTTCAATGATGCTGGAGAAGATATCTTACTTCGTTTTGAACAAATCGAAGGAAATGGTTTTGATAACTCTGACCAAAACGCAAACGCTATTGCTTCAATTCAAAGTCAGTTAATTGATATCGGAGAAGAAATAGCTTCTATTTCTAATTCGATGATTCTTCCCAAAATTGCAACTCCCTTTACAACTGTATTAAATCGTTCTTTAATGCCAGATTTAAGTCAGGATTTATTGCCAAGATTTGGAATTCAAAGATTTAATACACATCAATTTTTTCAAATATTTGATGAGCAAGGACCAAATGGAGAATCTGTATTTGGAATAGCAAATGATAACTTTAATCAAGTTAGAATTATTGGTAGTGTAGACGCTATTACTGGAACAACTGGTTCATATCTAAGAATAGATGCTCCAGTAACAAATACTTCTTATATTGAAATTTCATTTTATGGTACTGGTTTAAATATATTAACTACACAACCAGGAGCTTCTCATACAGCAGTTTATTCTGTAGATGCAGGTGGAGAAAGCTCTAATTTCATGCCATCAATGAATACTATTTTAACTGGTAGAAACTATTCTCCAAACGTAGTGGTTCCTGTTGTTAATAATTTAAGTTTAGGATTACATACTATTAGAATTAGAAATACTGGAGCCGCTTCATTACATCTTCATGGTTTTGAAATATTAACAGAACAAGCTTCTGGTTTAATTACTCTTCCACAAGGAAGTCAATATCACAAGGGGAAAAAGAGAACTCACTCTATTTTGGAGAGTTCGTCATATAATTCTGCTTTTGAGACTGGAACTTTAGGAACCCGTGGTGGAAGAGTTTTAATATATCAGAAGGCAGATGGCTCTGTAGTAAAATCTGTCACTCCAGCAGATGCTTCTCAACTTAACTTAGCTTCTGCTAATCATTCTAATGAGGAGTTAGTTAGAACTCATCATTGGAGAGAATTCGGTGCAGGAAGAGTTGATGATTTTAGTAGATTTCAAACTGGTCCTGGGACTGCTAGATTCACTTTGGATGATGGCATAACCTCATTGAGTGGTTCAAACGTCACTCAAAATAGTTTGGCTTTAGGAGATGTGTTAGACTGCTCCACTTCTGGATATTTTTTCTTTACCTTTATTGGTACTGGTTTAGATTTACTGGTTGGAGGTAGTGGTACTGTATTTGATAATTTTTCTGTTAATATAGACGGTCAAGGTATTATTGGCAATATCACTGGTTCTACTATTCCTAAGATTGTTAAAATAGTTTCTGGACTTCCTTATGGAAGTCACACTGTAGTAATTACAAGAACGGCAAACGTAAATGCTGGATTATCGCTTCATAGTTTTAGAGTGTATGCTCCTAAAAAACCATCAATCCCTTCTGATGCGGTTGAGATAGCAGATTATTGTGTTTTAGGAAACTATTCTGCCTCTGGAATTTCTACTAGCGGTCTCACCTCAGAAAACACACAAGTTCCGTCTGGGGTTTTAAGAAAATTCGTCTCAGTTAGGGAGGGAAACTTTGTAGGGTCTAGCTGGACTATTACTGGTTCTATAAACCAACCAACAGGCTATATTACTTATACTGGAAACAATACCGATTATGTGGAATATACTTTTTTTGGAACTGGATTCGTAACACATCTTAACAGGAGTGGAACCAATAACATAGATTACACCATACATGTTGATGGAGTTTTAAATTCTTCAGGAACAGTTTTAACTACAAGTTCTGGTTCTAATCTTGGAGGAGGGTCTTATAGAAATATCGCAAGCGGTCCTCAAGACCAAGGTCCTGTAAGAATTCAATTCAGCGGTTTATCAATGGGTAAACATGTTTTACGAATTACAAAAACTGCTGGAGCAGACAATATGAGTATTCAGGGTATTGATGTAATTACTCCTATTCATATTTTAAAAGACAACGGTCCATTTATTACACAAAATACTATGTCTATCGGTTCTTGTGGTATAAATGATTTAAGACTATTTAGTAAAAAAGATGTAAAAAATACAGATAGGATTAGTCAGGCATCTCCAGTATCTTCATCTCCATCTACAACCAGTACTGCCTATGTCCCAATGGCTGATATGCAGTTACCTATTAAAACTACGGGTAAACCTATTGAAATTAGTTACAGTGCTTCTTGCTATAATACCAATGCTACGATTGGTTCTATACAGACTGCTATTTATGTTGATGGTTTAATTAGAAGTGTTACTCAAAGAGGAACTTCTAATGGAACAGGAACTACTGGTATGACTGACAAAATTACTATTCCAGTTTCCTCTGGGTATCATGTTATTCAGATTAAATTTTTAGCTGAATCAGATACCGCTGTAGCCTATAGTTTAAATAGGTTTTGTTCTGTAAGAGAATTGAAGGATTAACATGGCACAAAAACTTCGTGATGATAAAATTGGAACTCTTCAACATTCTGCTGGAAACATCCAGATGATTGCTTCTTTGTCTAATCCAGCTTACTTGACTATTGGAGGTCAACAGTACAAAGTCACTTCCACATTAGTTGTGGCTCTTCCAGCTATGACTTCTCTTACTAGATATCAAGTTTATGCTGTTCAATCGGGTGGAGTTGTGAGCTTAGTCATCAGTCAAAATGAAAACTCTGTTGGTCCTGCTGGATATACTAGATGGAAGTTAATTGGAAGTTTAATGGCTAACGGTTTAACCTCTGTTAGTTTTGGTAGTTTTATAAATATAAAAGGTGCTCCTATGTCCCTTCCTGTAGATTTTACACCTACTGGAACTCATAATAATTGTACTTATACTGGAAAACTAACAAGGAATGGTGCTAAAGCAGACTTGAATTGTCTACTTTCTTATACTGGAACTCCTACTCTTACAGAGCTTCATGTAAATCTACCTTTTACAGTTAATACTACTGGGTTTGCTAATACAAATTTTTCTGGAACAAATGCTCCAAGGGTTGGTTGGGCAGAATTACAGGAAACTTCTTTTGTTTTCGCTGAATTAGCTATGCGGTCCAATACATCTTTAAGAGTATTCAGAGGAAGTATAAATCCCTCTGCTGCTGTAAGCGTAGCATCGGCTACCTATACTGGTTTCGATGGTACTTATCAAAACAGCAACGGTAGTACTTTAACTATGATAAACGGTAGTAGGGTTATATTAAATGTTCCAGGTGGACTTCCTGTTTCTGGTTGGACTACTACTCCGATAGAGGATTTATAATATGTCAGGAATTACAGGTAAAAATACATCTACTGCATTCAGAAAAAAAGACGTAGCTGAGTCTAGACTACTCTCTATCGGCTTTAAGAAAATCCGTTTCATGCACAAAGCTGCTGCTGGAGATACTCTTATTCAACTTGCTTCGCTTACGACTCCTACTGAGGCCACAGCTAATGGCTTCGTTCAACCAAGTGTGTCTGATTTACTAAAAACAGATATTTATGAATTTCAAGAGAATGTGGAGCTTCGCTCGTCTTTAAGAGGTCCCCTAGACCAGTTTTTGGCATACAGAATCACTGGTCCTTCTACTATCAAGCTTTTGTTTGAAGCTGAAGAGAATGAAATTTTTACAGGTCTTATTGACCTCTCCGCTCGTACTGGAAATACCCTGGTTGATGCTGAACCCCTCGTTTCAACTGGTTCTCTTGCTGCTGGAGACACTGATTATAACGTGGGAACTCCCTTCAAAGTTGGAATGTTTCCTAATGCACAACATGGTGCAGTAATGGTTTTCTTAGATAACCAGCCAGTTTATAGAAACTCTGGTAACAACCCTCCTGGTCCTGGAGTGGATGGAGAGTACTACGAAGTTCATGCAGGTGGAGGTCTTGGAACCATTATTCGTTTCAATACTCCTGACCTAGTAAATGACCGTAACGTGAGTGTAATCAGTATAGGTTCATTGGTAGAACGTCCAAATGGAAGCCAATTAGCTCTTGTGGAAGCTCTACAGGGACAAGTTACTACTCTTAGAGAATATGTTCAAGCTTTAGTTGGAGAAGAAGTTACTGTTCCAGTATCAGCTCCCACAAATGTTGATTTGAAGGCTTTTGGGGATGACGTATTTACCCTAAAGAAAATTTTAGACTTAGAAGTTCCAATTATGACTGGTTGGCAAGCGAGTACGGTTACAACTAACGTAACTACTAATACTGTGATTTCTTCTAAAGTTAGACAAGTTGGAGATTCTCTACATTATAAAGTTTTAATTGATTGGTCTGGAGCACCTTCGGCTTTTTCTACTTTAGATTTAATTTTGCCAAGTAATATTGATACAACAAAGCTTTTAAGCTCTACTGCTGCTAAAGAAGAACTTCATAGTAGTGGAACTCATTTTGACCCTGCTGGAGGTACGACTAAATGGGTAGTTAAGGCTTTTTATCAGTCGGAAAATACTGTCAGAGTTAAACATTTAATTCAAGTATCTGGAGCTAGTACTATTGTACATATCGTTGATATTTCAAATACAACGCCATTTTCAATTATTAACGGTTCTTTTATGGAAGTAAATTTTATAGTTCCAGGAGTAGGTTTACAAGCTACTCAAACTGTTAGACAGGCATTAGGATTATAATATGAAGACACGAAGACAGAGTAATGAAGAGTTAGAAAGTAGTTTTAGTATTCTAGAATCTAGCGTTTCTGAATTAGAGAATGAATCTTATTCAGACT